ATTGTTTAATTTAAAAATTCCTTATAAAATCGGAAAAAAAATATTTTGCCTAATCGAACACTCTTCTCGTATCAACAGCATACAACATTAAACTGCACGAAACTTGGTGTTTTTTGGATATGCGCCAATATATTTTGTTGTAATCATATTTACCCGTCCAAAACGGTAACATCATTTTGAAACATCGCGAAAAATAATTGGGGTTTGTGGGTCCGCACAGACTGCAATACAATATAGGATGAGCTTTTTCGCTGTAAACTTTACCCACACAGTATGCACACTCTGAACGATTGTCTTGATTAAACGTGACCATAAACGGTTTGTACGGTTCGTACTCTTTGTAGTACACTTCGAGATAATATTTGGCCATGTTACTGTGATGTTTAATGGCGGTCATCAATTTTGAATTCACCTCGAGCGGTGTGTCAAAACAAAACTCTCGGCCGTACTCGACACGCAGACTGTGTACACTGTCTTCGGCCACAACTCTATCGTCGCACACCATTTTCCATTGCTGAATCTCCACGTTGTCAGATTTTTCTTCAAACACTCTACCCAAATCGAAACCATCAATCATTGCATATTTTTTGTAGAAAAGTTTCGTTGTGTCAACAAAATCAAAGAAAAATTTTTTTATCACGCCATAATACATTAGTTTTTTTACATCGTGCAGTTTTAACGTCGGATACAATTCTATAACGTCCATAACCGCCGAATTGCGTCGACAACATTTCAAACAGCACAATTTCAGAGTATCGTTTTTGATGTTGACCAAATCTTTCAACACGATAAAAATGAACGGATGATAGTTTTTAAACGATTCGCGACAATAGTAACAAGGTGTTTTTTTTAAACCCGCCAGCAATTGTTGGCTCAAACCGACCATATAATTTATTACGTCTCGCAACTCTTTACTCAAAAATAGCACACGAACGTCCTGCATGATGACTCAAAAAAATATGCAAATGTGCATTCGTTCCAAAGTTGATAATAGGTCAAGAGTGGCAAAATTTATCGTAAAATATTTTATTTGCAACGATGATCTCATATATGAGCATTATAAATAGCAAGACCACGTTTCAGCCAGTGCAGTGAATGCATAAATGTGCAACAAAAATATCGTTTAAAATGATAAAGTTAATCTTCTTTTTGTTTTTTGTAGTCAAAACCGAATCGGCCAATATTTTGTGCGTGTTTCCTACGCCGGCTTACAGTCATCAGTCCGTTTTTAACGTTTACATGGATAAATTGGTGGATTATGGACATAATGTTACCGTAATAACACCAGTTCCGAGACGAGTGTCGCACCTCAAGGAGATTATTGTTCCAAACAACACATTCGAACAACTGGTGAACAATTCTGCAATGGTGGTCAAAGAAGACAGCGTTACCGCCGAAAAATATACACCTCTAATTGATATGGTTGCCGAACAATTTGCCAGCGAAAACGTCTCAAAACTCGTGTCGAGCGACACTAAATTCGATTTGGTCGTGTGCGAGGCGTATCTCACATTGCCGCTCGTTTTCGGGCACGTGTTTCAAGCACCAACTATACGATTTTCGTCTGGATACGGGACCAATGAAAATTTTTATACAATGAACAAGAATGGAGTGGATTTTAATAGTGTAATGTATCCAAACATGTGGCGCAGTGGAAATTTTGGATCGACAAACGATTTCTACATTGAAAATCGATTGGACGAAGAGTGGACAGCTTTAGAGCGTGTTCAAGACGAAAAAGCCAAAAAACTATTCGGAAATTATGTGCCCCCGTTGAAGGTGCTAGCCGAACGCAACGCATTGTTGTTTGTGAACGTGCCTGCTGTGCTCGACAACAATAGACCCGTGGGCGACAATGTACAATACCTGGGAGGGTTGCATCTTAGCAAAAGATCAAATCCGTTGCGAAATTATGAACTGGGTAGACACAAGAATGTGGTTTATGTGAGTTTCGGTAGTGTGGCGACCGTGTTCGACAATGACACTATGACAGAAATGGTGCGCGTGTTCAACTCTTTACCGTACACGGTGTATTGGAAAACAAACGATCGTTCCGATTTAGGCAAGAATATCTTGACAAGAAAATGGTTTCCACAGCGCGAATTGTTAAATTACGGCAATATAAAGTTATTTATAACACAAGGCGGTGTTCAGTCTACGAGCGAATCAATCGAAGCTGGTGTTCCGATGCTAGTGTTGCCTTTGATGGGGGACCAATTTTACAACGCCCACCGTCTTGTTCAATTAGGTGTAGCGGAAACTGTAGATATTCTAGGCCTAAAAAATATACAACTGGAGAACAAAATTATACATATGATGACAAATACAAAATATGCAGAACAAACGAAAAAATTGAATGTAAATAAACTTTTTGACAAAATTTATTGTTTTATAAAATGATGATGAAGACGAGTTTAAGGCTAAAATTTTTATAAAATTGATCGAACCCAACAAAATATTTTGCAAACAAAAATATATTACGCAAACAAAATTGGCTCGACTCGAAAAAATAAAAATTATTTTGCCCTTAAACTCGTCTTTAAAAAATATAAAGTGTCTGAAAATAAACAAATTTTATGTTATGTTATGTCTTAAAATTCATTAAAGACGAGTTTAAGGCAAAAATAATTTTTAATTTTTCGACTAGACTCGATTTTGTTTGCGTAATATATTTTTGTTTTGCGAAATAATTTTCGATCTTTATAAAAATTTTGCCCTCAAACTTGTCTTCACATTCCCATTCTCATCATCGCTTTGTGTTTATATCTAATAACAGAAAGAGAAATTATTAACACTCCTAAAGTAATTATTGCAACACTAACACATATCAACACCAAAAGAAGACTTTTTGTCGATCCTTCTAAGATAGGCTCTTTTATCGGGTCGTTTGTTGTTTGCCTTTTATAAGATTTATAGTTTGACAATTCCCATGGACACAGGTCGGTGTTCGATTCGTCGTAAACAGGCGACAAGCTGTACTCTCTGTCCTCAATCACGTCCTCGCTGTAAAATGTTCCTTGTGGCTCAAAAATCATGTGACCGTACACCATGCTCACGTAAACCGTGTCAGACAATATGCGTTTTTTTAAATAAATTTTGTCGAGGGTGTCGCTAATATCTTGTACCAGGGCACGAATGAAAATACAATCTGTGGTGAGTCGGGGTGACATGTAAAACACTAGACAATTTGTTACACAAAAATAATTGAGCGATATCTCGTGCCGCAACACGATTTGATTGTAATCGTCGTAAGTGTTTCGTTCAAGCGAATACATTATCATGTTGAGTTCGTCGTGGGGTACGCTGGGATCTATTATTGATTGTTGCACTTGATTGTTGCTTGTGTCCAAATATAATTTTTGTTTATTGTCGTATGTGTATAGACGAATTAATTTTTGTTCGTAATTAAACATTTCGCCTTCCTCATTTTTTTGTTCTGTATAATTTTTTGCATCAATTTCGGTTGTTGTAACAATTTCTGTTGATGTAACAGATTTTGTTTCAATTTCTGTTGATTTTGTTGCAATTTCTGCTGATTTTGTTGCAATTTCTGTTGATGTATCAATTTTGGTTGATGTATCAATTTCTGTTGATGTATCAATTTTGGTTGTTTTATTTTTGTCTTCCATAATACTATTGATGGTATCGTTTTCTTTGCTGTAATCCCCATCAATTATTGGGCTCGGTTCGTCGCCAGATCCCTCATCGTGTGCATAAACGACGCAAACCAGCAAGAAGAGACCGAATTTGATCATTGTATTTTAATGTATAAACAACTTAAACTATTAGATTTTATATGAATTTTTAGTTTGTGTAATTCACGTAAATTAAACATGCAAAAAATGTAACTCCACACGTGAACAACAATGCATCGTACATTATTTTGCGTGTGCTACATTTTTTGCATGTTTTTATTTCTGGTTCAATATCAATTTTAACCTCGGTAGTGGGTTTGTATATATCTTGCACGTGATTCATCGTGTTCTCTATCTAAAATATTTCTGAGCAATTATTTTGTGTCATTAATATATTTGAAAAATAGCGTATTAAAATAATACTAAAGTTTAATAATACTACTAAAGTTTAATAACACTAAAGTTTAATAATACAATACAATTATTTTGTGCAAATTTTATTTGTTTATTGAAAAATAATCGTTTAAACCAGAAACAAAATCATGCCACTCTTTCATTAATGTCCGGTTCTTGTCACTATCTACGGCGGCCAATATTTCAAAGTAGCGACGATAATTTTTCGGATTAAGACGCCACTTGGAGTATTTGTATATTTTTCGCACCATATCCTTGGGTGGACAAAATATGTGTCCGGGTGGTTCTCCGCCAAACTCTAGCTCGCATATTTTTATCCTGTTGCGTTTGGCGCCATCAATACCGCCGTTGCATGTGCCAACACTCTCAATAATTTTAGATATGACTTTGGTGCGATCGTTGAAAGGATTTTCGCTTTTCAGCATCATGGTGAGCACAGTGTTGTACACTATAAAAGTTTTGTAAACGTCTTGTGAGAGGGTCGCGTCTTCGTACTCGGGCACTGTGTTAAAATACATTTGATCGTTTATAAACGGTTCCATACCATCTTTGTATATGCAATACATTTGTATGGGTAAAATTATGCACCGTGTAGGCGAATATAAACACTGTACGTACATGTCCGTTAACAACACATAGACTTGCTCGGTTTTCTTTGTTTCAGTTTTGGCGTGTGAGTTTAAGTCTCCGCACACATTGTACACGTATTGATTGATATATTTTAAAACGTGACGTATAATTTCAAAATTGTATTCGCCCGCTTTCTCCACAGCTCTCAGCTTGTCGTCCACATTGTCTTCAAATTGAACACAACACATTAGAGTGATGTTGTTGATCAAATAATGGGTGCGCACAATGTCATCAAACAATAACCATTCATAATAGGGATCGGTGTTGATAGAGCAGTATCGCGTGTCCAAATAAGTGTAATGTTTATAGTGTGTCTTTGTCAGACCCTTCTTCTGTTCCAGTATGCACTGAGCTTCCGGATGAAACCGACATCGTTTCTTGGCTACATTGACTGAACGGTAAACGACCGTAGCAGACGAATTTTGTTGTGTTGTCGTCATCGCGTACGTAGAAAATAAGATATTTATTATTTATTAATCGTGTATTGTTGTTTAAAGTTTCATGCACCAGTGACAATTTGTCCATAATATGTATCGAATCGACAAATATATTTTTTTGACTCTGCTAGATTTGTCCGAGTTTAAAAATTATACATTCGAAAAAAAGACGGAAGAAAACTTGTACATGTATACGAACAATATATCGGGTGCGATTGTATATAATACCGAAAAAATTATAGAGGAAAATAATTTAGATGATGAATATTTATATATTCTTATAGGGTAAATTTTATGTACATTCTTTACGTGAAAATTTATTTATAAGCGGACCATTGACCATTGTTGACGCATAACGCAATGATAAGCGATGACGATAGCGACGCGAGCACAAGCGGCAAAAGCAGCAGCAGAAGACCAAGTCTAACAAAAATTATTAAAAATTCTTTGAAGAGGAAAGATAGTAGTAAGAAAAAAAATATGCAGCTGGAAAACCTATTGAAAATTGACGATCCACCTCCTCCTCCATCTTCTTCTATTCCTTCTCCACCTCCTCCTCGATCTTCTATTCCTCCTTCTAATCCTTCTCAACCTTCTGATCCTTCTCCTCTTTCTAATTCTTTAGTAGTCGACCCCAACGGCGCTGTAAATTCAAAAGTATTATTGGAAGAACCAAAAAAAAAAGACAACATTTTGGTCAAAGCGTATGTAATAAACACATCGTCGGATGTATATAAAACAGCAGAAGATTTAAATTCTCATTTTAAAAATTATTTTTCGTCGTTAAGATTACTCACCATTATTTATGAAGACGGATCCGCGTGTGTCGCTTTTATGCATTTATGCAACCTGTTAACTTCTGTTATTTCCGATGACCGGTTACTTGATGTTTTATGTGATCTGTTGTATTCGATGTACAAACAATGGTTACCCCATTTGTCAAATTTGTACACGATGGTAGTGGAGCTGAACGGGGCAAATCCAACAAAGGAAATAATGAATATCATAAACCAGTACAATTATATTGTTGTTTATAGTGTTATAAATTTTGAGACGAAAGAACAACTTTCCGAGAAACTGAGCAAAACCGGTGTACCTGCTAATAAGAACGCGAATTTGAATTGGGATCGTATTGAACTACAACAAAATGAATTAACTGTTTTGTATGACGAAACTTTGAAATCGATTCCGTTGACTAAATGCGGTTCGAGTCCTCCAGACAAGGTTCCGGAAGATGTTATGTATGCCGAAAATTGTTTGTACACAATTCCATTCATACAAACACAACGAGAAAAAATTCTAGAAATGCTCTATAAAACTCATGTGTAACTTTTCTATCAGTGTCAAGTAACTTGTGATAATATGCTGAGTCAACGTGAAGAAAATACTAGGAAGACGACAAATGAAGAAATATATTTATTCAAATAATTAAAAATACAATGGAAAAAATTATAAATTATGTGTTTTTAAATTTTTAATTTGACATTCAACTCCAAGTCTTGATAGCCGTTTGCGGTCGATTTTAAAGTTTCACCAAACGTGGTGATTTTATCAGGATCGCCCTCATTCAAAACAAATTTTGTACTATGTTCCAAAAACGATTTTGCATGAGCATCGTTCACAAACGGGTACTCGTATCTATATTCGATTTGACGTTTGAACGGGTCCTGTTTCAATAGACGTTTATCACACTGTGCACACATTGGTCGTTCGAGATCGGCAATGCCGCCGCACGTAATGTACACCACACCTTTGTTGTTTTCATCGATTTCGTTGAGACATATCGCACACTCCATCGAAGGAAATTGCTCGCGAATCATCGTTTCGGCGGCATTTTTGCATTGTGTTCGTGTTGTTAACAAAAACATGATTATATTAGTACTTATTGTTGTGTGTTTATTGTTAAAAAACGGTGCCACAGAACCACTTATAAACAATGAAGAAACCTCTTTGATCGTCAATATTATATCGTGCGTTTTACAACTAATCGAAGTGATTTTAATGATTGCTTTTGCATTGTATAAAATGAGATAAAACAAATTGTTTAATAATATGATTAATTAATTTTATACACATTACAAAAATATTATGTACAATACATTGTAGAAAAACTAGAATAAAATGTTATTGTGTAAATAAAATAATATCGTGTAAAATAATATGTAAACAAATGTAAAATAATATGTAAACAAAATTTTACGTTAAATTTATTACATACCAAGTTTATATAAGTCAAAAATTGTTGTATTTTATTATTAATGGGTGTAATTGAGGATTTTAATCATCTTTACAATACTCTCACCAACAAGTATCAATTGGAGTTTGTTTTGACTTGTCAAGATTTGGAAAAAAAATATACGACACTATCTCAAATTAAAACTTATTTTTGTTGTGCCCTCTTAGACAAAAAATGTGTATTGCATTCTTGTGTGGTGATCATACTCGGTACTTGGCTCGATAAAAAATTTCGATGTGACGAGTCAGATTTTGGTTTTGCGGGAACTTTTATCCACGACGGTCGTCATTTTTCTTTTCCCAACATCATGATGAACAACAATGTTCTTGTCCACAATTTTTTTGATAAACAATATGCGCGAGATAAACGAATGAAACGTATTTTTTTGTATGGCAATTATGATGATGAAAAAACTGTTAATCGCGCTATTCAGCTAGTGTACGATAAAGTGGACGATATACTGTATGTTCGCGATGTTTACGCAAAAGATTACATTGTGGACAGCGGAATCAACGAAATATTACGCGAATATTTAAAATGTAGCGGTAAATGGTCCGACATGGATTTTGTGTTCTCGTTTGATGATAACACACAACTTTTTGACAAGTTGAAGTGTATAATGAGCGTGGACATACCGTACCAAATTGATTCGTTGTCCAACAAGATTATTTACAAACACGCGTATCTATTAGAGTTGACCTATAACAATGTGTTGAACAAGTTGAGTGTGGGAGGTAAAAAAAATATTGCGTTTCCGGTCGAGTCAAAGAAAATTTATGACACAATTGTGATGGGTAAACTGATTCAGAGCGTGTCTAAAACGTTGAGCAAGCAGAAAAAATATGATCAAGACTATAATTCTAACAATAACAATTTGGAGGTGTATCCGCTGAAATATCGAATAGGTAACGAGGTGTTGCGAATAATTAACGAAAATATGCAGCAGGAAATGTTGAAACACACCAGTGACTATGTCAAATTTGTGGATAGTTTTTTTCACGGAGAAATGACGGTGGCGGGTAAAAAATTTTTTTTGTGTCACAACACTTTGTTGCCTAATGTCGATTACAAACTGTCTGCTCAATTGTTTACACAGCTTATTGATAATGGTGTTTTTCACACAAATTGTGATGATTTGATGGTAGCTTTCAACAATCGTCCCACCAAGTTTTATTGTAATCGAGACAATTTGTACACGGTATATTACACTTTAAAACGGCGCCAATCACCGATCGAAATCAAAGTTAGCAACGGCATCCTTTTTGTCAATCATCACGAAGGCATGATCATGCTGAAACGAGTTGTGTGTATCGACAATAATGTGCGAATAAACACGTTGCAAACACCGTTCGAGTATCACAACGAAAACAGTTTGGTGAACACGGATCCTGCGTTGATTTTTGAAGAAAACAACACCACCTGTCAACTCATGTCGACCATGATTCTGGAATATTATCGCAACCATTTGCACATTTTCAACACGATTCCTGTGGCCAAATTGATTGTCAGTCTGACCAATCTAAAAAACGGCATGGTTGTACGTCACACCGGAGAAAGCGGTAATTTGCTACCGGTGGGAAACAGTGTGCTCGTCGATGAATCAATCTACTGTAACGACCGCATGTTTTATTTGTGGACTCTGGTCATGGATATCAAATTGAAAACGGCCGAAGATCCGTATGTGCCACACACAAACCTGCCTATTCGAATATTTCACAATAAAGTGAACCGGTTGAAGGGAAGAATTGAAGATGTTTGCACAGAAATTATATACAAACAAACCGAGATGCCGCACAACATTATTGCTGTGGAGGGAAACAATTGTCTGTGTTTGTTCGGAACATTGATTTGCTCGCACAAAATCGCGTGGAACCATGATGGCAAGAAATATAAAATCGAGTATTGCACCAGCAAACAGTGGCACGTTTACAAATTCTACATGTATTTTAGACGTGTACACGGACAAACGGTTCACAAGGTCCACAGTGAAATGGTGTGCGACGACAACAACAATGTTTTTGTAAAGTTAGAATTGGTGTATACCGTCAACGATTTGGAGGGATTGAAAATTTGCGGTGTGCACGGACAAAAGGGGGTGTTGAACAGCGCCGAAGATTTGAGTGAATACGTAACCAAAGACGGAGTGCATGCCCAAATTTGTCTCTCACCAATATCATATTTGTCGCGCCAAACAAATTTTGATGGGATGGTGGTGAAAACTTGCACAAAAAACGGTAAAAGATATCCTCTAATATTAATACCGTACATGTTTTTCAACAACACTCCAGACAATATCTACAAAGAATTTATAGGTAAAAATATTACCGGATACGAAAAAGTGGAGGGTACTCGTTTGGATCAATGGAGTATAAACCAAAGCTTCATGGGCAACAGATTGGCTGAAGGGTTGCATTGTGTAAGAAACGGAGCTAATACCTCACAGAATTCAGGCCAATATAATATATTTCAAACTCTGTTACATTGTAATAATATTAAAATAGATTAAAATAGATAATAATATTCGTAATAAAATCATATATTAAAATAGATAATAATATTCGTAATAAAATCATATAAGTATGTCATCATGTAAATTATTGTTAAATTATCGGTATTATTAGTATATAAAATTAGTAGTATGTCATCATGAAAAATAATAGGTAGAAATAAAACACTTGTGTAATTTAAAGTTTTCTATTTTATTTTATCCTCCTCTTCCTCGACACTGCGCTTGATCTCATTCCAATCGGGATAATACAAACTTTTGCCCGCTTTATACACTGTACTGTTGCTCTCCATCAAATTGAATTTGTCCACACCAGTATTTTTGTCAAACACCAAAAAGGGTGTACTAGTGTATTTTTTCAAATGTGTTGGTACTTCCATTCTGTTGTCCACATATATTGTATGCAATGTGAATCTGGTATGGTCCATAATAGCACCAATTTGACTCTTTTCCAGATCTATACATATTTTGCCAACTATTGATTCTACCAACGGTTCAAATTTTGCACACAATTCGTTGAATATATTTTCAAAATTTTGACACGAATCGTGCAACACTTGTACCGAATGCGCATAATGACTGTGTTCGTCTTTCATCACTTGCATATTGATCTTTACACAAGTATTTATAAATCCACTTTCCCCCATCAGATTTATGATGAGGAACGGTGCCGCAAACAGATAACGTTCGCACAGCATCATGGTTATTAAAAATTTTGCTTTTGCATTCACATTGCTGACGTCCAGGTCCACTTTGTCCATCAAGTAATTTGCATACTCATCGCTGGTCAGAGTGTCGGTGGTGAAAAAAGTCGATACACGCGCCAATTCCAGCATACGATTATAAGCAATTTTGTGAGTAGTTTCGCGCGCTGCTTGGTCGGCAAACATCCATTTTGTACTCTCTTCCCATTGCAACTCGTTTTCACTAATCAAACACATCACTTTATCGTCGCCAATTGCGAGCGCGGCAAAAGATTGTAACAAAGCATTCTGCCAAGCGGGTGTTATCTTTTCGAAACCGCTCAAATCGTCGAGGGGATCGTGCTCGTTGGCAAACCAATGATTGGCCTGATGTTGTTGATAGTAGAACCACGACGGATAGTATGAAGGTGGCCAAATTTGAAGCGATTTGCCTGTTTGTTCAAAATTATTTTTAAATTTTTCCACTTTTGGTACAATTTCGTATTCGGCTACACCAGCAAACCATTTGTTCACTCGATCCATGATGGTCAACTTATAGTTCTAGTTGCCAAATTTATATATAAGTTTAGACGTTGAAAAATAGAATAAAGTTTAGCATTTAGGTTGTTTTATTTTAACAGTTTGACAACAATTTTTTATTCTCTTCTCGTTTTATTTTAACTTTATTCAATTATGAGACTAAAAAATTTACAGACAAACGGTCAAATTGTTTTACGCGAAAGAATGATGAAGGACAATGAGGATGTTGAACAGTTCACGATTCGCATGGGCAAACAAATGACCAACGGTGATGAAAAAAAATCACGCATGGTGCAACATTTGTTGAGCAGCGCCTCCATGATTCCTTCGTCTGCGGTGTGTCAATTTTACAACGGAATAAAGGAAACGCCAAACGCTTGCTTTTTGTATGTGTTCAACTCTAATCACGATGTTGATGTCAAAATGAAAGAAATGTACAATATATCAAAAATTGTTATTAAAGGTACGGGTGTAGGTGTGGGCGCCGATTTTTTACGCTCGTCCAGTTCTAAGGGCGAATTTCAAAACAACTTTGTCGAACTGTGCAAGTATCTCAATCAAAGCATCAACTTGTCGGCGACCATCCGCAAATCTAGAATGGCGGTGTACGTTTCATTGCACAACATTAATTCTTATTTGTGTCTTTCATTGCGAAAACAAAACAATTTGATTACACCCAATTTGTTTTACGGCTTGATGGTGCCAAATATGTTTATGACCATGTTTGAACACGAACCAACGGCGTGGTGGTACTTTTTCGACGGAGACTACACTTTGGACGGCGAATCGTTAAACGAGTGCTACGGTGAAAAATATGAAAAATTGTACAAACGAATGGTGCAAAAGGGTGAGTATAGGAAACGGATAATGGTACGAGAATTAATCGGTGAATTGGTCAGCTGCATCACCGAAAACGGATTTCCGTACATTGTTTGGCGAGACTACATTAATTTGTACAATAATCAGCGCGAATTGGGCACTGTGCAAACGTTAAACTTGTGCGCAGAAATTTGTCAATATTCAACCAATTCGTTTGACTCTCATTGCACTTTGATGACGTTAAATGTGGCCGCTTTTTGCGAAAACTATCCTCAAGACTGGGCAGAAATTCGCCAAGACTTGGACTGTTGCAAAATACCAATCGATTGTTTACCCCCGTTGGACAACAACAATATGTTGGCTCATTGTTTTTACACGGCATACATGTCCACGTTTGTTTTAAATTTCATGCTCGGCGATAGCAAAAGACGCGAGATTGGCGTATCTCCCACCGGCTTGTTTGACGCAATATGCATAAAATACGGTGTTGAAGCTGCATACAATTATGCTATGGAAAAGTATGCAGGTCTCGTTTCAGAGTACATCTATTTGGGCTGTATCCTAGCCAGTGTGGTGTTTAATCGTCGTTACAATGTTACGTGTGTAAATTTTTCCCGTAGCATGTACGCTCGAGGATTGTACCAATTTGATCTTAGACACGTCGAACCCGTTTTGATGCAACAATGGAACAGTTTGAGACCGTACATGATGAAGGGTATGGCGAACAGCATGGTGACCGCTCAAGCACCAACCGCGACCACAAGTTTGATAACAAACGTAACAGAAAGTGTGCAGTTTCCTTTGCCCGGTGTGATTACAACAAAAAATTCGGAAAGCGGTCGTTTTGCCGACACACCTTTTTACATGACCGTTTTGGGTGTTCATAATATACACAAGCATGTTTCTGTGCGACAACAGGTGATGATATACGCAAATTGTGCACCATACATTGATCAAACACAATCTGTAATCATCAACTGTAAACCGGAAAACGACGAAACTATGAAGGTTTTGTACTATACGTACACGCAAAAATTGAAGACGGCCATTTATTATTTATCCTTCATATCTCCCACCGAGTATATACGACTGGGTGAAAGTTTGGAAGACAAGCAGAAACAAGCAAAATCAAAGTTTGGCGGATGTCAAGGATGTTCTTTGTAAATAAAGTATGATAAATTTAACAAATTGCAATCAAAATTATACAAAATTTATTTCGCAAATAAAATTGGATTTTGCAAACAATAAATGAAATTGTAAAAATAAAATTCTAAACAAACTTAGCTTTAAATTTAACTTTAACTTTAAATAAAATTATCAACTCAACTTAAAGACGAGTTTAAGGCAAAAATTTATTAAGAAACCGTACCCGATTTGATTTTGTATATGCAAACATTTTTTATTTGTGCAAACATTTTTTATTTCGGTTGCCAATGTAAAAATAATTTTTGGCTTAAATTCGTCTTTATAAACGGAATAAATTTTATTAGCTTGTTTACCGAGTTTGCGTGCCAAGTTTTAAATGTATAAAAACGAGTGAGATTTTGTTACGATCTTACATCAAATGTCAATATGGACAAGGATATCAAAGTAGTGAGATTCACTCTGGGAAGATTGATCGAAAATACTGTTCAAAAAAGTTTGCAGAAAAAAACTAAAAATGAAAATAAACTTTGGTGTAATACGAGTGGAAAATTGTGGTACAAACGTCATATCAACAAGAATTGGTAAAACGTAAACTCTTCAAAGATGCGATTGTACAAATAGTCTCGGTTTGGACACAAAAGTGAGAGAACCGCAATCGAAATGGGATTGTGCTGTAACAGTTGTTTTGATAATATCACCATCACAGAAGTTGAAAATTGGGACGATTTTGAAGAAACAACAAGAAAATGTAAATGTTGCAAACGATTTTTAGTCATTATGTTTGTGTTGTGTATATTAATTTTACCACTAATAGTGTTTGTAATTTTTCGAAACAAAATTTTGTATAATAACGTTGTGTAAAATATAAATTAAAGACGATTTTGTTATTATTAAAAACATGTATTTTTAATTAGATACAAGCGTTTTGTTTAATACTAAAAATAAAAACAGGTTGGGTAAATTTATTGTTAAGGTGTTGGTGACGCCGTTCAGAGGTTTGCCGCAAGTAGACGCTTTTTTTTGTCGCTGTAAACATTCAGTGTTTGGATCGTTTTCCAACACTTCGTAAAATTCAACTCTCGAATTGATTGTGTGCGAAAAATTCATGACGCCCGTCGTATCGTTGTAACTCAAATAATAATTATCGGTGGGCAATCTAATGTAAAACGACGATCGCGATGTGCTGTCAAAAACAAAATTGCATTCTCCTTCTACATCGTAGTCACTCATGTACACACCACACATATTGCTTTGACACAAATATTGACAAGTTTTAGAGTCTCTCAAAACATACGCGTTGTTGCTCGACAAGCTTTTTGTAAACACTCTATTCTGTACACCAGTGCGCATTCGGTAATATTTTATGTGATCCTTTCGCACATAGACATCTGATTCGGTTGTAGGTAGACTGTTTTTATTCAATATAATGCTGGGATCGATATGACACATTCTTCCTTCTGCGGCCAAATTTCGTTGGGGAACTCTCATGATAGCCGGGCACGACACTTTTCGTAAACGCGGTCCGTGTTTCAGATGAAACATTGCCCCGTCCTGACGTGTGACATTGTTGGTAACCTGAGCAAACACCATATTTTTGTTTCGTTCAAAATCCAATGTTTTGTGTATAACACCCGTGGGACCGTTGTTTGTCGCAAAAATTGAATACACGTTATGTCCATGTTTTTCAACATAAAATTTACAATAATGCTGAAGTCTCACTTTGCTCATGAACACGACTCCGCACGGATTCGCACACAAAAAACTGCATTCTTCGTCGCGTATATAATATTTGTCGTTGTCACGATAAAAATAAAACGTATAATTGGCTGGGGTTGAGCGTACGTTGAATGTGTTTGGTTCCGAGTACAGGTTGATGTTTCGATCGTAGCCCACCGTGTAGCCCACACCGAACGTCTTGTTGGTTCGCATCAAATAATCCATGGGGGTCATGGAGTCGTACAATGTTTCATTGTGTTCATCGACAACGGTATAATCAAAATACTTTTTTTTTGCTCTAACGTGACAAATCGACAACAAACAAAGTAGTGTAAGTTTGAATACAAATTTCATTTTGGTAGATCGCAATAAAAATTTTCCAATTTATATCATATCAAGATTAAATATCTAACGTTAATTAATTCAATAAAAGGGCTGGCTAAATTTTTTAATTATCATTATTAAAACAACGCTAAAACAGGATCTTTCAAAAATGATCTTTTTCACCAAGCAGCGATTTGCCGGGCGGCGGGTGGCCGTTGTGGTTTCACAAAACCAGATTTATTTTAAATTGGTAGAGGTGATTCGTATATTGTTTGACATGTGTGAACATACATACATTGATGAGATGCATTTGCGTGTTTTTGAAGAATTTCCCAACACGAAATATGTCACCATGACCGGTATGAACGCGCTCGCAGATCTTTCACCAAAGACGGCCATCGCCAAACGTTTGCAATATTGGGCTCAAGAAATCTATTGGAATTTGTGTTTAACAATTCTACAAAATTGTCGAATGATGTTCTAAATTGTATAATTCTATGTTTAAGATTTTTATTTTGTATAATTGTTTAAGATTTTTTATTATGTTTAAGATTTTTTATTTTGTATATTTTTTGTGTAATAAATTGTTCTGAAAATAGTTTTGTTGTATCTTCTTTTTCCAGCATAAAATCTAACATAAGAATTAAAATTATGAAACTAAAATAAACGCTAAATTTTGAAACACTGTGCAAAGAAAAACTCTAAGCCTGTTATCGAATCTCGCAGCTTAAAATAATTTATTAAACGTACAACACCAAAATTTAAATATGTCGTATGAATTTTTTCAAGATTGTATGACTCCCGAACAAATAATGTTGGCAAAAAAATATTGTTTACAAAATTATGTACGTTCTTTGAAGAGTGTTGATCATCGCAACACACCCGAAGAGATTAAACAGTTGGAGATTGCAACACGGGGCCAGGCTGACAACATTTTGTGGAAATTGTTACGAGTGAATCGCACTACGGCGTCTAAAAGCACGGGATGTTTTGTCGAGGACTCGCCCGCAATACAATTTGGCAAAAACGGGGAGCGAGACTTGAAACAAAACACCGAACTCATCGATTTGGTGTGTCAAAAGATTGAACAAAAAACCGGTAAAAAGATTGTTGAAAAAGTGTTGGAGTGTGGACTGTTTTTATCACCCATAGGTTTGTATAGCGCTTCGCCGGACGCATACTTTGTTTTGGACGATGGCAATCTAGTTGTGCTCGAAATAAAGTGTCCGTATACGTATCGTGAAGATACACTAGAGTCGGTGCGGCACAGAATGAATAGTACACGCACTAGATACCGTGTGGCGCACACTGCTTTTAGTGTTAGTAGAAATGGTGCGATGAATGTTCGTGTGGAAAAACAAAACGATCACTATCGTCAAATACAATCGCAATTGTACTCAACAAACGCAGTGTTGGCTGTGTACATGGTCAAATTTGTAGACTTTCCCGAGATCCATTTTGTAGAGCGCGACGAAAAATACATTCGCGATTTAGCCGAAAGAGAACGAATACGCTTAAAAATTTATGTGGACGAAAATAAACGCAACAGCGTTATGGTTAGCGAGTGCGAAAGATTGAAATCGTTTGAGGGCTACGGTTACAACGAGCACCTGATCAAATCTTTGGCACGCGACGGTTTGTATTGCTGGTGCGGCAATGTAATGTGCTATTTTTGCCAACAGCAGTTTGAGATTATCGACAAGAATGCAGACCAGATACTGGCCGAGCACAATTTGGAGTGCACAAAGCTTGAAAATATTGCAATATCAACGGCCGCACATCCCGAATATTTAAACGTGCACGACAGAATGCATAATTTAAGTGAATCGCAGCTTTTCAACTCAGTAGACTGTGAAAAGTTGGCCAAGGAGGGTTTTTTTATTGATCAAAACAACAAACTGGTATTGTATTGCTGTGGGAATGAACAAGATCATGATAATGCCTGTACCAAAGCGACGCAAAACTGAAGAAGGGCCAAATGAAGATAAGTTTCGACATTATTTGCAAACTCCTAAAAAATTAAACGCGAGTCAACAGTATTTGTTCGATAGATTGGCACGTGCTCAAAAATTTGATCCTATTTTTGTGTCAGGCAGTGCCGGAACGGGCAAATCTGCTCTATTGATAGCTCTACGAGATCATTGGTTATCTCAAGGTAAGTGTGTCAGTGTGGCGGCGTACACACATTTGGCGGCGCGCAACATTGGTGGACGCACGTGCCATTCTCTATTCGGCTTTGATTTTGATCTCAATTTGATCGATCGATGCATCAGTATTCCCCACTATCTCATCCTGGACGAGATCAGTATGATACCTGAAAAAATGTTGGACGGGATCGACGCTCGTCTTCGTACCACCACTCGAAAATACGACCAACCGTTCGGCGGTGTGAACATTATTGCGTTTGGGGACATGTACCAGTTGCCTCCGATTGACACCAACGAACCGATATACATGAGCGACGTTTGGAACACTTTTCGATTGTACGAGCTGACGGAAAATATGCGACAATCTGAACACGAGTTTATTACCAACCTAAATTTGTTGAGAGTGGGCGATTTGAATTGTTTACCATACTTTAACACACTGGTCATGAAGCAAAAACCCAAAATTGAAGACAAGTTGAGATGTACAAGTTTGGTTAGCACGCATCGAGAGGCCGACGAAATCAACGATCAGTGTTACGAGGCTATAGCGGACAAGGAATCGGAAACTGTTATGGAGAGTACACACGAAATGGTGCCGTGGTCGTATAAAGCGACCGTTTTCAACAAGGATCAAGAGAAGGTTGTTTTTAAAGACAAATTAAAAGTTTGCATTGGCACTCGTGTGATGATTACACACAGTACGCAGGGATTTTGCAATGGCGACATGGGCACAATCAAGTACATATCAGAGACGGCCGGTTTGGGTATTGAGCGAGAACACGATTCTGTTTTGTCGTATCTATTACCGATCAAACTGAACTTTAACGCAAACACATCGGGCAAAATGAAACAGGTGACCGGTTTGCCCATTACATACGGGTGGGCTATAACAATTCACAAAGCTCAGGGTATGACTGTAAAAAATTTGATTGTATATCCTTTGCGTGTGTTCGCGCCCGGTCAAGCGTATGTTGCGTTAAGTCGCAGCACACACTCGATGGGTTTGAGACTTGTCGACAGACTACCAACCAACGCAGTGTGTAGCATGTTTGAAGTGACAGAAATGTACAAAAAAATGAGGAAATTTGAATAAAATTAAATTAAATAAAACACCAAATTATTTTTGTCTTTTATTTTCAAATTATGTATATACACATGTACACACAATATAATACTTTATTTGTTCGGCAGACACAATGCTGTTCACTGAATTTGCCTTCATGTATGAAAAAGTGATGTCGATGAAAAATGTGCATGAAATTAATGTCTACATGAACAAACGCAAAGACAAAACAGACGCGTTAACTTGGTTATATTTGGTGTCTACTTTTTACAAAAAATTTTGCATTAACGACAAGCATTTGTTGACAATCTTTTCTAAATTATGCAATCCTGTAATAGACAGACGAAATTTGCACGAAGCGTTTAAAAAATATGGTGTTGCCCAAATGTGCAGCAATGTTGCACCGGTGTCCGCCTCTCCGTCCTCTCTCACCATGGCCGAGGTGTATGTGTTTCTGCAACAATTGGAAAAAACACCGTGCAAAACGAGTTGTTTGCTCAGCCTGTTTAAAAACTTTGTGCCCAGATGCGATCGCAACAACATATTTACACTTGTAAACATTGTGCGTAGTGCAAAAAATAAAAAAATGTTAACCAAAAAACGCAATTTGTATTTCTTTCGTCAAATGTTTGGCAAGAAAAACACCTCGAGCGTAAATGTTAACATAAATTTAACAAACAACACGATAGACTTAAAATTCGACAATTCTATAACGCAACCGGTTATTGTGTGCGATTACATCAATCCCGGCAAACCCCTAGAACCTATGCTCGCTCAACCGTGTAAAAATTTAAATTCATTGCCGTTTAATGAAATGTGTATAGAAATAAAGTATGACGGTGAACGTGTACAGCTACACAAAACCAGCGAGGGAACAATATGTTGTTACAAACGCAATCTAAATGTTCACACAAAATGCAACGAAATAGTTAATAGTGTGTGCAAACGAGTACTCCACAATGTGGATAACTGTATTTTAGACTGCGAGCTCATACAAGATGAACACTCTTTTCAACTCTTAGTGTTTGACGTAATGTATTTCAATAATGAATGTTTAATCGACAAACCATTATTTAAACGCAAACAAATTTTAGACCAAGTGATGTGTCACGAGGAGGATGGTATGAGACAATTGAAATATATTTATTGCAACGACAAAACCTTAGTTGGCAAATGGTTGCGCGAAATGTTGCAATTGAACAATTTGAGTGCAAACATAGAGACAGAGGGAGTTGTGATAAAAAATTGGCACGGTGTCTACGAACCAAAAAGAAAAAAATGGTGCAAAATTAAACGCGCCTACTTCAAGAATGTGTGCAGTGCCGATCTAGTAGTGGTGGGCGGGTGGAAAGACGACACAAAAAAACGAATCACCATATATTTGGTAGCGACACCTTTCTATGATATCGATTCCGCAAAATGGATGTTTTTGCCCGTGTCCAAAGTCAAATACAGCAAAAACAATTATGAACATTACATGAGAGAGGGCAGCGCAGACTGGTTGGTGTGCGACGACTACCTGAAACATTTGGGCAAAGTGCCGGACATGGTGGCCGTAGATCCGCTATCTATGCCCGTGTGGGAGATGGAAGGAGATTTTATACGTAGCAAATATTATTGGCAACACAACAACATTTGTCACAATTATGTGTCTATCCGGTTACCACGTTTTATACGAGTGCGCGACGACAAATCGTTCAAGGACGCCAACACTATATTTGATCTTATCTTATTATCGTCCATTACTAATAAGTCGTATCTGTATCCGGAACTGTATGAGTTTTTTCTAAAGGAGAATATTAAAAATTTGGAATAAAAAAACTGGTTTTGCATTGATATTATTTAATAAAAACTTTTATACAATAAAATTAAAACCTAAAACTATAAATACAATACAAAGACAAAAAACTTATTTACAAAATATCATATAAAGCGTGTCTACAATTTATACAATACAGTTTATGGTCAAACACAATTTTATAGATATCATTTTCGTGTAATCCAATTTTTATTCCACTACCACCATCGCAATTGTAGCAGGTGTCGGTTGTTACCGCAATCCAATTTTCCGGCAAAAACAACTCCTTGTATTTTACATTCCACATTAGCATAAACAACTCTTCATGACACAATTCGTATACGGGACTCAAAAATGTAGCATCTTCTTTCATAAATGAAGCCGTATCGTTTTGCAAAATGTTTGTGTATTGAATTATGTTTTTAACAACATCGAAATGAATACAAGTTTCGTCTGGTAATATCAAATCGTCGAAACGATTAAAGGCTATCAAACCGCTGTGACCCATGATCCAACCAAGTTTAATTAAACAAAATGACCGGGGCTGAATGTCAATGTGACTTGTCTGTGACCTTGTACATATCTCTGACATAATTAATATCATCATCACACTTTATCACATGTATTTGGGAACGTGACCTGTGTCTGGCCATGACACCTCGTTTACCTATCCATATGTATTTAAAATCGGACAAAGATTTTCTTACCATGTGCAATAACAGTTTGTATTTTGTGGGCGCCGCGGCAAAAACTTTAATTTTAGTGTCCGATTCGTGGATGTTCTCCTCAATCAAATGACTCAGTCTGATTCTTTTCTCCCTTGATTTTCGCTCCCATTCATTAACGGCGCGATCGTTTACCAATTTTACCAAAAGCCCGTTTTTTCGCACAGTGTAATGTTCGATATCTCCGTAATCGAGTTCTAACACACTACACAATCGTTTAAGACAAACATCATAATCGTTCCATTCGCCCGCGCCGAACACCTCTACACATTCATCGACCATTTTGTCCTTAACATACAATCTCACCGTGTTTACATAATAGTTATATAGTTAATGTATATTATTTTTTTTTTTTTTTTTGCGTTGGTAGGGGGAAATCATCAATGATACCATAAGGCCCGGGCGTTTATGGTATGCCCGACTCCGCTGGGTTACTCCCAGGCGACCTACGGACTAAAACCCCCTCCCTGTGGAATTTATCGTTGGTATGCAATCCAACGTTTTAGACTTAATGTATATTATTGCACTTTTTTATCATTTAAAAAAATCAGTGTTACCGTCCAAAACCATGTCTAATAAATGGGTGGGAAACAAAAACTGTTCAGGCAAGTGACATATATCGCCAATAATCACGTCGTTGCGTTTATAACAAATACAATTTTTGTGCAAGTACAAATTCAAAAAAATGACCGTGTTGTGATAAATGTCGCCACCGCTAAATTTTACTCGACCGTGACTGGTTATGTGTGAATTGAGTCCGGCTATTGCTCTGTTTGCTACCACGGCGACGTCCTCCTCTTTGGTGTTGGCGTACTGTTTTGTGTTTTCAATCAACTTTGTACTACCCTTTGCTCCGCTGTTCACTATATCACCGAAACACCCGTCCAATTTGAACACGTCGTCGTAAGGACACACCATGATTTGTTGATCTATAATTTTACACATTTCTTTAAACAACAAGGTCGCCATGTTGCTGCTAAACATTAACACGACATCTGTAAAAAATTGGTCCAATTTCTTTGATAAAGTCTGATTCTTATTCCGAGTCCATAGGGTGTAGATCAAAGGCAATTCCTTTAAAACACTTTCAACTCTGTGCCTCGCCTTGTACAAATAGTACACCTGTTGGGACACAAAAGATAGCCGATTTTTATCAAACGACAAAAATGAATACTTAGGATCGTTGTACAGCAGAGACTCCAACTCGATAAGAGAATTGGGCAAAGGCAAAAACGTTATCACTTCTTTATCGCCGTCGCAATCGCGATTTGCACCAACAAAAGTGCCCAGACCGACTTTAACGTTCCAATTGTGCGAGTCGCTTTGTATCACGCGTGAAAATTGAGTCGAAAGCTGAGAAATGTTAGGGTGACGAGTATTCCAAACGCGCACATTATCTACACGTCTACCGTAATATCTGTCTATGCTCATTTGAGGTGGCACAATTTCGTTCGCACCGTTCAAACAAAGCACGTTTGCGTAAAAACTACTGGTATTCAAAAAGGTCGAATACAAATATTGGCCCGCGTAACCGTTTTTGTTTTGAATCAAATCCTTGATGACACCCTGAGACAGAGATATTTTTTGCATCGCACCCCAAACGTTTACCAAACCGCCCACTTTTTTACTGTTAAATTTTTTATTGAGAAACACCAAAAAATTGTGATCCCACAATGTAAAATTGGGCAAAATCAAATAGTTTATGTTGTCAGTAAATTTGTTAACCTTTAATTTGCGCAAAAACACACTCTCTGCAATGTCCGTCACGATAATATTGTCGGCCAGTAAAATGCGCGCCAACAACGACGCGTAATCCGCTTCCACTTCTGTGTCTTGATGTGTTGTGATTAGTTGTCCTATAATGCTATTATAATAGGTGCATTTGCTCTGTTTCAAATAATTTAGCAAGTCCCGTACAAATTTGCCAAATTGATCGGTGCGCATAAACACACACTTATCCAATTTTTGAACGTTTTTCAACACCGACACCGTTGATGGTTCTCGCGGCTCAAATTTCAATTGCACCATTCTTATTTAATTTTTTTATCCTCTGTTTATATATTCGCTATTTTCCACCAAAGCTAGCTTATCGAATGGCACGTGTATAACAAAAAAACTTCCACAAAACATATCACACGCTACACATTGGGTGCATGTGAAAGCGCATTCTTTGCATATACATAAATGAAAACAAGGCACGAGAACACAATCGACAGTGTTTTTGCGACATTTTAAACATTTGGGCATACGAAAATGATATGTTTCAAAAGGGGGAGCGCTGGGTGATTTTTTATTTGCAACCTCGTCATCACCATCATATTTATTGCGTATATTCTTGAGCTCAACTAGAGGACATTTTTCGTTTAACTTCTTGTGCACCTGCCACGCGTTACTTTTCTCGGTCCAATTTTTAGCAATTATTTTACACACATAACAACAAACCGCATCACCCACATTGGTATAATAGAAGCCCGCCTCACACAATTGAACCACCAACGATTTCAAACATTGAGGATAGTTTTGAAACGAATCAATACGATGTTCGAGTAGAGTATAATCACCTTTGTGAGGCGCCAACATTGTATAGTTTGATGTTATGACACGAGGTGACAAAAAATTTGTATTGACATAATTGATGGTCTTGGCCAAGAAAAAGGGACAATTTGGCGAATATCTTTTATGATCCTTAATCGAATCTTCGTCGCCCACAAAAAAATTGTACAAATCCAGTTTACAATAATAGCAAATTATGCGATCTCCGAAACCTGAATAATAAAATCCGACTAAAGCCAATTTTTCCGCGTCTTCTTTACCTGTCCAATTCTCAAATGTTTTCAATCTATTTTCGTACGAATTCATCGGTACAATGATTACACATTGTGTGGTTCGGATCTATTGTAAAAAAAAAACAAATAAAAATTACATAAAAATTTATTGGACTTGCAAAAAACATTTCAGATCCTATACTACAATTCTTCTTACATTCCTACGAAAAACTACAAATCTTAAATTTTTTCAGATCCTATACTACAATTCTTCTTACATTTTTCAGATCTTACAAATCTTAAATTTTTCAGATCTTACTAATACTACAAACGTTTCTTTGGTCACAACACATTATACTCTAAAATTTTATACAGTTTTATACAATTTGTTTACAAAACAATAATCACAAATATAACTACAGCTAAAAATAAATGCTTGATTTGGTTCAATTGTGCAATAAGTGTTGACATCAATGGGAAGCGAATCAACGTCAACGGTATTTTCGTCACCACCCAATCGATAAAAACACTCTTCGCACAATTGACTATCACCCACAACAAAAAATTTCAAATGCACTTGTTTTGTACTATCCAAAATGTCTGTTTGCTTACACACCATCGAAGATAACACAATATTAGTAACACGACACTGGGCATCAAAACTTTTTTTAATCAACCGCTTTGTTTTTTCTTCATTCTGCATAATTGTATACGCTTCAAAGATGTTCTTCAGTGTTTCGCCCATCAATTTTTGATTGGTGTTGAAATACTCTAGTTGAACCTTTTCAATTATACGCGTTTTAGGATTTTTATTGTACGCTCCCATCATTGTTCTGACAATATCCACGCATTGACGATTTTTGATGCGGCGCTCGTTAATTCTTTCGGTCGTCGACAATGTTATCATTTTCACCACTGAATGCAGTTCAATCTTTATGCAGCTCAATCTACGAATGACTAATGCTGTAATCCGCTTTAAATACCGGTTACCCCCTCCACTGTTAAATAAGATAAGATAAGCAGTATAAAACCTGAGAATATCGAAACGGGAGTTATCATTTTCATAGGTTTTCGAGGTACATTCAAGGCATCGATAACACTTTGACTTGTTATACTTAATTTTTTTTGCTTCAAATCATACATTATAGGCTGTTTATAATCGAAATGCTCCAGTGTTGCTGAACGTAAATTTTTTCTATACGATTTTGGTGTAGTGCGCAATATCATTAAAATCAAATCTTTCCAAGCGTGTTCACGTTCGCTCGCTATTACCTCTATATAACGACGATCGACAATTTGCCAATTGTACTTTTTTAGAATGGCCACCAAGAGATCGGCATCTTCTGACGACATCAATGTCCCGCCCGTATCTCGATCCAAGTGTCAAATGCAACAGCGAATCTTGCTAAAACGAGAATTTTTACAGCAGTCTAACAAACAAAACGATAATGTCGTGTTGTATAAAGTGGATTGTGAGAATACAGCCAACAAACAACGGAGTATGGTGTATGTAGAAACTAAAGAGTTGTATGATTCGCTAGTGAAGGAAAACACTTATGATATGGAGTTGGAACGCAGACAGAACAATCGATGGTGGTTGGTAAGTGCACAGGAGTGTGAAGGAATAATTGTCGAACCTCCTCAAAAGATTACCTCCTTGTTGGAAAACCATTTTAAAGATCCCACAATCACATACATTGTTGATATTTACGTGCAGAACGCTTATCCTTCAAATAACTATGTAAAAATTATAGGATTGACCGAATATAACTATCAAATGTATCAGATTGATTTGATATGTTACATTAACAAGATACAGGCGTTTGAAATTAGCCCCGAACTTCCGATTGAAATACGAATGGGACAATTGATTAACGATGTTCAAACGCGCCTACAAAATCAATGGTGGAGTTTTAATGTTGTTTGCAAAATGTTTAATGGACGCAAAACGTTGGAGCTGAAGGAATATAGTAAACTCGAAAGCACCGAGAAGCCCGAAGTTTGTATACCAAAAGAGTTTACCAACTTGTTGTATATCGACAAATATTGTGTTTGCGAACCCATTGTTGGAGTGTCTAATGCTGAAGCGCTGGATAAACATAATTCGTTGGCGCCTCGTATTTCGATGACCGTAGAAACACAAGACGGCACCAAGTTGCAGGGATTGAAATTTTTGACCAACACGGACACGCTTGTAACGGCCGAAGATAACGTTGAAGCTTTATATAACTCTAACACCGACTTTAGTACTGGAAAATACAAAGTGTATGCTGTGTACACTCGCAAACCGTCGATGAACTACATTAATTTTATCACCGTTTTTAGTTTGGACGATAACAACAAATGTGTTAATTATGTTGATGTTTAAAAATTTTTATTTTGTTATAAAAATAAATTTAATTGTCGTTTTTTAAATATTGTGTAAAATTTAATTGTGTAAAATTTAATCTAATTATGTAAATTTAACGTCATAAATAATAATAAAACTGTATTTTGTTAATTGTGTATTTTATGCAAAATAAACAAATTTGAACATGCAAACAAGTTTAATTTTCCCAAAATGTAATGAAGATGAATTTTAAGAACAATTTTTTAATTTTGATTGTCACGTTAATGTGAACAAAAACGATTTTGCGCATACAATTAAATTTGTTTACTCAAAATTCTGGCCTAAACTAATTTAAAGTTCACTTAACTCGTCTTTAATATAAATTCATCTTTATATATAAATAAAGATAAGTTTTGTAGTAAATTTTATCTTTATGTATAAATAAAGACGAGTTTTGTAGTTAAAAAATTATTGTTTTTAAAATATAAACGCAAACAAAATTTTTTTTGTGCATAAAAATATATTTGTTTGCGTTTACATTTGACCATAAATTAATTTTAAGTCCACCTAACTCGTCTTCATGTTTAACTCGTCTTCATGTTTACATTTTTTTAACGTTATACGGAGCAATGCGTGCACGTGTCTTAGAAACTTTTTCTTCAGACTCTTTTTTGTGTGTTAAAAATGTTAACAATTTTTTCTTAGCCGACTGATTGGTTTCGTTGTCAATTTTTCGTTTTTTAGGCTCACCATTTGCTTGATTTGGTGAAGCTTTACTCTGGTTTGGTGTATTATGATCAGTTTGTTTATCAGTCACTATTTGGGTCGTATCTTGTGTCAAATTTGGTTCAGCACTTTGTTTAGGTGTGGTATCGTTATCAGTTAATTTAGGTTTGTTATCAGTTAAATTTTTATTATCAGTTAAATTTTTATTATTAGTTAAATTTTTATTAGCAACTGAATTTTGTTTAGGTTTGTTATCAGTTAAAATTTTATTATCAGCTGAATTTTGTTTAGGTTTGTTATCAGTTAAAATTTTATTATCAGCTGAATTTTGTTTAGTATTATCAGGTAAATTTTTAGAATTTTGCTTAGTATTAGTGTCAGATGAATTTTGTTTAGGTTTATTATTTTTTTTTTCTGTTAACATGTCCATTTTTAACTTGGATATCTTTTTTTCGTATTCGTTTATTGTTTGCGCCTGTTCATCTTCTATTGAGCGTATCTTGAGTTCATATTTTTTTTGTGTTTCTTCAAGTTGACGATTGACTTCCTCTAAGGCGACTCGCAAACGATTACATTCTGTTTTAAATTCTTCCTTATCTTTGCTGAACATACACGCTTCATCATACACGTTTTTTAAATCCGACTCTTTTTTATCCAATGTTTCGGTTAATTTTTTAATTCGCCTTTCGAGTTGTTCATGATTTTTTTTCTCTTCTTGCCACTTTTCCATATATTCCTTTTGATTTTGCATATTATTTGTTAATTTATTGTTTAAATCATAGAATCGTGCATTACTCAATTGTAATTCTGAATTTTTTTTCTCCATATCCGAATTTGCACGCGCAACAACATCTTGCAATCTTTGCTGTATTTCATATGTCGCTTGCTTACTCTCTTGCAATTCTCTTTGTAACTTGTGTTTATCTTTAGTCAATTCATCTATTTCTTGTTGTTGTCGATCGCATCTTTCTAAAATTGTTTTTTGTTGACGTTGATTGTCGTCATAATGTTTATTTGACGAATAATTTTGTTCTTGTAACATTTTTATTTGTCCTTCTTTGATTTGCAAAGAATTATTCAATTCGCTCACGATTGATTCTAATTGGGATTTATCAATTAATAATTGGTCATTTTCCGAGTCGATTTTTTTACATTTTTCATTAATGTCATAAAATTGAGTTGACAATTGATTGTATTTTATTTGGTTTTCATGTAGTTGTTTTTCTTGATCTTTTATACGCTCTGTTTTTTCGTCTGTATCTTGGGCAAGTTTAGCAATTTCCATTACTAATGTATCATTTAATATCTGTAGTTTGTCTTTATCAGCTTGAATATCTTTAATATGATCACGCAAATCTTTGTTAATTTTTAATTCTTCTTCAAGTTTTTGTTTGTAATCACTACAGTCTTGATTCAATTTGTCTAACTCTCTTTTTAGTGTGTCGTAATCGTGTTTCAGTTTATCAAACTCGTCAGAATTAATTTTTTGGCGCAACGTCAATATGTATTTCTCGATTGTGTCGTGTGGTCCTAAAATGCGATGAATCTCACGAAACAACGATAGACATTTGTCAGAGTCGATTTTTTTTAATCCGGTCAACGTTTTTATATTGTTCATTAAAGTGGTTAATGGGTAGGATGAGGAGTTTTCGCTTTTAGTTTTTTCCTCGTCGCCGCTATTGGACAGAGAGTCGATATATTTATTGTAATTTTTTTTAATCTTTTTTATGTACGATCTGCCGCCAGCCAATTTGAACACGTCAAACATCAATTGGCTTTTCCATTCACTACTATTGCTCATCTCCCTCAATTTTTCCTGAATCAAATCGTCGTCTTCCTCTGAATCGTCTTCTTCTTTCATTTTGCCCCATCCGTTATAATTATATGTGTGTGTCACTTCTTTTTTGTTGCTAGATTCTGCCTTCAGGCTGCTGATCAAAAGGTGTTCCGTTGTCATGTTATCACTGTTTTTCCGGAGGGTGGGGTTGAACGCTACTATAATATCTCGGATCTTCTGTTCGAATCCAGTCCTATTGTCACCGGCTCCCCGGGAGGTTGCCGCTACGGTTTTTAATAAATTGTTGAAGGTGTGCGGTGTAACATCTATACCTCGATATCGTGTCAATATCATAATAATGAAGAGAGTACAAGAATGCGACGGTTCTCGTGCAGTGAAGGCGATGAAATTATCGGACGATATTGAAGTTGGTGACGGTTTCAGTATTTGCTTGGACGTCAACGAATTGATACCAAACAAACGAGAGGCTCAATGTTATGACAACACTAACGTTTTTCTGATTACGAGATTGCGTTATCAGCACGGTAATTTATATTTATTTTTGACGGGACACAATAACGTACAATTTTACTTTTGCTCGCCGTGCACAATATATTCGTACAAAATGTGTTTTCATACGCGTGTCCCGTGCAAAAATGAATGTAAACCGTACAAGAGCATGGTGGTGACGGGACTGAAGGAACGTGAATGTCACCGCATCAATGTCTACAAGGTGTCTAGAGCAAACATCGATACGAGGGAGCATGTTCTGGACGAGTTTTGTACCGATGAGAATCGTGTACAAATGCAGCTGGGCGTGTACGAGGGTGACTATATTCGTTTTGTGGACGGTGTGAATGTCAACGAGGAAGGATGCGCGCGCGGCAATCTGTCTTCAATCAAACGTGTGTCTTTGGAAGAGTTGACCAAACCAATTGACGTAATTGTGGGTAGTTATGATATAGAAACTTACACCAATTTAAGATCGTTTTCATCTGCAAAAATTGATCCCATAATAACTATATCATATGTGTATCGCAATCATGACACGACTCGACGATACTGTTTCATCAATACGAATGGACGAAAATTTGGTTTGGCCGAACAGGTTAATGCTCGCGCAGAATATGTGGATGGCGAGATTGTTGTCCTGCCTTATCACAATGAGCGTGACATGATTGTGTCTTTTTTTCGTTTATTGTGTGCCACAAATCCGGATGATGTTCTCGACTACAATGGTGATAAATTTGACTTGCCGTATTTGTTGGAACGCGCTTCTATACTGAATATTGATTTGGCACTTATACAACGCTATGATTTACCGTGTGTCGAATTTAACACCTTGCGAGTCAATACAAAATTTGGGTACAGTTTTGACAATTTTTTTATGACATATTACAATCACTTGGATTTGTATCAATATGTAAAAGGTTCTGTTGACGCTAATCGTTTGGAGAATTTAAAATTGGATACTGTAGCCGGGTATTATTTGAATGTGGGCAAAGTAGAGTTGAGCGTAAAGGAAATGATGCAATTGTACAACCGGGGAGAGTTTGCAAAAATTGTACGATACAACGTTCGTGACAGTATTTTGCCCATCGAAATGTTTTATAAATGTCAGGTTTCAAACAAATTGTATGCGGATTCGGCCTTGTTATATTTGACACGAGACGACAGCACGCTGACTATTTGGCGCCGCATTAATTTGGCATTGTTTAAACGTGCAATGACCAATACCAGCGAAGACGGCACTCCCGATCCATACTTTTTCAACAAAACCGATCTCAGCAAAATTATGCACAGAAAACCGAGTGAGGGTGTTGATGAGAGCGACGAAGAGGACAAATTGGGCGCAAAAGTTGATTATACTAATTTGAGCAGACCTCGGGTACCGAAACACGTGATGCCCGATACGAGTGTGGAGTTGTGCCAGTTGACGCAACGTATAAAGTATACGGGCGGTAGAGTGTTGTCGCCGGCGCCCGGTTATTATGGTGTTACGTTTACTGTGGATTTTTCTCAATTGTACACTAGCATAATGATTCATCACACTTGTTGTTTGTCTAATCTTTTTTTTGGCGATGACAACAAATTGTATTTGCAACACAACAAAAATGCGATTACAACCAAATTTTTAAACGAGATGGCGTCAAAACGCGCCCATTACAAAAAACAAATGAAATTTTACAAACCTGACCAATTTGAGTATAAAATGTACGATTCTTGGCAAAATGCTACAAAATTGGTGTGTAACTCTCAATATGGTTGGTTTGGGTTGTGTTGCAAAGCTTTGGCCAATTTTATTACAGCCCAGGGTCGTTCAAAACTGAAGGAAGCGCAAGAGTTTATCGAGTCGTTGAGCAACAATGAAGACATTAAAAAGAAATGGGGTCTGAGCAAGATGAAGTTGCGCGTTGTGTACGGCGACACAGATTCCAATTTTGTGCATATTGATGTTGACGAAAAGATTGATTTACGAGCCATGATTGAAGAAGACATTTTAAAACCCCTGAACGCTATTTGGAAGGGTGCGTTTAAAATGGAACTGGAAAATATAATGCAATGTATGTTGTTGAAAGGGAAAAAGGCGTACATGTGCCTCAAAGATAACGGTCAATTGTATAAACGCGGATTTAATGTTAAAAAAGACAGTCCCTTGTTTTTGCGTAAAGCTTTTGACAATGTGTTGCTACAATTGCTCACCGACCATAGTTTGGATTGTGTCTTGAAAAATTTGGTCGACGAGCTGAAACGTAAACGCGACGAGTTTTGCGTGGAGAATTGTGAAGAGTATTCCTTCTCTCAGACTCTGAACGAGACAAAGAGCGGTATTGGGACATCGTCAGTGATAACGATCGCCAATATGTTGGTAGCCGAGCTCAAGGACAATCCAAATACAAAGTATGTTCCGTCGTCGGGTGATCGAATTCCCTATTTGTTAGTGGATAAGTATGCAAAAAATGTGCGCGACAAAGTAAAACCTACGCAATTGTTCAACGAGACAGACAACATGAATTGGAGCAAACATTTGGGCATTGTGTGTACTTTTTTGAATGATATAATGTCAATGGTTGGCAATGACACTTTGTTTGTATTTGCTTTTGACAAAATTTGCGAATATCTACAACGTGACCAAGTGTTTGATGTTGTCTATCCCGTTCTTAAAGTTATGACTAATGCGCGCGTCAAAGATATATTGTGCAAAGAGATGACTATTAAAAATAAAAAAGAACTCACAGATTCAATCTTTGAACAAATCATCAAAAATAGCCAAAATAAATTTATACATACTCACGAATTTACTATGCTCAAACGACCCGCGCCCTACACTTATGCGATATCAGAATTTTCTACAGACTGCCCCACCTGCAACGGTCTTGGTGTGTCGGCGGTGCGCAAATTCAAAACTATTGATCTAGTATAAATTGCTGGATCTAGTATAAATTGCTGCTTCAATATGAAAGGGTTTCATTACGATTTTAAGCTTGAAACCTTACAGTTGTTTAAATTTTTAATTATTTTTTATGATGATTTCTTTGATTGAATCTTTCATATCTATTAGTGGTAAATATGAGTTATGGAAATATTATAACGATATGCAAGATACGTTGCAAATGCAAAAAATTGTCGAAAGTTTGGAGTGTACCGAGAAAAATGTCAGATGGGCGCGATACTACAAAAAAAAACATAATCCAAAATCGCGAGGAATGTACAAAGCCTACGAGTGGATTTTGTCCGGTTTAAGAGATGATCAACGTAAATATTTTATGGAAAATTTTGACGAGGACACTGATATCGATTTAGAGTACGACGAAGTGTTGGTTACCGCAATGCAACATGAAATTAGGTTAATGACTGAACGTATGAAAACAAAAATTGATATTGTATAATTTTAAATATAATGTATAATTTTGTATAATCCAATTTTAATGTATAATTTTTATTATTATATAATAAATTGTGTTTATTTTGTATAATTGTATTTTGTATAATTGTATTTTGTATAATTCAATTTTTGATGGGTTGTTTTTAATTTTATTAGGGTTGTTTTGAAATTTTATTAAATGTTTGAAAATGTATACGCTATTTTATTTTTGCCGCATTGTTACATTCCCTAATTAAAAAGCTGGCTATATTAGCAAAACCGTCTTGATCATCTATAGCGTTGACCAAGGATTGACGAACATTATGTTCATCTGATTTATCAATAATTGCACACACTTGTTCTAACAAATCTGTGATATACACATCGTTTTTAGTTTTGTCGTACAAATAATTGAATTGAACGCGCGTAAGATCTAATTTATTACCAAATAAATCATAAACCAAATTTTGATCGAGTTTGTCGTTTAAAAACATGTTAAAAATCTGGTTTAGTTTTTCTAGTAAAGTAGTGCATGTGCCCACCTCTTTTTCGTGGTCGTCTAGAATAAAATTGAAAGTGCTGCGTAAATTGTTGGACACATAGGTAGTTTTGATTGGATTTAAACCTACAAGATCCTTGAGAAAGTCAAAATTCATTTTTTCTCTTAATACAAGATTACATTAAATTTAACTAAACACAAATCTTAATCTAACAATGAATTATTTTTGTTGAGTAAAGTATCGAAAGCCTCGTTTAAATGTTGTTTTTTCTTCATTTTACGAATGTTGTCATTATACAAATCTTGAGGTGCAGAATCTGTATTGCTATAATAGTAATTTAATATACAAAAGAATAAAACTACCAATACTAACATGGTCACAATCATTTCACTACTAGTAGTGTATCTGTTAATTATGAACGCAAACACAACCAATCCAACCACTAGTGATATAGTCAACATATTGTGCTCTTATAGGATAAAAAATAAAATAACTTTGGTTTAAAACACAACACAATTATATATTACAAAAAATACAATATTAACAATAAACAAACACTGAAAAAACGTGCAAAATATAGTTTTTAGTTTACAAAATATAGTTTTTAACAGCCAAGACTCCTCGATTTTAATAGTTTATTGTAAAATATAGTTTTTATGACACGATACTCTCCTCCTCGTTGTCGCTGCTAGAATGATCGTCATGAACTAAGCTAGGACCCGGATGAAATTTGTTGACGTAATGTCTGGTGGCACTTACGCTTGCATGATTCATCAGTTTCGAAGTCTTGTTCATGCTGACCCCCTTGTTTAACATTGAATCCGCAACAAAATTACGTATCATGTTACTGGTAAACGATTTTTTATTGTACTTGTCACCTCTTTGTTTACGCCATTCGTTAACTTTGTTGATCAATAGCTTCATATCTTGAAAACGAGTTGGGCTCTTTGAACTAATCTTGTTAAGAGCGTCGGCTGGCACTTTTCGATACAATTCTAATGCGGTTTTAAGCGACCGTTTGTTTATACATTTTACATAACAAAAATCAACTTTGCTGTGTTTTGTTATTAAATCGAGCACCTTATGTTCCCCTTTTTCGTATACTTTTTCTAGATCATCAAGTTTTATTTTGTAAGCGCTGGTTATACGCAAACCTGTGCCCCTAATTATATTAAACACTATCGCGGCTCTCATCAAACTTTGATTGGTGTAATAATTTCGATGCTGAATTTCGTTTTCAATGTAATCGTGCACCGGATCGATAAAATCATCTTTTAAATCTATAGTTTTGTTTTCGGCCAATCGTTTTCTTCGTTCGCGATCTCGGGGCAATTCCACACCACTCGGTATTCTATAGTAGGGCAATTTTAGCGAGTGCGTATAATAATTTATGGTTGCCTGCATCCTTTTTTTGTTGATACCGCCCAACTCTAATAGGCGCTCTATGAAATCCTCAATGTCCATTAGGGTGCGCGCCTCCAACAAACTCTCCATTTCGCGATCCAGTGTATACCATCCGTAGTTATCCAAACTTTCATTATCGATCAAGCAATAAACTATTTTCATGAACAACGATTGAAACTCCATTATTGTCGAGTCTTTGTATTGTTGTTCTTTTTTTAACGGCAACCACAAATTCTTTTTTTTTGCACCCTCCACTTCAATAGGCAATTCGCGTTTTTGTCTCTCCACAGTCTCTTTGAACACCCTACAAAAAAGTGGATGTTTTTTTATTACCAATCTCCAAATGTTATAATTATCCATAGTCCTCTTCATAGGTGCTTGTGCGTCTTCCATCATTATAACGACTTACCAAAAAGTAACTAATTAAAAATATAACAGCTAATATAAACACCGAGGCGAACAAAATATACCACATTGATTCACTACTTTCCAAATTTGTTGTCGCGTTATCAATTTTGGGTGCGGTAGTATTGTGTGCCAATTTTAATGAAATGGGTTCGACGTTTGTGTCAGTGGGTAACATGGACAGGTTTAGTTTAATTTTGTTCATTTTTCTTAGAATACAATATAAAGACAATATATTATTATAAAGACAAGTTTATAAATATGAAGACGAGTTTAGGCATGATTTTTTTCTGTTTTGAAATATGCCAATAGCAAACAATTATTTTTTTATGCGCAAAATTATTTTTGTTTGTGTAAACGACTACCCAAAGTTATAAATAAACTTGTCTAAACTCGTCTTTATTAAATCAACTCGACTTTATGTAGTTTTTATCACTTTATATTTATTTTTATTGCATACAATATAATATTTATAATAAATTATTATATCTAATATTCATTTCTTGTATTTTGGCTCGTCGTAAAGCTTCATTTTCAAACGCCAACTGTGTCAAAGCGGCATTCGAGTTGGTGTTGTTGTACGCGATCGCTTTTTCCATTTCGCTGTAATCAATTTCGGTTTGGCCCTTTTCGAGAGCGACTCCTTCGATCATATTGAAAACGTTGGTCGAATTTGTGTTCATCAAAAAGGCGATATTATTACGAAATCTGTGAACCATTTTTCGTGTCGCCGGTGTTAAACAAGTGTTTATATAGTAGTCTTTGTGAACACCAGTAAGAACATCAATCACCACATTGCTAATTATGTCTGTACACATGTTAAGCTGTTGATTGTTTCTAGATTCCATTGCTTGTTTCACATTGCTGGGTATGTTTGCTTTCGAGTGTACAGTTTGCAAATATTCTGTACTCAAATCTGTGCTTAGCAGCGGTAGGGGTTTGTTTTGGGTGATTGAATGCGCCATTTGATATTTTACCACGTCGCTTAAATGTGTGGCTGCTAAATTGAGGCGTCTTTTATAAAATTTGTCAGCGTAGGCCTTCATTATGGGCGATATAACAAACGATTTGTCGAAAATACCGTGTGCTCCGTTAAATTTTATCGAACCATACTTTTTCTCCATGTTGGCATAGTACTCCACCAATTGTTCGTCGCTTTCAAATCTTTTTGTCGCATTCACCGGCACCGGATCTGCTTTTATGAACAAATCACGCACCAAGTTCATGCACGCAATTTGTTCGGGTGTCAGACGAGCAGTGTTGTTTGTGCGATACATGTTGATCATGTTGGCCACCGTGGCCCAAGAAAGGTTGTCCCCCGTACTCATAATGCTTACAATAAAACACGCTTGGTTCTATTAATAAATTGTTGTTAACAAAATAAAGCAAAAACACTAGAAATGCTATAAAAATTAAATTTATTGTGGTAAAATGAATAATGTTTATTACAAGGACGGCCAATAGAACGGTTCCTATGACAGATTGAACGCTATTACGCTTGCACAGTATAGTTTCGCAATTTTGATAGGCAATATTGAAGCTGTTTTCCCCTTTAATGTATGATTCCAATTCGCGCCTGCAACATTTTTCGCACAATATCAACGTTTTCCACAGAGTAAAATCTTTATCATCGTTTATGTATTGAAAAGTGTTGGGCTGGCTGCCGGGGTGAAACTCAAAATTGTAATTGTTTGCCAAATAAATTTGAGCGTAATAATGTGCCAACACCGCTCCACCTGTTTTTCTGACTTTGACTCGACAAATATTTATGATGTTGGGCGCACCATCGGTCGATTCGGTTTTAAAATCAAACACGTATTTTAACAACAGCTGAGAATCGTATTTGACCCGTTTTAGTTCACCCTCACGGTTCGACGACATATTTATCGAATACTGAGGTCTTATTACGTATAGTAAATTGTGGCAGATTTAAATCAACACTTTTACTGCCCAAACTAAAAACGGGTTGGTTACAATCAAAATCTACACTTTCGTCTAGCAAAATCAGCACCCCACTCAAATTATTGTCTGTCGTTTTGTTGATGATACACAAATAATTAGAACCGTACGTAGTCAAATTTGTATCAACAACATTATCGTTTTCAAAAATCAGTTTATAAGCACCGATACCGTTGTTTTTTAAAGTATACGAATTTTTAGTTTTATACACATTGTTGTCACTATACAAAATTATGCCGCCATCTTCTCTTTTACTCATTGTGGTACTTTTGATAATTGTATACGTGTTTTATACAAAATTTATTGTGACCGATTTTGATACCCAATCTTACACGGCTCGTTTAAACGTTCTTAAAGAATATTTGAGGACCGTGGACAACGGAATAGTTCCGCCCGTGCTGGGATATGTTAGTCATATAAATTCTAATTTATACACTGTCACCTATTTTGATACAAAAACACTAAAAGATGTTGCTCAAGAAATGCATGACGAAAATCGAGAAGAATTTATTTTTGCGCAACAAGACTTTGTGACACGAGAAGACAACAATTGGGAACCGAGCGTCGATAATCATCCGCAAAACGATAGACAATTTATTGCTTACGCAGACGACGGTTTGGTGGAAATGCAGTGTCCGCCCAACACTTTTTTTGATAGCGGAGATTGTAAACAAGATCCAATTTGTATGTTGCCCGATACAAAATTACCCTTAACCGAGGATAGACTAAACGCGCTCATGTTTAACAAATTGGCCGCTCGACAGAAACCAAACACGGAAAACGGTGTTCATCATCGCACCGCGTATGTGTATTGTGACGATGAAATGCAGCCCAGAATAGAAGAGTGTTTAAACGGAGAAAAATTTGAAAACGGACGCTGTGTATACGATCCAACAATTGTAACCAACGGACAAGGTGTAGTGATGAACAGTTATCATGTTAAACGTGGTATTGGTCAAAATTATTGTCCTAAAAATAAAAATATTATAGATCAAAATAATTTAATGTATACAAAAACACATACATATGATGAAAAAAACGATTTAGATAAAAAAAAATTAGATAAAATAACAAATTTAGATAAAATTACAAATTTAGATAAAATTACAAATTTAGACACAAATAAAAAAGAGTTAAAATATAAAAAAATAACAGCAAAATTGAACAATGCCAAAATAAAAGTAAAACCAATTGCAAAATTTGATACAGAATTTGACTCTAAAACATCACAATTCGATTCTAAGACAAAAATAGATACAAAATACAATTCTAAAACAAAATTTGATACAAAATTCGATTCTAGATTTGATACAGAATTCGATTCTAGATTTATCAATTCTAAAACAAAATATGAAACAAGAATTGATACAGAGTTAGATTCTAAGTTTGACACAGAATTCGATTCTAATATAAAATTAAAATCTGAAGAGAAATTAATAACAATCACAAATAATCATGCAAAGTTTACAAAAAAACACACACCACATTTAATGTTTCCCGTTAATCACCACTATGCGTTTGACGCATCCCCTTGTATTGACAATCAGCCCGGTTACACGTTTGTTTCTCCAAAATTAGCGCCTAACCAATTTTTCGAATGTCTCGATTCTAATTATAACATATTTTTGCACACTTGCAACAGTATACATGTTGATGGCAGCGGTGTTCATAAATGTGATGTCGAACGCGATTGCGCGACTCTTGAAGACGGTACCGGTATTTTGATAAACAGTATCAGCAACCGGAATATAAGTTTTGATACTGGCAAAAGTGTATGTAACAATTTCACCGTGAGCCAAGTGGTTGAATGCGATACTAAAGACTTTGTCGACGAATTTACCAAGGTCAAGTTTGAGTTGAGTCTGCCCCGGCAGGTGTACAGCGAGGCCGAGGATCGTTGTGTAGATTATGCTGTAGACAAAATTAAAATCATTAACGACAATTTTGCAGTGATCGTACCCGAATTTCCTCACTTGACCGGCAGCATGGTAGGGAGGGTAAGCAAAATATTGAACAGACAAAAATTATTGCACACATCAAGCTTGGTTAGCGATTTTGTTACATACAGCAGAGATGTGGGCGAAATTCGATTGGATCCTGTCACATTTAACCCAATCGATTGTGATGAAGAATTAACCTTTGATTTATTAGACAACACCAAATACAATAAATGTGACGAATCGGGTTTAATTGAAACGCACACGCTTGATAACGACGAATACATAGATTTAAACAAAACTGTAAACAAATTGACGGGATACAATGGGGAGTGCAGATTTGGAGAAGATCAACCCTATTTTGATTTGGCTATACGTAACGTCAAAGACTATTCCTGTTTATTTACAATACCCAGTAAAATTGTGTCCAATTGAATTAAATTTGTATTATAATTTAAATTTTGTATTATAATTTTCAATACATTAAATTTTAAGATTATTATTTTATTAAAACCTCCTAATTCCCGCTCGGTGGTGTTGAAAGTGATGATCGATTACGCTTTTTCTTTGATTTTCCATCAATAGATTGTGTGGTTGTCCAAAATTGTGTTGTTGTCCAAAATTGTGTTGTTGTCCAAAATTGTTATCCACACCTGGACATTTGATACCGTTGTTGCTGCAGACAGATCGTATACTATCTCTCAATTGGTTAATTTGTGTCTCTAGATATTTATGTTGTTGTAAAATTTCTTGTTGTGTTTTTTGTATACGTGCACTATCATCGTAAATGTGGTTATTCATCGTGATTAAAAATCCTTATTATTTGAGGAATTGTGCGATTGACACAATCATGAAACGATACCCTTACTTTGAAGACTGCAAAAAATTAACCGTTTGTCATTTTGGTCGAGACGATTACTATTTTAAAATTAAACATTTGTGTATGTGTTTGCATTTAAACCCGGTTAAAGTTATTCGTCGTTTGAATGTTAATTTTTACGACAAATTTGGTGTATTGCGCCAACGCTACCCGGGATACAAGAAAGAAATGCTCAATCCGTATACGCTCATGTTGCACATTGACGGATTGTACGAATTTTTAAACACGTTTTGTGGAAGATCCGCAAAAAAACTTATGCTTAAGTTTGTGCGTAATTGTTTATTGCGCGATAAAAAATTTTGCGATGAAAAATTTCGTGTATTCGAAGTAAACGATGATGTTGAAGATGAAATGCAAAAAACACAAGAGGAAATTGATAGTGCCACTTTAAATATTGTGTATGGTGTTTTACCTTGCAAAGTGGAGTTTGTGAAAGCGGCGGACAATGAAATTTACTTTATGGCCACAGATATCGCCTCTTTAATAAAGTGTAACCAGTTCAATTGTGTACGACGATATGTCGAAGACGAGGACGTTGTCGAATGGAACGAGCTCAAGGATTATTTGTTGGACAAATATGTCATACCCAATTTTGAGAATAGGTACACGGCAAATACAATTTTTTTACGACCACAAGGCGTCAACGACATGATATTGGCAATGATGGGCACAAACACAATTTTTCAAAATTTATGTGACGAGATGGACCGGTACGACGAAAACACACCGTCTCCAAAATATGTACCGCGAATGAGAGGTAAAAAATCAACATATAAAATTCCACAGGCAGACAACAGTATAATTACACGAATTTACAAAAAATTGGACGTGATAATGATGCCCGATAAAACGGTTTGGCTAAAACTGGGACAAGTGATAGAGCATTACCGTTTAAGTGTAAAAGATGTAAGAGTATACGATTCGTATTTAATGAGATGGGGAGAACTAAAAAACATATTGCAAAATTCAAACATTTGTTGGAAAGATATAGCCATAATGATTAAAGCCGAGGGAGTACACAAAATGTTGACAGACGTAAATGCCAACGATCGTGCAGAAGAATTTTATCATAAATCCGTGTTCCAAATACGAGAAGAGTGGAAAAAGAAATACGAATAAATTTGAAAAAACACATTAAAAATTTGGTTTTTTATTTTTATTGAATAAAGACAATACAATGGGTAAAACTTAGTTTTAATCAATAGAAACTTAATTTTAATCATGCAATTCTTAAGCTAAGACATGTAGCTTTATGAGATTTCCCATACAAATTGTACTGGCCGAAAAAAACACATTAAAAATTTGGTTTTTTATTTTTATTGAATAAAGACAATACAATGGGTAAAACTTAGTTTTAATCAATAGAAACTTAATTTTAATCATGCAATTCTTAAGCTAAGACATTGTAAAAAAATAAAAAGTTAATTTTAATCAATGAAAACTTAACTTAACGTGTTTAATTTTAATGTAAACTTAATTTTAGCGTAGCGATTGTTAAAAATTCGAAATCAAATCTTAACTTAACGATTTTTTAAATTTGAAAAAGTCACGAATTTCTAAAAGTTAGCGTGCCGGTTGATTTTTTTTCCGTGTCTGTGGTAACTTTGAAACTAAACTGACCTATTAATAAATTTTTTAGATTAGACAGAGAATTGTCTTTAATCAAATTTTCGTGATTTAACAAATAGGCAAAATATTGTGTAAAATCGGAACGCATCAATTTAAACAGACCGAGGTACGCATTGCAAAATATTATGAGGAGAGTTACAAATTGTGTCATGTACGGTTCTTCGAGATTGGTGCCCGCCGGTAAATCGTTGTACACTTTATTTACACAAAACCGTTGATTATTCTTTTTTCGTTCCACATTTTTGATTTTGTCCACCATTTTTAGCCAGTCTTGCTTATCGTCCGAATTTTCAAACTCGGTTGTAACATCGATGGGTTTTTCTAAAATTCTCAGCAATCCCGGTCTGTCTACAAAACATTTGATTATTTCATTTTGTTCATCATCAGATTTGTAGAAAACAATAGGTTCGGTGGGTATAGCGCTCTTCCTATCTTTCACCTCAATAAATTGCATGTCTACAAATTCTACATTATGTGGAACCATTTGACTATTGACAAAAGCCAGAGAATAATAAACCAATGTGAACAACTTTTCCTGTTGATTATTGGATCCTAGCAAAAGTCTTAGATCTGGTATATTATGTTGATGACGCACCATCGCGTAATATTTTGCCACGTTCACATACATTTCGTGTTTGCTCATTTTGCGTATATACGCCTCGTTTTGATAAACCAAATCTGACACGTCAAATTCTTTTTGATACACATTGTCCGAATCGACAATTTCGGTAACGGTTCTGTAACTTGAAACTTTGCGTTCGTCTGTGCGCGCTCGATTCATGCTTAAATAATATGTAAACCTTAGCCTATACAAATATACAGAAAAATAATAATTTAAACTACATACATTTATTTAATTTTCATTATTTATTTTCTGAACAAATCATCATGCCTTATACGTATGTGTTCCGTTGAGCAATGGTCTAGATAAAATTACTTCGTCGTACATGTCCAACACGCGCTGTTCGGCCACCGCTCTTCCGTCAAACTCTTGTACGGTTCTAATTTCAAATAGCGGTTTTCTCGTACGTCTATCCGCTCTAATAGGTTGATTAGGATTGTGCAACTCTGGAACGGCAAGTCCGTTATCAGTAAAAGAACAAGTATTAGCAGTTTCTAGCACCAAAGAAAATGTTCCAATCTCAAGTTTGACCGGTTTTACTAGACACTGAACTAGATTTTGTAAAAACTTTGGTAATTTTTTAAATGATTCATCAGACGTGTAAGAATATAGCATTTTGGCTTTGGGTGGACAAAACAATCGATTGGGAGTCGCCATATTTATAATACTATTAATGTTGAAATTTACACTTTCCCACGTGTCTGATGTGGAATAAATTTCCTCCTGATTAGTAATTTCGTCACAAATTGATTTTAGTTTATCTTCATCTTCATATATGGTATAAAACACAAAACGTTCCATTAAAGAGCGACTGCTTACTGCCAATCTAACATCGTCAACCGACATCGGAATTAATAAACGTTTTCCAGGATCCGTTGATTTTTCAGCATAAGGTACCAGCGATTGTCCCACCAACATTTTGAAAGACCTATTATCAACACCGCCAGACGGAATTTCAAATTTGCTTTTCAGTATCCGGAAATATTTGCCAAGGTGAAAATTACAAATAAACGTGCCGTCTAGTTGCGAATAGCGGGCGTCCTCGCTGCATTGACGTGTATATCCATCACAATCAAACTGATAATTGACACCTTGAAATATACAATAGTTGTTCAGATCGCATGGTGTAAACGACGCGACGTCCATATTTGTGGTTTTTACACTTACAAATATTACACAAACAAACTAGTAGTTTTAAAAATGTCCGTGAGCGAGCAAGAAGTGTCTTACACGTTTACTTATTCACAAGACGTGCTATATCGTCTGGCCGATTGGCTCGAAGCGAATATGACAAAATCCGATGAATATGTGGAAATGTACGACGAAAATGATACGCGCACTCGAATAAACGGCGTTGGTGTGAGCAGTAGTGTGAGAAAGCGAATCTTAGACACGAGCCGGATATCTGTTTTGGTGGGCAAAAGGTTTGTGCCTATGGTTAAACGAGAATGTATTGAGGATGTATATAGCAAAAGAAGTGAAAAAATTAAGCGTTTAAGCAAGACACGAGTTTATACGCAAAATAAATTTGAAATGAAATTTGAACAAATTTACTATGAACACAATGTGGGCGATACACTGGATCCGTTGAGTGCAAACAAACAAATTGCATTGTACAATATGTTATGTCCAAACACACCCATCGATATAACCAACAATTCGCATTTGGGCACCGACGAGATTTTGGCCAATTGTCGTTTTGAAATGGAGTATGAAGGCGAGTTGATGCGACAAAATCTTTTAACATGTGCACAATTTATTGTCGATATAGAGTGTGTCGTTTTGCGAGACGTTTTTTTGGCACCATTTTTGTCGCACACTACACTCTTGAACGACACATGTTACCGTCCGTTTGTCGACGAAAGAACAGAACAAATGTGTTGTGATGATGTTAAAGTGTGGGCATTAAAATTAAACGGAGTACGCGGCAAGGGTTACATTGTTAACGGACACAAAATGTATGTTCAATTAGACGATATGCGCATGTACAGTGGTAATTTGTTTAATATAGGCAATAATTATTTACAAAATCAAATATTGTCTATACAAATCGAATGTATGGACCGCGAAACGTTTTACATTACAGACATTTTAAACGTTTACAAATACAAATACGACAACAGAAATCAATACGACGTGTCGGTGGGTGTTACGGTAGAAATTTTTGACGCAATACAATACATTCAGAACAATTCAAACGAAAAATGGATCCTCAAAAACGAAAATTACACTATTAATGTGTTGTTTCAAAAATTTTACACCCACAAAACACATGTCGACACACAGATGGAGGACAATGATGGTTTTGTTGGTGTATTAGCTAATGGTTCGCTTATAAAAATTAAAGCGCATCAATCATACGAAATGAAATATACAAAAGATGGGTTTTTTGTGTGCTCATTTGGCAAATTTAAAGCGTCATCAGGTTTATATAAACGCGACAAAATTTACGAAGTAATCATTATAAATGACACCAATCAAATACAAGTAATCAAAGAACGTCCTGACAGATTAATAAGCAACTGAGTGTTTATAAGCGCACATTTTAATCATGTCTCGTCATCAAACCGTGGTAGTGTTTAGTGCAAACACAGATGAAGATATTGAACAATTGGCAAATATGATAATGTTCAACGAAATTGAGGACGAATGGACAACCGAGGAAGAGGAAGAGGTGGAAAACGAGACCGATGAAACAAAAACTGTCTTGAAAGAAAACTCTTTAAGATGTAGACCTGACAATTTTTACCACAAAGAGTTGAAAGCGCGTTTAGAGTCGTTTGAAACATGGCCGGTGGGACTGAAACAGAAACCCGCAGAGTTGGCCGACGCCGGATTGTATTACACCGGTTGCGGGGATCGATGTTTATGCTTTGCGTGCGGGGTGGAACTGGAAAATTGGTTACCCGATGAAGATGTTTGGACAAAACACGCGCTTGAAACAGACAAATGTACGCACATTATTCTTAGCAAGGGTGATGAATTTGTTAAATCGGTAAAAAAACAAGATGATGAACACAAGATTATTGAAGAAAATAATGAAGAAGAAATTATTATGCAAGATGAACAAATAGTAGAACAAGAAAAAAATGACAATGAAGAAAACTGTAGTAGCAACGACCTAATGTGTGTAATTTGTTTAGAAAATCGTCGCAACATGTGTCTAGTGCCGTGTAAACATTTTGTCTTATGCACCAAATGTGCACAAAAAATAATGTATCGTCCCAATAGAAAATGCCCTTTGTGTCGTGTATTTTTTACGCATGCGCTACAAATTTATATGAGTTAAATAAAGACGAATTTTCGACATAAATTTTTTATAAATTTCAGACAAATTTATTATTGTTTGCGTAATTTTTTTGTATAGGTAAACAATTTTCATAAATTTATCTTTATGATAGGCAAATATATTTTGTATAGGTAAACATTTTTTGTATAGGTAAACAATTTTATTTATCACGTTTGAGAAAATATAAAAATTTTTGCCATAAACTCGTCTTTAAAACTATAATAAATTCTTATTTTAATCCCAACAAATTTTTGTAAATTCCCCACTCCATACGCTGAAATCTGTTTAAATCGTCTTTTTTGTGTTGTATCGGCCTATACCCGTTGACATGATTATGAAATAACATGCTGACATAAACTAAATGGTGACGATACAATACATTTTTGTGAGATTGGCTTCGATTAATACATTCATCAACCATTTGTATGGGCTCTCCCATGTGTTCACGATACAAAGCTATCTCAATTCGTTCTAGTTCAAACGGAAACGTATTCACAGTTAGATAATGTCGTGCACAAACGGGACAAAACAGCACAATAAAAATATTGTAATACACCCACTTCAAATTGCGCACAAACGACAAAATATTTTCATAGGAGTCGTTGTGACGATTAATTATTGCATCGTCGCACATCAAACACAATAAATGTATACAATCCCATATTGTGGAAAATGTAAATACAAATTTTTGAGGTTCGAATTTTGATAAATTTAATCGTTTCAATTTGTCCGTATACATATCTTTAAAGACATCGAGGGGTATGTCGGAACCCAACACCGCCGACCACTCTATCAATTCGTCGATCGAAGCTTGGGTGGTGTCAACATCTTTAATCATTCGCAACAAACCGTACAAAAATCGCACTTCATTTTTTAACGTGTTGCGTAATTCATGCGAAGGCGCCATTCGGACCATGTCCAAAATTCTATAAACAAAAAGTGAAAAACTCTCCTTGTAGCGTAACACTGTTTGTGTCTCAACCAACATAATTCTTAGATAATATTTTATGTAAGATGGTTCTCAATTTGTACACATACAACCCTCCCAGAGACACAGTATGCGATGATCTGCATAACGAAAAATCACCATTCTTATTGCAAGGCGTGCTCGAAGCTCTGCACGAACCCAACAAAAGCAAAATGGCGTGTTTCCTAGAATTAAAGCGCGAACAACGCTTAATGTTGTACAAGTTGCGTCAAGATTTGGTAGAAAATTGTCACGGTACATTTTATAGGCACCACATTTTGTTAGATCTATTGAACATGTACAAAATGTATAGAGACGAATTTGACGACGATACGAGCGCATTCGATTTGGGGGTGTGCGAAATATGTTTAGATATGGTGCATACTGTATTTGAATTGTTTCAGTGCGCTACAGATATATTTGTTTTTGTAGAATCCAGCGCCAACGAAAATGATATAATTTATGAACTGTTAAACGGCTTGAGTGAGCGAAAAATTATTTCCATTGTGAAAACTGTTAAAATAAACGAATAATTGTTTAAGTTTTGTATTTTTAAAATAAACGAATAATTGTTTCAAGTTTAATAATTGTTTCAAGTTTTGTATTTTTAAAATAAACGAATAATTGTTTAAGTTTTGTATTTTTATTTTTTATAAGACAATCATGTGGGGAACTATAGTGCTGCTGTTGGTAATCGGCGCGGTGCTCTACTTGTTATGGGCCAACGACAAATTAAACACAAACTCTATAAACGAAAGTAGCGGGCAGTCGGGCGGAGACTCTATTCAATTCACAAACGACGGTCGCGGTAATCTGCGTATAAACAATGCGCGTGTAAAAAATCTAAGAATTGCTCACAGCGATAACGCCTTTAGTAAAGTGAGCGTGACGGAACAGCCGATAACATACGATCAAATTGTCGATCAAGGGGATCGTATCGGAGCAAATACAGTTTTTTTGGGCATAATCGACGCCCCTCTTAGCGGACCTCCTATGCCAACGCGAACCTCGGCAAATGTTGTTGTCAAACAATTCAAGAACATGTTTATAATTTTCAAGGGTGTAGATTACTCAGAAATTGACAACAACACACTGATGGTACGTTACGAAAGCAATAAAATGGTATACGCTTTGGTAGACGCAAGCAACAGTACCTTGCCTGAACTTTTACGCGATGTCAGTTATCCAATTTGCGTATTGACCAACAATTCTAGTGCACAATTAGTATTAAAAGAGTGGGGATACACCCAGGTTAACGACGCGTCTACATTGTTTGTCAAAAATGAAAAAAGCTTTAGGTTGCAATAAAAATAAAACGTAATTTTGATCAAAGTTTTTTATTATAAATAATTTAACTTTATACAATATTAACTTTATACAATATAAAAACAATTAAAAATAAAATAATTAAAAAATTAATTTACAATTATATTAAACAATAATTAATATACAATTTTATACAAACAATAATAATTTTACATTAAATTTGTTTTACATAATTGCTCGAAAACTTGGGTGGGTAGCATTTCATATGTCTAACATCAAGAGCAATATTTAAATTAGTGTACTTTTTAGTTTCTGGATTGTAATATTTCGGATCGGAATTAAATTTACTTCTAAAATCAGCCAAACAGCTGTGGGGATCAACGCGATTTTTCAAATCAATGTGTACCATTTGCGATACATTTTGCGATGCCGTTTCCATGATACTTGTCAACTTTTCTTCGTTGATACTCTCACCCATTTTCTCGTGCACATTTAATACATACATTAAAGCCTCGATTCTAGTATTGTATATACTCAAACATTGTTTGTTATATTTATACGTGGGGTCGTCGATCAGCAAACGTTTGTAGCGCAATTGTCCCTCATCGTCGCAATTGTAACGCAAAACGTTTGCCAAAAACTCCCTCACGCTGCCTATCATTTGTGTATTTATATCGCGGACCTCACAATACGATTTTTTTACATGGTGCTCGTATACACTACCCGAAAATTTGACCGAGGCAACAAAATGATGATCGAAATACAGCTGACCTAAACGATTATCACACGCCTCATCGTAACCATCGCATACAAAAAGCTTATCCTTGTCGTTGTTACATACCAACACCTTGTAATTGCTATAAAATTTCTCCATTATACCATAATTGCGTCGCGCCGAATCTATTCTCGTGCTGTCCACATTGGTCTTGAGAAAAAGTTTGGTCAATGTGTGCGCCTCATTCATCACATACAATTGACACTCGTACTGTTTCACCTTTTCGTCGCGCTCATTTTTATTATTTTTATATTTTTCCTTGTCCTGTTTGTACAGAACAATCATTTTGCCGAGCAACTCCCACAGCGACGACTTGCCGCAATTTGGTTTCGACGTCAGTACCAAACACATTTTTTCGTGGTCGACAGGAATAGCGAGCGAGGCGCAAAAATTAATAATAACCTTGCTATTGGTCGAGTGAAAATTGGTAAAAACACGAAAATATGCCAAACCTTGAATAACGCTGCGTAAATATGGTTCGTCATCGTCGTTACAGTCACGCAAAAACACTCTCAAATAAAATCTGACCATCCATGTGTACATATTGTCTCGATCTGTGCACACCAACAATAAATCTTGCCACACAGACGGATTATTTTGTACCAATTTGTTTAATCGATCATACTCTTGGCCCACGCCTTTAACCGCTCGATTGTGTTCATATTCAATGGGACAGGGGCCCGCGTCTCGCGATTTTTTTATCCACTCTACAACAGTTTCTTGTGTTGTGTTCCAATCCATTCTAGTCATAATACGTCGTACATCGTCAACAATGCGCATTTTTTTTATATACATATCCTCCAGTGCATTTTCGTCTTCAATCACATCGCATCCATACTCATCTAGGAAAAAATCTTTACAATCCTCAATAGTGGTGCATAGCAACGAAAAAAACAATTTGCTCAATTTAGATTCGGGCCACATCAATAAACAAACTATACCTACTCGCAAACAATTCAAATCCACACCATTGTCCACATCATCAGTTTGAATTTTCAACACATTTTGAATCAACTGTAAACACGTCTGTTCTTTGCGCAAAACAATTAACAACAAATCGCTCATTTTATAATTTAACAACCATCTGATGGTAGACTCAAACCGTTGCTTCAACGCAATCGGTACATTGTTGACCACGCCATAGTCTCGTAAATCGGCGCGTAACACTTCAAAGTCGTGAACAATTTTTCGCGCGTGATACATCTTGAAGAGGTCCAAGTCGCAATCGATAGCCGAAAACAATTTGCGAAACACATCTTCATTCAAGTATGTTTGATTGCGTGCAATGTAACTACTATTGATGGTGGATTGAACCAAAAACGGACATCTCTCTTTGTAAACTTTTTTGCAAACATCAAACACGCCGTCCTGAGTGATGTAAAACAAGCGCGATCGATTAAACACCATCTCGTTGACCGTGGTCTCGGGCGCGTCACTGTAGACACTTGCCAACGGGTGTTCTTTACGATTTTTATAATGTTCATATATGCTACCATTAAATATGTAATCGAATCGTCCAGATTTAATCTTTCGGAAAAATCCCATACTTTTTAATTTTTTTGGCAAAACATCATCGGGCATGATTTCCACGGTAAAAGCGTCCAAAACCCAAGACTCGGTTCTTTTGTACACTCTAAAATGAACCAAAAAGTATGCGCTTATGCCTTCAAAAAATCGCGTCATGCCCATCTCGGGATTAACAAAAAATGTGAGCGAATTGAAAAAATCCAATACAGTAGTCTGACGACTGACATAGACAAAATGTTCGTCAAACAACTCCTGAGACTTGTCCTCGTCTTTTACCATCTTACGACATAAACTTTTTAAAAAGTACAAAACATCTTCATATTGTATGGATTTCATGTTAAGCGCCGTATAACAATATACCCACACGCTATTCAATACAATATAAAAATTTGCATATTCCGACAGCTTCATGTACGCTTCAAACAAATTAGGCATGGTCTCATCGGCATTCTGATGCGCTTCCATACCATCCGATATCGCTTTCAGACAGTCATCAATCAACGCATCGATTTGAAATTCGTGTTCCGAACAGGGTGTGACGCGTGCACTATAATCAGTAACCGGTCTCATTACAATATCATAATTCTCTTCATGTTCAGAATCACCGCGCAAATTTGATATGTCCCAAACTTTATCAATAAACGTATACCCCTCCAAAAAATGACACTTTTTAATATAATCTGTGTTCAACAAAAAATTAAACCATACTTTATTGCTCGAATTTACATATTTTTTTCCAAATTTAGCTACAACATTTTCATTGATACGAAACACACTTGTATTGGGTGCACTGTCAGTGTTTGTAAATACAAGTGTATCGTTTGTGTATATTTTGCACGACACATCCATATTAAATCTTGTGCATGTGAGCAAATTAATCGGACCCAATTCTTTGTGACCTTTCAAGGGAATTTCAGGTTTAATTTCTAGTCCAAAATTTAAACGCAAATATAACATCCATCCGATAAAAGTAGTGCTCATATCTGGCCATACAATGTAATCTCCATATATTTGCGAACGACTCATTCTCTCACCCAATGTATTTACAAATTCAAATTCATCATTTTTAGTCAAATTATTATATTCGTCGTACGACATAAAAGGCATCACGGTAATATTCATATAGTTTGGAACCATGCACCAGGTATGGTCTTCATCATCCACGGCGGCATCTACAAGTTTTCGCATCAAATTTAAATCTGTCATCAATCTACGTACCTTTTTAGTGTCATTTTTAAAGTACCAATATTTATTGCAAACAGTATGTGTTTCTTCAACAACATCATAAGAATTCATAATGTCATTCATAGACATGTTGACAGCAATTCTACTAATATTAGCACTAGTTATAGCACTTTTTTCTAACCTTTTCAATCCCCTTATTAGGATCGGTCGTCAGCTAGTAGACACGGCTCACGTCAACGTGGGAGCGTATATCAACGTTTTCCAGCGAGACGGCGACCGGTTGTTTATCGTCGAGCCCGATAAAGTAGTGATGTACAACACGGCCGGCGTTTTATATTATTACTTCGAAGGGGGCGCTAGCAGACGTATGTGTCCCGACGGCGAACAGGCTGTAATCAAATTTACGACAAACGATATTCAGAGCTTCAACGAAACAGGAGAGTATAACATAAGTTGCACAAGAATCAATGCTTTGACACTAATAGAACACTTCAGTGAAAGTCCTAGTATTCGCTTACCTATGCCAGAAGATCAATTTTCCGCTTTGGACGTAATAAACAAAATAATACAGTTTGGATATGCTAAAATAAATTTTAATTAAAATTATCAACCTCCTCCTTCAATAAAGCTTTGGTTATGAAGTCTGAGCCGATTTATATAGCGGCACTGATAAGATAAAAAATGATAAAGAAACGGGTTATGAAGACGAGTTTCGAGCGAAATTTATTTTAACATCAGCCTCGGCCACAGTCGTACAAATTTTTGTTTACGCAAACTTTATTTTGTTTACGCAAACTTTATTTTGTTTACGCAAACAATTTTTTTTCTCGCGTTAACAGCGACACATTTTAAAATAAATTTCGCTCGAAACTCGTCTTCATAGAATTTTGCTCGAAAATCGTCTTCATACAACTTTGCTCGAATTTGGCTTTAGATTGAAATAAATTTTGCTCGTCTTCATAAATAAATAATAAAATTTTATTTAACTAAAAGGTTTACAGATCTGTACACTAATGTTGAATAAAATAGAATTTGGTGAACTTTTTTTAATTTTGTAATTTTATTTATTGAAAGTTATATAAAAAATACAGAATTTTGCATAATATTGTTTATTTTAATCTTGCGTCATAATCTTGAATAAATCTCACAATTTGTTTATGCCAAATGTTCCAATCGTCAACTGGTACCGGGCAAGTTTTCAGATTGACAAAATTGTCATAGCTGATATTGTTGTCGTACAAGTCGTCCACCAGAGTTATGGTTTTGAACGGACCGATTTTATGTTTTTGTATATACCACAACACCACTCGCGGCGATTTTGGTATATTCCTCACATTGTCCATGTCCAAGTAGAAAGGTGTGCTTTTGTATATGACATGATATTTTTCATCAACTTCGGCTCGTGTGCTATATTGACCGACGTGTCGTCCCTCCGACAAAACAATGTCAAAAAACGAATCTAGTTCAAGTTTGGCAAGACTGTCCACAACATGTTCTCGATTCCCGTGACTCCATAGAATGAGCACACAATTCATGCTTTTTAACTCTTCCAGCGCTTTGTAAATTGTCGGATCACGTATTTGTACTTGTTCTTCCTCGGTGATCAGTGTGCTGTCCATGTCGAAAACAACGACGTGAGGCGGAATAAAAAACTTGGTCGGTTCGATACTAAGTTTTTGCACTACATTAATGTCGTATATCAACCATTCGTCCAATAGATTATACGTTGCAGGTTTAATAGCCAATGTGAATATGTGGCCCAAATATGATAATTTTGTCATTGTTTTAAATTTGTCCCTAAAGTCTCTCATTTCGTCTCGTGCATACAACATTCTAACCTTGTATTTCCGTTGATACAGTGTCGACACGCGTTTTGTTGCCAACAATACAATAAACTCTATACAGTTTAGCATAGAGGCGTGTATCAAACTAAGGTTTTCACAAGATTCGACAAACAAAATATGTCGTTTGACAACGGAACAGGTGTTGTGCAAAATGATCCAATCCATTTGTTTAACGTGTTCAGTAAGTTTAGGCAAGAATGTGATTACGAGGGTCTCGTCAAGTTTCTTATTACCAACTATCCTCAGAACGTAAAAAATCGCACTTTTAATTTTCACAACACCGGTCACGTTTTTCACATGTTGTACGCATATGTGCCTTCTCCATCGAGCAAAGAACGTAAACAAATCAGGTTGGATTGTGTGGAGAAGTTGTTGAACAGCACTCGAAACGATTTTAAACTGTACGAGGATTTGATTGCGCTCATGGTGCAAAAAGGGGAAACAAAAAAATGTCCGTGCGAATTGATTTCGGCTCGTCTCAACGATAATATTGCGTACAATGAAAATTTAAAGAGTAAAAATTTCGATATAAAACCGTGCAAACTTAAAAAGGAGCCCATCGATGCTATCCTGTTTAAGTACAGTATAAACTGGAAAAATAGTTTAAACAAACGCAAGGGTGAAACAAAAACCAGCACCAAAAACACCAACACCGCCGAGAAGAGCGTTATTGTTGTAGACGAAAAAAAAATATTACGCAATACACATTTATCACAAATATGCGGCGCAACCGTGAAACAGTGTGTGCATAAATATGTTACGGACGAGCGTCAACTTCGAGCGGGCGACGAATCAGTGTCATTTGTTACCTATTGTGTTTTATGTGGTATTAAAAAGTAAAAATATACACAAAAAGCTTGATTAAATTTGTTTATTCATTATAAATTTGTGTTATTATTTTTATTAAAAAATCCATTACATAAATTTTTATAATCTCCTTCCTATGATGATAATTGTATGTAGATTTTTTTATGTAATATAATTTGTATTATTCATATAGATAACTGCTGCTGCTGCGTGAACGCCGTCGGTACGGGGAACGTGAACGGCTTCTTGATCTAGATCGGCGTCGGCCCCCCATTGAACGTGAACGGGAACGCGATCGACCGTACGGCGATCGGGATCGGGAACGAGAACGACGACGTCTCACCATTATTTGTGAAAATACCTTACTCTAGTATTGTTTGTCTCGATACTCTGTTTCGCTTAAGTCCGATTGGTGTTGTCGATAGATTGGTTACGGCTCGTTTTCTGGTGATCACATCGCCCACCGCCGCCTTTTCAATTTCGGATTTACGCGAATTCTCACGTACTCGATCCAACAGGCGAAAACGTTTATTGTAATCGTTCACGTCAAACTTAATATTTTCCGCCGCGCTCTGCTCCAACGCGTTTATAAATATATTGTTTATGGCGTTAAACACCATTCGACTCATGTCACAATTCATTTCGATATTGGCCGCTATAGAGTCGATTGTGGCCGGATCCTGTTTGCGTATGTGCACATCGGTGGCGTTTGCAGTACCGAACGTTTCTAGCAACATTAATCGTTCAAATTTGTCTGTGTACGCTTTCACCGGATCTACCTCGTTTTCGTATCCGCTCAGAACACGGTTGATATCTTGCACCTTCACATTGGGATATTTGCCCAGTTCATTGTTGACGGCGCGTTGCACATTCAGATTCATATACCTGATGGCGTCCGCATCCAAACGCAAACTGTTGATTCCGGTCAGTTCTCGTATATTCTCTAAAATTGAATTGATATTTTCCGAACTGATTGAGGGCGAACACTCTTTTTCTAGTCTGAACAAAGTGTCTTCGAGAACGATAAACAGTGTACGATATTTGGGCATGTGAGACAAATACAGATACAGTTTGACGACATCTTTGACGAGAAAAGAGGTCGAGGTGTTGCTTGCGCTGACAAAGTAGTTGGTAATTTTTTGTGCAGCCGAAAAATATTTGTCCGTGTCCAGTTTGGTGCTAACCTTGACCACTTTCTCTTTCATCCGGTTGGTTCCGAGCATCTGATGTAATGATCGCGCCAATTCGCCGGACACGGTCGGTGGTTGGCTACCGTTTTGTATAAATTGTGAATACATCATCAAACCTTGCGACGTCACCGTTTTTACACTCATCTCGACGGCTTCATTGATCATTTCCGAAATCATGGACACTTCAATGTTGACGGTTACATTACCGAACAAAGGGAAGAGTTTTTCCCAAAACGGAAATCTCATCTCTGCATCCTCCATTGCGTTTTTCAACTTTTCAATGATTAAAAATAGTCTTGTTTTTGCGCTCATCTTGGCCAACAACTGGGTGTTCTCTTATTTGTTTGATATACATATAAAATAAAACTAGATCGCACGTATAAAATTTAAATGTTACAATTCCATCGTTTCGAAATCCTCCGGTTTCAGTCTTAGTCTAGCCTCGACCAAATTGTCGAGCACGGCCAAAAAATCGTTTGCCTCTTCGGCGCTGGTGAAGGAGATTTTTTCATTTTCATCGTTTATCGATTCGTATTTTGACAACAATTGTGTGATTCCTGTCATTTTAGGCGTCAATCTTTTCAACACATTTTGTTTGCCCAAACTTTTATCATCCATTATTGTAACAGCATCTTTATGTGCGATCAACGACGCGATAAATTCTGTGTTGTCCTCTACTTTTTGTTCTTGTGGTTTGCTGTTAAACAATGTATCCTCCATCTTCTAATCTTAATAATACTCTATCAATATAGTTTATCTGCTTTACACAATAAATATTTTTTGCGTATTTGAAATGAATTTATTTCAGACAGAAAAATACAGCACACTAAATTATGTCCATAATTTTCTGTAGATAGATAAGTCTTTTTTTTAACTTAAATTTATGCTATAACGACACTTTTTTGCAACAGCCTGGATACGTCGTTTTTAAGATCATATTTGTTAAACAGTCTGACTACACACTCTTTGGACACGACAAAATTTCCCCAACATTCGACGAATAGGTCCTCTTTGATTTTTTTCAATTTAACCATCATTTGTTCAAACTCTGGCTCTGAATAGTCTCTGAATAAGACACGACAAACGTTGCGCATTTCTAGGTATGCGGCATCGCTGACTACAACAGTTTTGGCTCCTTTGGCTACCAAACGTTTTTCGTTGCGAACTTTTGCTTCCAAATATACACGCAAATAGAAACCTATAAATATTTTGTGTACCAATTTCCCAATCTGCTTAGCGCTAAAGTGTTTCTCCATAAACTGTCTGAGCGGAGTGTAGACTTTTGTGTTGTAAGTACTGCTGGTTAGGTTGGTGAGCAAGTATTCAACATTTTGCGGAACGTATTCGCGACACGACTCGATCAGAACGTTACACCGTTTCATGTCCCAATAATTGGCAGTGGCTTTGTCCGACAGCATATTGTGAAAAAATTGCAACAATGTGTTGGTTATAATATTGTCAACACTGAATACTTGTTCATCGATTTCGCTCATGTCCGTTTTGAACAGAGCAAAAAACAACAACGGTATACCTAGCATAGGTCTGAAGAATATGTCCCAGCCGGACTGCAGAGTTTCGTCCAAATGCGTGAGAGCCGCAGACATGTACGCCGCTCTACGTTCGATTCCAGTTTTGGTCTCGTCAAAATGCACACTAGCCAACGGTTTGAAATATGGACCCACGCTTTTCATGACACACTGAAACGTAGGCACTTGCCCAATAAAATCGTTATCTATAAACAATTTGAAAAGCTGTTTTACTTCTTCGTCGCTATCGGTTCTTTGTTCGTAGTCGCGTTTAATTGTATCTATAACATATTTGTACTGTTGAAAAAATGTCAACTTATCGGTAAAATCGAATAAATGTTGCTGCTGAAAGTATTCGGCCAACAAAAATGTTAAGGTGTCAATTTCGTAAGCTGTAAGTGTGCAAGAGAACGTGACTCGTTTAGTGTCGACTCCTAGTTTTTCGCACAACTTGAAAAATGTTAGATTGTATTGAATTTCATATTGCGTACTCATTTCGACCTTAATATAAATAAATTGTTTGAATAAAAAATAACAATTATCTATTGTATAAAACTATTTTTATTGTATAAAATCATTTATTGTATAAAAAATATTAACAACATTGTAATAAATATCAAATACCGTCTGTTTTGAATTCAATTCAATGTCAAATTTTGTTGATGCTCAAACGATATGTGAACAAATAATGAAACTGGATGACACAGAATTTGATGATGCCATAGTTTTGAATACGTTCAGAACGCTTAAAAGTGTCTGGTGCACATACAATAGCAAAAATTACCAACTACTCGAACGTTTTTTAAAATTGCTCACACCCGACCATAATTTTTGCAAAAATGTAACAATCGGCGAATATACACACATTTTAAGAGAACACGAACTACACAATAAAGAAATTTTTGAAAAAACTTGGCATTCGTATTACGATTCGTTGAACAATGGCGATTGTGTACCCTCGATCAAAGTGAAAACATTGGACGATTTTATATACTGGATTGGGCAACACTGCAAGAACGATCACGCCTTGGTATATACCTTGTACACCACAACCGACCTGGCAGTGTTAAATAAGATATTGTCAGATTTGGGTCCACGTGTTCGCAATGACACATGTCATACGTGTAGACAATTGTGCAAACAGATTATATCGAAAATACGTGGAACAGTTTGACTTTGTGGAGATATTAGAACGAGACCTGCCTCCACCTAGACTACAATTACTGTCGAATCTGTATCCCCCACTCCACCACACGCCGCTCGAGTCTTATCACATAGTCAACCAATACATTCGTTCAGTGTTTAGTATAAATTCGGTAGAAAATAACAATAGTGATACAGTGTAAATCATCATGTCTATTGTGCCCGTTACCAACGCTTACATTTCAATTCTGTCCAACGACTATGATAACATGAAATGGGACGATAAAATTGTATACGATCTGAACACCAATAAAAAAAATACATCCGATTTATTTTTGTGCACCGATTTAAAATGTATATCTGCACCGTACACTAATATTGACCAATTGACAAAACATATCACCGTGCTCGACGAGGGTTGTGTCGAATACAATATACAAAAACTGGATATATTCTGCACGGAAAACAAGACCAAAACAAAAAAATTGTACTCGATCGGACACAAATCTATCGGAAAACCTAAATTGACTGGGTTTTGGGATAAGGTCAATCTGAAAATGTGTCAAGCCAAGGCCAAATTTTTAGTGATGACGCCCAACATTGAACCCGGATTGCGACGCGCCGCCGAAATGCTAATGGGGTATTACTTTAAATTGACTCGTCGTCAGGAGGATAATGTGCCCATCACCGTGGAAGAGGGAAGCGTTATCAATATCCCCGATGATGCGACACAACTGGACAAGTTTTATTCTAAATTTTTTGTGCTTGAAGAAAAAGAGAACACGAAAAACATTGAAAATAATTGTACCGATGACAAATTTTTGATTAGACGTATGACCATGAAAGAATTTAAAAATTTGTTCGAGTTGAAGACAAACGTGAGTAGTAGTCACGAATTTATTACATACACAACGTTTAATGGTGTTGAAGAAAAAATTAGCGATTGCACGTTTTATCTGAAATACACTCCGATGTTGTTCATATATATAAAAAAACAAAAATCTACACTCAAAAAAAAAGATTGCAGTGATGATGAGGAATGAAGTTTTTTATTGTATGTATAAAAATAAAATAAATGTATAAAAATAAAATAAATGTATAAAAATAAAATTTCTTTATTTCAAATCCATTATAAATCCATTTGAAATAAAATTTCTTTATTTCAAATCCATTATAAATCCATTATTATTCAAAAAACCATATTTATAATTGTGTGCAATGTTTTCTTACACGGTATTAAAATTGACTCATCAAAATTATCCTCTGTATCTAACCAAAACGTTGATGACGTACGCTTACGGGCCAGAATTAGTCAAAAACGTGGATTGGAACAGAAGCACTCACATTAAGTTGTATATAAAGCGAAAGAGCGCATTGAATAAAATAAGGAACATGTCTTTTTATTATCCGGACGGCACAGTATTCAGTGTGGACACCGATGAAGAGGAAACGTTCGAAGATGACGGCGTGACACCGCAAGATTTTTGGTACGACGATTATTAGGTTAATTTTTAATTTAGTTTTGTATAAAGTTTAGTATTGTATAAAATTTAGTTTTGTATATTTATAATAATAAATAGTTTTAAAACCTAATCTGTTACAGTTTTTATTCTATATCCACATTCTACCATTTCTTTGGGCAGACATTGTTTTTCTATCAAATCATAGTATGTTTCGCCCACACACCAACCGATTGTTACTCCCGCGATAGGACCGCAAACAGCCAAATGATTGCACTGTTCAACACCAAACATGTTTATATCAGACACGCCGTTTTGATATGGTTCGCACAATAGTTTCGGTTCGGCGAGTTCAGGGTTGAATCTAGATCCGCAGTCAACAAACCAATAATCCCTACACGACATTGTAGGTTCATCATACCGCTCGTGCATGTTACAGCTCATCAATTGATCAAAATTATTATAATACTGTTGACAATTGGTAGGATCTGCTCTTGGCTCTACATTTATAACACGAGTACCTGAATTTAGTATAAACAAACCAACGAATATGGCAATTGCAAAAACGATTAAACCTTGAACAATCATAACTTAAAATAAAATAAACACACACAACATTTTCTTTATTTAATTTTGTAATTTATCATATGAATGAAATGTCTACGCTTATTTAGCCTATTTCTGTAAATAGTATGTATGCAAATTGTTTATACAACACAATTAACACAAAATTGCGGTTTACAACGGAACCTATAAATCATGTACCACAAATCCTCAGTAGCTGGGAGCACCCTGTCATCGCCGCATATATAGCATCTGCTCCATTTTTTTTCCTCATAAATTTTCATCATCATGAAACGTAGCTTGGATAGTTTTTACGATCTGTCTTTGGCAAAGTGTAACCGTAAACCGGACGACAACGACGACGAGTATGATTTGATGAAACGTGTTCACACAACTTATATAATTAGCGAATCGAGACTACGAGAAACAGACGTTTTGATAGTTGTACGCGTAACAAACAACAATTTATTTGCTTCACGAATATGTCTACATGCAGGTGACATGAAACTTTACTCAAAATGTAAAATAGATATATTGCGATATTTAATACAAAACAAACGTGTAACCAATGTTGACAGTTTACACAGTGTGTATGTTGTTGTATAATTAACAATAGTACAGCCATGAAAAATCTTGCCTCAGACACTGAATAAATCGTCTGTCACGAGGCCAATGATGTATTAATTTACGTAATAAAAACATATTTTTTAATTGAAATGATGTAGAAATTTATGTTAAATTTGATAAATGTTGTACAATAGAATTGTATATAAACTTGTGTGTTACTCGACTAATGTATTATTTGAAGAAATGATTAGAACCTTTTCGATACTGATGTGTTATTGTTTTATTAACGTATCGTGTGTTGGTATTATAGAGTTTAAAGCGACAAAAAATAAATTGTGCAAATATATAGGCGACGAAACAATCTACCCTAGAAGCGATAACAGATGCGCACCTATACATTTTAACTTGCACAAATACAACAACAATTTGGTGATCAATTTCAAATCGGGTGCGTGTAAATTTTTATGCATAGACAGATGCGGACAATTGTATCACAATAGTGTGTTTCACACCGAAGATTGTCTGTTGACAACGGCAGCGTTCGAAAATGTCGATACGTTAAGTGTCAATAGAAAAAACTATTCAGATTTTATCGCAGCCGACGCGTACATGATGCCTGTCAGTTTTTCTAATGGCGACCATATGCAACGTATGCACAAATATTTGGCGTTGGAATACAAAATAATTAACAACAATATTTCGTGTCCCCTTTTGTTGACACCCAGCAAAACTACTTATGATTGCGTCGAATCGTCGCACCGTTACGATAATATTGATTACAAAGAGAGAAGACACTACCGAGACTATTCGTGGTGGCGAAAATTATTGATTATGATCGGTTATGAAGCTTATACCGTGCCTAGAAACAATACGTTATCTTTTATAGAATACAAAAATTAAAATGAAGACGAGTTTCGGATAAAAATTTTTTAGAATCACTACCAACTTTATGTCGACAATTTTTTTTGTTTGCATAAAATATTTTTGTTTACACATAATAATTTTGTTTGCATAAAATATTTTTGTTCACATATAATATCCAAGACTTGAATAAAAATTTTATGTTTTAATTCGTCTTCATCATTGAACATTAATTCGTCTTCATTGAACATTAATTCGTCTTCATATCTGTTTTTAAGAATTATAATTTGGATATGTAGCCATAAGTTGTATAGCTGTGTCGTATTGTGATTCGGGCATAGTGTTTTCGGTAGTAACAAAATGCACTTCTCTGTTGTGTCGAAGCAAACCTACTTGATATGTGTTGTTCACATTTACATGTAATGTAACCGGAACGTTTTGTTTATTGTAAAATGTAGGATAATTCCATATACACAAATGTTTTACCCGATCCAAGACTGGATGTGATCGGTCTCGCAAGAATAAGTAGCAACGTCTACGGTAACCCAATGACGCGGAACTTCCTATACAATAATTTGGGTTACACTGTAAATTTCCACAAACAGTGTCGGCGGTGCATTGACCTATGCCGTGTACAGGACACTGACCTTGGCCAGAAGATTGCGTAAATCTCCAGTAACCTTGAAACACGTCGAGATCGGGTAGATACAGCGAAATAGTCTGTGACTCGATCTGAAATTTAAGTAAAAACGGTGTAGTGACATTAGCTGATGGATGAGGTGTTAAACGTCTAAACAAAATTTGTCTGTACTCGGGTCGTACATCGGCCTCGTCCACATTAATAACAATATCGGCATCGCTAGTCACAAGATCGCCGCGTGCCCAAAACAATTTTAGATCTCGTCTAACATTGTTGTTGAGCAACGGCTGTATGCACGCATTGGTGATAACGTGGCTGGCCAACATTGATTGTGAATTGTGTACGGGATACAGACCGTCGCTGATGGGACATTGACACATTGTCAGTCTGGTTAGATCGTTGCCAATTACAACAAGACTGTTCAAGTAGCCACTGTGACGAATGCCGGTAATCGGATCTATGGAACACGGGTCGGGCAAGCATATGTTGGCACCAATTTGCATACGATATATCGGATCCAGGTGTTCCGAATCGGATGAAATGAAGCCAATATCGCACGGGGGTCTTGCGTAAAATTCCGGTTCTAGAATAATGTCTCGTATAATTTTCGGGCGACAGTATGGTGTGTTGGTTTCGCTCAATGCCGGCACATAACCCGAATTACAATTGCACATCAACGGACTTGCGTTTATGTCTTCAATGATTCCGTGTGGTAGACAACCAACAGCCAATGTGCAATCTTCATAAATGTTTAATTGTGTTACGAGTCCTGGTGTGTTGCACATACAAATCAATGCAAAATTTGAACTGTCCACTTGTCTCAGAACCCATGTTCCTGTGTTGGGATTGCACGATCTGGCTCGTCTGTTGTCCAACGCTAGACAATAACTTTCTCCAGGATTGATTGTCAACTGTTTGTCGTTGGGCAATTCTAGCAGAACGGTGTCGAGAAAATGCTGACACGAAGCCAAACCCTCGACGCACAGTTGACAATCGGCATTCGACGTGCACGGCGTGGGTGTGTCATGACACGAAAGTTCGTTGGCCTCAATGATGATTTCATCGGGTGGTGATGCAATTGGCACGTGATCATTGTTGTGCAATACAAATTTATCATAGTTGTCTTCAAAGTTTAAATTGTTAATAGTATGCAATATAACAAGAACGAGTACAATAAGAGAAAAAATTAGCAAAGCCATCATGGGCTTAATTAAAATAGTTTGTGAACAAAATTAGTTTTTTGCAAACAATAGGATAAAGAAATTAATTGTTATCTTTGATTAGTTTCTTTGCAAACAATAGGATAAAAAAAATTAATTTGTTATCTATAGAGAGATTAGATAATAGATAATGAAGAAGAGATCCTTTATTCGAGTTTCAAGCTTGTTGGAAACATGACGTACTCTGACGATCAGCTGTTAATGGTGTGGTCATCGGTTAGATTTAATCAATCGCGTTATTGGGCGTTTGTGTTGGAAAACGGTACCTGGCGACACACCGACAAGAACACTGGCAGCAAGGTTTTTAATAATTTTGACGCTTTTCGGAATTATGTGAAACAGAATGGCGTGGTGGAGATTCATGTGAAGCAGACTATAGACAATGGACGAGAATGGGTGATCGATGTCGACCACAAGGACACGGACCCGCGCATAGTGGAATTGAAAAATATGATTTCGCACGCTACCTTTGAAAAATTTTTCGGTGAAAATTGTGTTCGAATAATGTTTTCGGGTAATCGCGGTTTACACATTTGGCTTGATCATAACCAATTTGATTATAGAGCGTGTAAAAATGTGCGTGAATACTATTACGACACTGTGTTGAAGCCGCCCGACGTGATTATACGTGAATTTGTCAACAAGGGTTCTTTGCACGATTGTTTTTTACGTTCTTTTGAAAACGAATGGATCGTACGCACAATTTGCACACTATTCCCCAATATTAAAATGGACGATACGAGCGCGCTCATTAAAAATTTTTATCCAAATGTCGACAGACAAGTGTTTGTCACTCTCAAACAAATCCGAGCTCCATACAGTTTTCATCCAAAAAGCAAAAGATTTAATTGCATACATAAATTGTGCGATAATTAAATGGTGGTGGAAAATGTGTAATTTGTTTGGAATGGATGAGAGAGTAGAGAACATTGAGGAACGTTTACACATTGTCGAACACGAATTAAACAAAATGTATAACATAAACAAATTGTATGAATCAGATGAGAAAGTTAAAAAAAATGACAGTACGTTTTATGAAGATTGTGAAAAATTGGCAATTTTAATGAAGCCTAGAATAAACAATCACACCCAGATTCAATACATCACCGGACATGATAACGTATTCGATATGAGAAAAGATATGTACAGTCAAATGGAAAATGTGTACGAGACATTTGAAAAAAATGTACAAAATATTATTGACCATGTCAACAGAGAACTAGACACGAGAGGATACAATATTACTCAAATTGGAACCGATAGTGTAATTGTTAATGGTAATTATGAAACTGTTTCAAGATTAGTCAAGAGCATTGTAAATAATTAATTAAATTGATTTGTGTTTAATCGTTTGATTGATGTAATTGATTTTGTAATGTGTGTTTTAATAAATTTTTTTATATCAATTCAAGTTTTATTTGTCTCAAGCTTTATTTTGCAAAATAAAATTTAAAACTCACAAAATAATAGAGAAGCTTGAGCTAAATTTTATTTTGCAAAACAATACTAAAAATTAAACAACAAACTACAATTTTTATTAAAAATGTATTTATTCAAATAATAAAATATTACACAGTTACAATATAGTGTAGTTACAATTTGAGTTACAATATAGTGATTTGTGCAGGTACAAATTTTATGACAATTTTACCCAAATAATTTCCCTTATCCCCGTCAACTTCATGATACACATTAGGATTGACAACTCCAGTCTGGTATCCTACCACCTTTTCGACAAATCCATCGGTTTCGGTCACAATTTTTTTTCCATCTTTCGGAACTCCTCGATCCATCCACTTGTAAACTTTAATGTGCAATTCTGGTACTTGGTTTTGTGCAGCTTCTTCGTCATATTTTGCCATAGAGCTCAAAAGTCCCAATTTAAATTCCATAGTTTTACCATTTTCCATGAAACCGTTGAAAGTAGTCGATCGTCCCACCAAACTTATTTCTTTAGAGCTAAATGTATACTCGGCCAAATATCTAGACGCCCATTTGCACTCCACCTCCAAAGTAGGATTGTTGACACCCACCACCGACACTATTTCCAAATCAAACTCTTCGTTTTCGTTCTGACTAAACACGAACGATTTAAAGCGTCGCACAGGTTTTTGGTCGTATCTCACTTCGATGGCACGCAAATGTTTAATAAAAGACTCCATTTTAGCTCGATTTCTTCTCACTTTCTGACTCTGTCTCGGTCGGTTCTTCCTTTTTATACTCGCCGTTTATCATTGAATACAATAGTTCTGTTCTAAATGTGCACAACAATCCGTTTATATCGCTCAGTAGGTTATCGCTAAATTGTCGCACAAATTTTGTGTTGTCATAAATTTCATCAAGTTTTTGTTTATCCTCATCCTCTTTTTGTTCGCCTGCCAACAAATCACGAACCAATTGTCGTAGACTAATGTAATTACTAGATTGGTGGTCCGTGATTACACATAAATATTTGCACACAATTATAGCGTGTATAAAGTTTTTGCCGTTATTTTGTATTTTGTAGGCAGCATGGGTGTTGTTCCATAATTGTGTCCCCGTGATTCGTGTAAAAGGCGCTAACAAATGAGACAATGCATTAACTTCTACATAACCGTCCACTTGTTTATCTTCGTTAGACACAATAAATACCTCAATAGGCCCAAAGTTGTAATCGAACGAAGACATTCTTAGAATACATTAAAAAAGAAACAAATAATTCGATTCATAATATTTTATTACACAAACAACAAATTTTATACATAATATTTTATTACACAAAAACAACTAATTTGATACATATTTTATTACACAACATTTATACATACTATTTTATTATACAACATTTATACATAATATTTTATTATACAACATTTATCATAATATTTTATTATACTTAATACAATTTTTGACTACATTTTTCACTGTCTACACACCACATTAGATCTATTTCAAAAAACCGACTCGAATCACCGCTCTTGTACACGTGTTCAACGTTTTTTATATAATTGAAAAAGTGTCGATAGTTGCTGTATTTGTATGTGCACAATTGTTTGTTGATCATATAACTAATGTAGCTAGGCAAATTCATTATTTCTATGCGCCGCACCAGTTCGTGTGAACGAAATTTTTGACGTAACATGTCCACTTTGTATTCGTGCTCGTTGACATTGCGTTTCAATTTTATATTGTAACTGTTTGGTTTTCTTTTCAAATAATACAATTCTCCCAATAAAAAGGCAACATACACAGCGTATTTATAGACTTTGGTGTTATCTTGCCACTCTAGCACAAACGGATCGGCAAACACACAAATCCTGTCAAATACCAGCCCCGTTTCTTCGATAAACTCTCTGATTGCGGTTTCGTATTCTTTTTCGCCGGCATCGTGTTTGCCCCGGGGTATGCTCAATTTTTCCACAAACGGAATGTGTTTATTGTACTTTAAGTTTCGATTTACGTTGTCGTTGTACGATTTATTTGCTTGCAAAATGACCGCTTTGTTATCACCTGTGATCACCAACAGACCGGCGTGTTTAACCATCACAAGGCCGAGTCGCTCAATTTCCTTACAAACAAATTTACATATTAAATAAATTTATATATAATGTATTAAATAAATTTATTATATATAATCCTTCATTTTTATCTCTACAATTCGGTTGGGATTATGTGTGCCAGTGGTAATTCTTTTGCCCTTGATAAAATCTACCTTCAACTCCATGTCGCTGCGAATAGTTTTATTGTATGCGGCGGCACGTTTTAATGCGTTACACCTACGAGAGTTCAACTCTAGCGGGTGCATGACTGGCGATTTCTCCAACGTGAAAGAATTTAAACATCCCCCATTAATTGTTTCCAACACAACCACCGTGTAAATGTAGTACAAAGTTTCGTAATCTGAGTATTCAAAAACGAATCTATTTTTTAAACAATAATAATAGAATTTCATAGAATTATAAATGTAAAACAAATTGTTTGTATGCAAATATGTTTCTGTGTCGGTGACAAACAACAAATTTATCAATCTATGCTCGTACAGAGGAGTCAACGATTCCAACACAATGCCGCTGTTTGTGCATCGTATAGCGCATACATTATCCAGATAATTGTTTGTAATTACATTATCAAAGTGTCTATTTAGCAGTTCCATGGCATATTGTGAGTTGTTGGTGTCAATTTCGAGAACGACAAATACATGAGAGCACTTGTATCTTTTCGTAATATCCGCCACACTGTTTAGATTGGCAAATATTTTCTCCATTTCTTCACTGTTCCATCCTCTACAATTTTTGATAACAGCATTATTGCCTACATGATGTTTAAAATCTAATCCACTCTGTATCAAATTTGTAGTCATACGTATACTCAATTGTTGACCCAACGTGTAATTGTCCTCGTAGCTACGTTCCCACAAACAGTTTTCTACAAAACGTAATAAGCGCATATAATCTGGCATTGTTAGTATACGTTTGAGACGAACAAAATCACCTTTGTACCATCGATCTTTCAATGCCAGCGCCAAAAACTCCATGTGATCGGTGTCAGTAAACTTGCAGTTTGCAAACAAATCTAAATCTTCGGGAGTACTCTTGTCGACCATGTTCATGTTAAAATGTAGCCATTCGCATTCATACCTAATAAATCCCTCTTTCACAACCAACACTTCGTTATGCCTAAAACAATTCAACGGACACCAATACACGGCGAGTTCTTTTATCAGATATTTTACACATTGCGGAAAGAATTGAGAAGTAAATTTGTGCACTGTCAAAAATTTAAAATTATTATTATTATGAGATTCGACACGAGATTCTGTCTCCATGACAACAACACACTATTACAATATGTTGCCGTTGACAATTTATTAAAAATTTATTATACGTAAATAATTCTTTATAAGACTAAAATATTTGCGATGTCATCTCTTAAAGAATTGTATAACGAAATTGTAAAAACTCAGCAAGACATTGCTGTCACATACAGTCGAGTTGTTGGCGTTGAAAACGAACTTAAACGCAAACTAAATGAAGACAATAAACAAACCAGCATTGATGTAAGATTAAGCGATTTACAAAAACAAATAAGCGAGGTGATGGATTTGCTCAACAAAAATAATAGTCAAAATGATACCCAGAATCAAACCAATACTCCACCTCCAACGAATAATCCGCCTCAAACCAATACTCCACCTCAAACGAATCAAACCAATGAAGATCAAAAAAATCAGCCTCAAACCAATAAAGATCAAACCATTAAAAATCCACTTCAGGAAAACGGTCAGGATTTACCCAACACTCAAAATCCGCCTGAAAATTCATCAGAAAACCAAACTCTACCTGAAAACAATCAAAATTCATCAGAAAACCAAACTCTACCAGAAAACAATCAAAATTCATCAGAAAACCAAGTTTCAGAAAACGCTCAAAAAAATTAAACAAACAGAATGTTGAATCACTAAAATAAACTGATAAAACGTGGGGCAAATTTGAGATAAGAAACATTATGTATCGTATTATCGTTAATGATGGACGTTCCTACTTTGGTTCCGTTCGGCCAGATTCAATACAAGTCTACACATCACCATTATTGTGGTTTTTATAGTTTGACAGTGCTAGCCGAAATTGTCGACAACACGGTGGTTGTGAACGGAAAATTGTACACAGTGTCAGACGAAACCGCCATTGACTGGGCCTACGACGGGATCGACACGATCATTAGCGAAAAACGTCTTGTGTATACAAACAACGTGTGGCCTTTAAACGCGCCAATCTATAATATCGAACATCAAATTGTGGGTATAGTGACACGCGGAATTGAAACCACCGATGGAGACAATTGTTACGCTGTTCAAGATGGATTTCGTTTGTTAAACATACACTTGTCCAATGTCAATTTGTTAGTACGAGAAAAACGTAAACCTATTGTATATGCCGACCAACAATTTGACACCAAACAAGAATTGAATGTATATCTAACAAAAAATAAAAGCGCAGATTCAAAATATGGCGCAATTATGTATCACACAAATAAACTCAACGCTCAATTAGTGTTGTTCGCAAAAGGACATCAAATTAGCAATATACATTTAAGAAAAAAAATTTTTGGTGCTTTGTAAAATTAAACAAAAATAAAATTTTACATGTGTTTTATTTTAACTAAAATGTATTAATTTCACCCTATTTATTTTAACAATACTTAATTACACCCTGTATACATTAATATAAATATTACAATAATTTAGTTTAAATAATGTGGTTTAAGATTCCTAAATTAAATTAACAACCTAAATTGGTACCCTTATTATCTCTTAAACTAGTGACAATTTAATTTTAAATTTTTATTTATTTCTAATCTTAAACTACGCCTAGTTACAAATTTTTCATTAACAATAATTTTAACAAGTCCCGTAATTGGTCCTCGACACACGCCGCAACGATCGCTCTCCTTCATCCAGCGACGCAAACACGATACACACCCGTAATGTTTGTTACAGCCACGAAATTTTGTCACCACATTACATTTTATTTTTTCCAAACACACATAACACTCTAATGTATTGTCAAATTTTACATATTCTTCATCACAATATTTTTCTCTAACATCTATGTTTACACTTTTAAGTATACAATTTTGCTCGACAGAAAAAAACAACAAATTAAACCAATGCGGTTCCATCACATAATTAGGTAACAATTTTTTCATTAATTTTGTATTATATAAATACGTATAGTCATAATTTAACAAAACCAATTGCATATAATACATTTTATTATATTTGACAAACTCGTCAAGCACAGCGTAGGTTGCGTTCAATGTTCTAACCACGCGATCGGTTTGCATTATACGACCCAAAAATTGATAGGGAAAAATTGACCACGACTTCAACGGTTTGCACACAATAGCCGATGGACCAGCATAGTCACACTTTTGAAGATAATATTCTATTTTTAAAATTTCTTTAGATGTACTAGATTGTTCATCGATAAATAAACACTTTTGCAAATCTGTATAGCAATGTTTAATTTCAAAAGTACACTCTTGACAATAATGCGGGCGCACATTTATAAACAAACTCATGTGAGCCATTCTAACAACAATTATTTATAGACTGAATTAAATTTAGAGTACAAACGTTATTTAACAGAAACGCTATCGAAAGGATATCGATTAGATAGATTATCGATTAAAAGGATAACAAAATTTTATCGATTAAAAAGATAACAAAATTTTATCGATTAAAAAGATAACAAAATTTTATCAATGAATAGGACAAAATTTTATCAATTAATAAAATAACAAAATTTTATCGATTATAACAATTTTTTACAATTATTTCGTATCAACAAAAACATATTTAATTTTAAACAAATTCTCCGAAACATAAGTGCGAACATCTACATCTACATAATTTTTCAACCTTTTCTCAGTATATTTAGACATACAATTATAATTATACACACAATCCAATATTTGTATACCTTCATTTCTTCCCATGTTCAACAACGACGACAAACATGCAGCCATCATACGTATACCAACTTCCAATTTGTGTAGACGCAAATTTTCCTCATATTGTATAGGATTCATCTTCTGCCAATACTGGATGAAAGGTAAGCGTCTCGAAGACTCAATCATGGGCATCACAGCGAAAAACTTGTATTTTTTATTGTAAAACCAACCATGCGGTAAATAAACTCTCTTTTTGATTCGATCAAAATTTTTCTTGATAGGTATATTTTTTGGCATGATGTTATTTATTTAATGAAAGCTTTAAAAGTGACCAAAATGGAGCTTGACTCATAATTTATACTAAAATTTAATCGGATAGATATCGATAATTTATCTATTATTGATAAGCTTCAGTATAAAAACAGGGTTAAAATATGATAAGTTATCAAATAATAAAATAAACCGTTTAAAACAACAACAATTAAAATGGTGTCGAATTTTGTAGTTCGTTTGCCAAACGGTTGGTACTATTGCCAAAAATTTAACGTGTTCTATGTTGATCACAATTCTGTCAATCTAAACGAGTGTTACAAAATTTGCAAAAAGTGGTGTAGAATCGACGAAAAAGAGTTTATGGAACATGCACAAGTGTTGGTGTATTGGTGTAATCCGATACCAGAAAATGTACCCTTTGATTACTTTGTCAACGATTCCATGATAAACGAACGATTGTGGCAATTGTTGGGTATTGGTAAAAGTCAATGCGGATACAAACCGTGGATCGCATCTATGTACAAAAACTATGAAGACAACAAGAATGGTGAGATGGTGACACGTGTACCTGTCGATGAAGAAAAAGTAACGGTTTTAGTGCGAAACGGATTGCGGGTTGAAAAAGTTTAAGTATTTTTTGTTTGTAAATTTTATTGTAATTTTTTTTACAATTTGTATATTGTTACTTTAAATCATGTATTTTATATAAATAATCATTTACTTTTTTTCACTGTTAAAATTATTTTAGGTTTTGTTTAAATAAAAAAATTTATTTAACAAATGTGTTTTATTAGTATTTTAAGCAATGGCCACGCCTACACAATTGGATATTACCAATGCCGTAATTTATGTTTCGCATCGTGATACGCTTTCGTTTATCACACGATGGCGCAAAAAATTTCCTCACATTTTAATTAATTATTCTGTAAAATGGGCTACTTACGAATATTATGTGCCGCCGTCGATGCGAAACAAAAGCGGTATTGCGGTAAATTTAGAATTTTCCAGTGAGGGTTGCGAGTCTATGTCGTGCTTTCCTTATACCGAAACCGGTGTCATAGATTATTTACACTCTCCAATTGGAGGATACACACAAACTTCAAACACACCCGTACAATACAATCAGCCGGCCTGTTTCCATTTAGACCCAGCGATGGCGGCGCGCGACGGTAACATTCAGTCTGTAGAGTTGCGCTATCAAAACAAAAAATGTATAATGGTTGATAGTTTTACAAAGGCGTGGATGAACGCTCCATACATTCGAACAAGTCGTCACATAGTAAAGGGGGTGGACGATGTGCCCGGCTTTGACGTTTCCTACGATCCCAACCCAATGTTTCCAGAGAGAATTGTGGGCAAATTTAACGATGCATATTGTCGAAGATTTGGCCGCAGCGAGCGCGATAACGGTTGTTCACAGCCTTGGTATGAAATTTTTATATCTTTTGTGTTAGGCGAGTCGATTTTTACCACTTTTAAATTGAGCGCTCAACATGTTTTTGCAGAATTGCGCGATTTTGACTATGCTAGACCTAGTGCCGTTTTACCGCCGCCCCCGTCTCCCGAAGGTTTGGACATGCTCGAGGCGTGGTACAATTTGAGCGACACTACGGTCGATATCGATAGAGAATTGAAAATGGTGTACAATAACGAGTTTGGTATAGCTTCCGACGAAAGATTGGTATATGTCGCCAATAAAGGTTACACTATACTGAAACTTGATGAGGAGTCTAGGAGGTTAAACGAAAATCTTTTATTGGAACTGTTTCAACGTCGTCAAAAAGCGGCTGCACGCAATTTAGAATCGGAAAAATCGCTAGAGGATATTATCGTAGAATTTCTCGAAGATCACTCTTTCTTGATGAGCATCTTGACCGACATGGGTTTCAATGTGTTGGAATCAACACTTAATTCAATGCTCACCCAGCTCAACAAAGTACTGATACCGGCTCTTACACGCATGCTGTCGATGCAAACGCGACGTGTTACCGCTGTTTTGTTGGGCGAAACATACAAAGCTAGCGTGGTACACGCCATGAATCGAGCGTTTGTATCGACAGTGAGCACCGTGGCAAAAGCTAGTGTCAGGGCTATCAGCGCCGCCGCTTCCATTGCCAATCTTGCGTTGACCTTTCTAACTATTGCCGACTTGGTGTTAATGATATGGGATCCGTTTGGGTACAACAATATGTTTCCCCGAGGATATCTTGACGATTTATCATCTGCTTTTTTAAGTGCATATTATGAAAGTATAGATGCGCCCACCCGAGATCCTATCGAATTTACACCCGCACATTTTGCCAATCTAATCATTGACGACGATGAGGAGTATTTTACCGAGAGTATGTTACACATGGCCGATTATTTGACATCGCTTACGGTAAATAGTAATGGTCAAATTTTAGATTGGGATGATGGCGAAACGGTGAGCGAAATCGATGAGAGTTCTCTGGTGGGCGCAAGTTTAGCCGCAAACGACACGTGGACTTATTTTAAATGGTTTTGCAAACGTCACGATAAATTATTAGGTATAAAATTTAACAATGATACAACAATTCAAAAAGAAAAACCACATATATTAAAAAATGTAATAGTTGGAACAGGTATTTTAGGTACAATTTTCAGTCTAATTTATTACACTAAAAACTATACAATTTTGAGTAAAAGCGAAAAGACACAAATTTCAACACTTTTGCTAATACTAATTATTTTGTGGTTTTTAATATTAATGCTACCTTCCATACAATATTATACATTAATACAAGACTTTTACAAAACATAAATTAATACATAATATAAAACACCTAGATTTTATACAAACAAACCTAAATTTTATACAAACAAACCTAGATTTTATACAAACAAAACTAAATCATACAAGCAGAAAATATGAAGACGAGTTAAAGCAATAATTTATTTTCAAACACGCTATACAAATGTCGACAAAAATATTTTGTTTGCAAACAATTTTTTGTATACGCAAACAAAATATTTTTGTCGACTATTAATGTATACAAAAAATTGTTTGCAAACAAAATATTTTTGTCGACTATTAATTTTTCAATTTTGAAAAAAATCTGTCTTAAACTCGTCTTTACTAATATTTTAAACTCGTCTTTACCTCGTCTCTCGTTGACCTTGGGGGGGAGGTCAATAAACTTTATTTAGATGCTGGGGTCAATAAACTTATTTATTGCATAATATTTTTTAAGAAAATGCGTGGCGTGTGTATTTTGCAGGGTGATGTCTCCGGCACCATTCAATTCATACAAGATAAGCCTTCTATGCCTATGACAATAACTGGTGTATTGTACAATTTGCCCGAGGGTAACCACGGATTTCATGTGCACGAATTTGGTGATACGAGCAACGGTTGTACGTCGGCCGGCGAGCACTTCAATCCGCACCAAAATCAGCACGGTGGACAACACGATTCTAATCGTCACTTGGGCGATTTGGGAAATGTGCATTCGACCGGTTGTCGGGTAACAAATGTAAAAATTGTCGACAATATGCTATCGTTGTACGGTGAACACAGTGTGCTAGGTCGGAGTCTGGTAGTGCACACAATGGAAGATGATTTGGGTCGTGGCGATAACGAAAACAGCAAAATAACGGGAAATTCGGGTGGACGTCTAGGTTGCGGCGTGATAGGAGTACAAGAACCAAAACTTATTCGAGTAAGATCATTCGGTGCTCATGTTGACAAAAAGTGATGTTTACGCAATAGTGAGAGAGGTCATCAACTATAAAAAGTCTACAGGAGACACTACAGACGTGACAGCTCATGTGGAAACCTCGCAATTTGCCTCGATCCATAGGTTTATTAAGGAGTACGCGCAAAACATTGTCATAAAACATTCAGATCGCATAGAAACTCCAGTCACACCACACCTAAATCGTCTAAATTATATATTTAATTTGCCGCAAACAACAACCGAGGAATACAATGGACACAAAAAATGAAGAATCGCGCGTATACACCATCAACATTGAACACGTAATCAATCGCGATACTATTCTCGATTTGTTTGAAAACCCCAACTTTTTACAAATGTTGCAAAACAAAACTTTGACGGTGTCGTTGAATGCACAAGTTGATAGTGTGAAAAAAGTGTTGCCAAAAAAGAAGAAAGCGCCCGTTCCCTACATAATCAATTCGTTCATATTTTACACTTCGTTTTTGAGCAAGGCCGACATCAAATTGAAAAAGTTTAACAAGGCATGGAAAATGATGGGCGGTGGCGAGGAAAAATCGCACGAATTTAGACAGCTAATCGAGAGTCTGGAAGCGTTTCACAAACGTTTGATTGTGCAAGAAAGTAATGGGGACATGAATAAAAAGGCAACCAGCGAGCTGAGAAAATCTGTAATTCATTATGCGCAAAATTTATTGGCAGCAAGTTACAAGGGAGAGAAAATCACGGCACCCGAGGGCGATGAAACTTCCAAATTTTATTTAGCATGCAAACAATTGTACGATGCGCGCGAACAATTTCAGGACAAATGCGAAAAATTTAAACAGTTTTTGCAGCAAAACAAATTTTTCAAAGAAGACGAAGACGACGAAGAAAGGGCTGCCAAACGTCGTAAATCTGTAGAAAAACGACGAACAGAAAATATGGTTAGCGATATAATTGAATAAAATATTAAATTGATTTAAATTGTGTTTTTATTTAACAAAGTATACAATAGAGAACATATAATAAATATTAACATGATACTAATTACAAACATTATTATATATCTAAAAATAACTTCATTTTGTTGAAGAAAAACGTCCAACTGATCAAAATTGGTAATCATGACTTAGTAAATTATAAAAAATAATTATATCTAGGCGAATGTAGCTTCATTCTGTAGGAGCCGACATCTTGATGAAAATGTTGATGTATGCCGCAAGGAGTTATGCTGAAATCGTTTCTAGGATTCACGGTGGGCAGATTGAGCGGTACTATACCGGCGTTTGTCACGGCAACACTATCATATTCACAATACAATCGCACGTGTTTTTCCTCGCCGTGTAAACGATTCAATTCGACAAAAATATCGGGAACCAGTTTGAATGAATGTATCAGCGAAGTAAATTTTTCAACAATGGTGTGCAACGCCAATTTACCGTTTGCGTCTATGCCCAACAATTCAATTGCGCTCAAAACATATCGATAACTGGCCTCGTTCAATACTGTACACCGATTAGCAACTCGTGTTCTCATTCGCCGTCTCGTCATTTCCCACGACAATTCCTTGTGTATGTTCATAATCTCCTCGGGAGGTAAGTAGATATGAAACTGTGAGTTTTTATTCAATAACCCCATCAATATTAACAATCGTTTTGTATTCAAAATTTTCACACCCATCGGAGTGTTTTTGTTGAAAACGATTAAAAATTGCGAGTTATTTTTAATAATGTCTCTGGTTTGGCTCAAACCCGCACACTCGCCCTCGAGATACACCATCTTGGTCGGATTATAATTTATTTGTAGAGGACACCTCATGTTTATAGAATCGACAACATCTATGTGGGCATTTGGAATGTTATACAAATTGTCGCTAAACACAACATTAAACACGTACGTATTTGATATTTTACTAAAAGTTTTAATGGGTACAATCACGTTCCAATAGACAATTTGACCGTTTTCGGTGTCATTATTTTCATCAAAATTTGACACATATTTTTTAACACGCACAACTTCAAATGTTAAACGTTGAATTTCTATTGCGCTTTCGTCCTCGTAAGTAGGCACAAAAATTGTTAATAAATTTGATTTTTTTTGCACCATCGCGTATGGGAAAATAACAAATGCATCGCTGACCGTTATAACCGTTTCCATGATCTTAATAAAAACGTAGAAAAATCACAACAAGCTTTATATAAATGTAAACACCAATATTCTTAACACATCAAACAAGATTTGGTAAGAAAACAAAGTGTACAAATAAAATTAAGAAAATGCAAATTTTTGTGAAAACTCTAACCGGAAAAACTATAACGGTAGACGTCGAGGCTGGCGACACAGTTGGCAGAGTCAAAGAGTTGATCAGCGAAAAAGAAGGTGTGCCGGCCGATCAACAGCGATTGATTTTTGCCGGCAAACAATTGGACGACGAACGTACATTGTCCGATTACAATGTGCAAAAGGAGAGCACTATCCATTTGGTGTTAAGACTGCGTGGAGGCGACGATTGGATATGTATATGCACCGAAGAAGGAGTGTGTATGACCAAACGAGGTTAATTATGTAAAACGATCTTTATAAAATAATTAAATAATTATGTAAAACGAGCTTCATAAAACAATTAAATAATTATGTAAAACGATTTTTATTTTTTATTTAACTTTTACATATTTCCCCAAAACTTTTGGTATGAATTTGTGTTGATACAACATGTACTCTATTTCCTGTCCACGATTGAGTTTCGACAAAAACAATAAAAATAGACACAAAACTGTTGCTACAATGGGTAAAATCATGTTAAATTAAGATGGAGGCGACAACTGTGTGTGCGAAAGAGTTTGCCAAACAATTGATTGCGGACAAGTGTAAACGTTTAATAGAAAGCGAAAATATGTTGCCAGAAAAGGTGATGGCAATAGTCAAACGCGCCCACCGCGAATACAACGAATCGCCAACAGACGAAAACTTTAACACTATCAAAGACTTGATTTTACAAACAAAATATGTGGAAGAGAGTGTAGAATATAAAAATTTTAACCGTGGAACTTTTTTGATAGCTATAAATCTTATTGTTAACAAGTGTCAAGATTTGTTTCCCAACTACAAGTCGTTTTTTGTAAATGCCGCAAAAAGATTGGAAAAAATAGATCCAGACATGAAATCCTCACCCAAAGATATGTTGAAACACTACTACGAGTGTATAGAGGAAATGGAGAATCCAAAAGTAGACGATCACTACATGGTGTCGTATGCAAAATCAATATGTACACGAATATTGTACGACTGCGTAGCGGATATGACCAATGTCAACGGTAGCACGGTTAACATACACGCCAAAAAATTAGTTTTAAACAGTAAAAACGTGGTCCCATTGTACAAAATTGACCAGAATAAAAAAATAAATGATGATGTTACAAAATTGAACAAAATTGATGTAAAGTTAAATAGGGATGATTCAAAATTTGATGCAAAATTAAATACAAAATTTGAAAATAGAGATGATACAAAATTTGGTGCAAAATTAAGCGAAAGTGATACAAAATTTGTAAATGATACAAAATTAAGCGAAAGCGATTCAAATATTTCGCAAAATTATGACAACATTGAACAAAGTTTTGATGATGAACCTATATTTGTGATGCCCTTGTTCACTTTTCAAACAAACTCTCTTCAAAGTCACCACCAAATCTTAAATCCCTTTCATGCGGTAGTTTGATTTCAGTTACACGTTTAAAATATTTTTTGTCTGTAGTTTCATCGTATGCGCGTCTTTTGGTTCCGAGCGGTTCAGATGAAACTGATGGGGTAGATGAAACTGATGGTTCAGGTGAAAATCTTACTGAGGATTCGGATATAGAAATAGGCTCAGATTCTGCTATTGAAATAGGTTCAGATTCTGCTATTGAAATAGGTTCAGATTCGGGTACTGAAATAGGTGTTATATTTCTAGGTTCAGGCGTAATTCTACTAGTACTAAATGTGGACAGTACAGTTTCGGGCGAATATCTTGATGCATAATTTATATTAAATTGCGCTACTTCGGAAGGTGGCGGTGTAAATGGTGTTGTATTACGCTCATAAATTGACTCTTCTGATACGTCTACAACAGAATCGTCATCCGAATCGAGTTCTATAATAGTATTTGAATTTGAATAAAAAGGATTTGTGGACGCATTATACAAAAACGAATTATCTGTATTTTGATTTGTGTTTTCATTTAGTTGCAAAGTAGACTGGTTTCTTGACTCTATATTCAAAGATTGGTTTTGATTTGTCGAATCAGACTGATTTGTAGACTCTTGGTTTGTGGATTCAGACCGGTTTGTGGATTCAGATTGGTTTGTGGTAGAATCAGACTGGTTTGTAGACTCTTGGTTTGTCGATCGGTTTGTAGACTCTTGGTTTGACGATTGTATAGATCGGTTTGTAGACTGATTTGATTGAGCTATAGACCTATTTGTTGATTCTGATTGAGCTATAGACTGATTTGTTGATTCTGATTGAGCTATAGACTGATTTGTTGATTCTGATTGAGCTATAGACTGATTTGTTGATTCGGATTGGTTTGTTGACTCGGATTGATTTGTGTTTGAATTTAAATTAGACTGGTTTGTAGATTGTGTATTTGGATTAAAACTAGATTGGGTTGTAGATTCTGTATTTGGATTGAAACTAGATTGGGTTGTGTTCGTTATATTCGAAGATTGGGCTATATTTGGAGTAAAACTCGATTGGTTTGTTATATTTGGATTATATTGGTTTGTTGTGTCAATTTGATTAATCTCATCCTCCACCATTCTCATCAATTCTTCGTTGTCTTCTCTATCCTCGGGGTCCAATACCATTCTGATCAATTCTTCGTTAGTTTCGCGATCCTCAGGGTTAATCAATATTGGATTCTGATTTAAATTTCGACAGTCATTTGTCAATTTTGTGTACGCTTCTATACATTTTTTGTATTCAGTTTGTAGGAAATTATTATCATTTGCGAGAGAATTATTTTGACTTGTTAAATTTTTAACGTGTACTTGATTTTGCAAATTTGTGTTTTTCGACTGTGATTGCAATTGTTGATAATCATCGTTCAATTTTTCCAAATTTTCCTTTAATGTTTTGTTTTCATTGTTGAATTCGTGCCATTCTTTGGTTATTGTCTTGTTTTCCTCGTTTAAATTGTAACATTCCTTGCTTAATTTTTTGTATTCCTCGTTTAAATTGTAACATTCCTCTCTTAATTTTTTGTGTTCATCCTTTAAGGTTTTGTATTCCTCGCTTAATTTTTTGTATTCATCCTTTAAGGTTTTGTATTCATCGTTTAATTTTTCAATCTCCCTTTTCAATGCCGAATTTTCATCGGTTAATTTTTCAATCTCCCTTTTCAATGCCGAACTTTCATCGGTTAATTTTTGATTTTGATCAGTCAGATCGTTAATTTGGCTATTTAATGTCGAAATTTTGCTATTCAATTGCGCAGCATCTTTATCTTTCGTCAATTCTGTTATTTTTCGATTCAATTGGTTGATCGTGTCTTTATCTTTTTTTATAGTATCTTTTTGTGTTTTCGACTCTGATTTTTGTGTACTCAATTCGGTTTTAACTTGCTCCACCTTAATCTCGGCATCGTGCAATTTTCTGCGCAATCTTTCAATTTCAACCGAGGGCTCCGATTGAGCCAAACCGTAATTTGTAGCTATAAAATTAATGTCTGTAGTAAGATATTCGAGAGATGAGTCGCAAGCAACAATCATTCTACCCATTTGCAATATAAATTCGCGCACAGATTTAATGTCGGTCAATGTTGGTCTTTTAGTCAGCATTCGTTTAGATTCGCGCAAGACTTTTTTAGTTTTGACAACACTGTTTTCGTCATCATCATCATCGTCTACTTTAGATCTACACTCGTTCAAGACTTTTACAAGCAAAACTTCAGTATCCAAACTGTTTAGATCCAACCGTCTATCTAACCATTTACTACCGTCATATTTTAACCCGCTATTTGCTATCAATAAATTGCGAATGCGCTTTTCTTTTTCGGTGCACATATGGCTGTTCCGCGCTAAATTATACAATTGTTTATTCATACTGGCTTAAAATAAAGAGTAAGAATGGATAAAAATGTCGACATTGTGCTCGAATCGTTTGAGGTGTGGATGAACGATATGTACCAACGACACAGAAAAGTCGATATTGTCAGCAAACTCTTGGTAAACGTAGACATTTTGGTAAGAGATTATTTAGAGGAAAAACGAAAAAAATACATCAAAATTGACAATATGAATCGTTTATTGTTTGATGACACAATTAAATAAAAATATTTGAAGACGAATTTATGGCAAAAATTTTTTCTCAAATCAAAGCCGTATATGCAAACAATTTTTTTTGTTTACGTAAACAATTATTTTGACGACATATTATTTTGGAAAAAGTAAAAAATTTTTGCCATAAACTCGTCTTTATAAAAAATGGACAATTATCTTTGTACAATTAAAAAATGAACTTTATCTTTGTACAATTAAAAAAATGAACTTAGGATTGAATTATCTTAGTACAATTATCTATTTAAATCGTTCCAGTTTATGCGGTTTCTGGTTTCTCGATACAATCTAGTGGTGGGCTCGTCGATGCCGTTGCCGCTTAAAGGTACTACTCCGCGCAATGTAAAGGTGTACGCAAAATCTGTGTTTTGGTTGAAAATGGATGGTGGACACATCAATTTGTCATGTGTGTATTCTGTAATAGGCGAATCTAAAGATAAACATTCAACCCTGAAGTTGTAATCGTGGCCGTTTCTACGATTGGTAATAGATGCACATTTGCTGCTAGGATCGTTGATGTCAATGTGTTCCACACGCGTAATATTGGCAGATCCACAATCGCAAATTCCCCTTTCAAATACTGGTTTCACGTCTCTGTGAACAAAATTCACATTAGTGCATACATTCGGCAAACATTCTATTGGGTTTAGTGGATTGGTAAATAATTGATTGTAGTGTATATCGCGAGCTTGATCACATACGACTTGAAACCTTCTACTCCCGTTCTCCATTGTTTCGTCCCAGCTTTGTCGAAATGTGTTTATAGACGGATTTACGACTCTATTCAGCAGTTTATCGTATAAAACAATTTTATCCAAGTCTTCGCTCAATATTTGCGTGCTGTGCTGACGACCCGCTATCTGCAAAAGATTAGCCTCACCCGCAAAATATCTGGGATCCTCGGCGATGCACGTCCACTGATTTACACTGTGCAAAATTATGGAAGTTTCGCTGTTACAATTACGCGGCACAGAGTTCAGTGTACAATAACCGCCAGAAGGTAATCTTTCACCGTTAACTATATACATGTCGTGTTCGTGCACAAAAAAATATACAGCAGATGGATTGTCGCAGATTAAAGTACAATCAAATGTACCGTAATCGGTGTCGGTGACTCGTGTAGGCACGCTGAAACAACCGGTTGTATTGAAAGACGCGTGCCAACGCAATGTTGGTAATGTGTGCAACGGTGCATAACGTGGTCTAGGTTCTCTATTTTCCTCCAAGAAAAGGTTTCTTTCAACAGCATCTTCATACATATTTGTATATGCTTTATGTAAAGGAATGTACATAATAAAAATAAACAATACGAAAATAATGACTAAAACAATATACATTTTCGGGCTTAAATTTTAGTTATATAATTCTAAGGGTCTGTTGCCGCAAGATACCATTTCCAACGGTTTGCATTCTTGTAACTCAATATCGTAAGCTGATCCGCGCGGACAATATAACAAAACCGGCTCCATTGTTATGCACACATAATATTGTGTACAATTGTCGGGGTTAGGCACAAATTCTACTTGATCAGATTTACATATAGGCGGCGGTGGTGTGGGCTCAGGTGGTGTAGGCTGAGGTTGTGGTGTAGGTGTAGGTGATGATGAAAACGACATTACTACAAATAAAATAACAAATACAAATAGACCCAACCATATATATTTCATGATTCTTAATTACAAATTGAATTTATAGCTCAAAGTCTATATTTTTGTTGTAACTTCTCTTTATTTTACAAAAATAAAAATATTTCCAAATGTACATGTCCATGAACACACTTTTATGATGCCACGGTTTTTTGTCTCCATAATAGTTTATAACGTATGGTTGGTTATTGTTTTTAAGCACGCAATATTCACCCGCATTCCACACGTATAAAGGAGACAATTGTCTGACGGCAATGTTGCAATTAGCCAACGCATGCGCCAACACAATTTCGTCGTGTCCGTTATTATATCTGGGCGTGGTCAGCAATTCGCTTTTTTCCTCGCTCAACAAGTATTTTATGCAATTCGATACCCTGGAATTTGGTGTAAAAACAAGCGTGCCCGTAAACCCTAAAACATTAGAATTTTGCAAAATGTTTCTCAAATCTGTTACAATTTCGCCGCATTTGATAGATTTATACAATGCATTATAGTTACCGTTGAAGCACATTGCCCACTCCCATTGAAATAAATGATCAATATTGCGCAATACAATTTGATCGGCGTCTAGGTACACGCAACGGTCATATACGCTCATCTCTAAACACCTCCATTTCGTAAAAGAGTAATCAATCCATTTTGAGTATAGTTGTTCTTGACGTTCGGTTAGAAATTTGCCACATTTGTAAAACATATACGGCACGGTCACTACACGATCAAATACCTTGTGCAATTCTCGGGTGTGTGTCACATCGTTTGTGATCATACACACCAATTCGTGTTTAGTACCGCTTTTATGTAAACTTTTTGCCAAAGCAACCGCGCCCTTGACATAATTGTTGCCAAGCATTACCAGAGTGACGTAAGCAAAACGCATAAATATGCTTAAAATTTTGTTTTTATTTTGCGTCAAATTTTACACTATAACATCGCGCAAAATTGATGACAACTCAAATTACAACAAAACCGATTTAGAGAGTCAATTATTGAATCAAGATTTAGAGATTTTATCAAATCAAGATTTAGACTTTTTGTCGTCGAATCAAAATTTCAATAAACAAATTAATGTTCACAGATTGAAACGATTTACAGTTGATCAAAACATTTACTGGCCAAACAAAAACAACATAACATACAGTATAGATTTGAGTAGTGTGCCAAAATATTTAGATCAAAATTTAGTGTTGAACGAAACACGACGAGCGTTTGAAATGTGGCAAAATTCGATGATTAAATTTAACATGGTCAAATTTAACCAGAGCAATATAAGTGTCAAGTTTTATCGAGGCGATCACGGCGATGGACTAAAATTTGACGGACCCGGTGGATATTTGGCGCACGCCTACCCTCCTCCCAACGGTCAAATACACTTGGATGCCGACGAACACTGGATCATTAACGACAAAAACAGTGCTGACGATACGGTGTTTTATTTTACAGTTTTGTTGCACGAAATCGGTCATGCGCTCGGACTTTTCCATTCAAGCAACCATCAGTCGATAATGTATCATTTGTACGATGGAGATATAAAGTCTTTGTCGAACGACGACACAAATGGTGTGGATCAATTGTATGTGCACAATCCAAAATATGTAAAAAAAATTAAAAATAGCATAAAAAAAATTACAACAACTACTACTACCACAACCGAAAAACCGACAACAATTAAACCCGAGCATTTGCCCGATTGGGTGTACGCTCCCATGTCAAATTCAATCAATCCAGTGTGCGAACAAATACCCACCACCGTTGTGTATATTCGAGGCCAATACTACATTTTTGACGCTAAACAATATTGGCGCTATTCAGATTATACCTTTGACACCCTTCTCGAACACAGATTGTATCACGACGGATTGTGGCACGAAATGTGCAACGTAAAAACTGCCACTACAATCGGCAACAAAATTGTTTTAATAGACAGAGAAAATTTGTGGTACGAATACAATTCCACAATGCTAGACAAAGTTAGAGTTTTAAAAACCAAATATCGTATATTGTTTGAAGAGGCCTACGATAAAATGTATGCGGTGGACAATGAACACAAGCTCTATCTGTATACGTTCACCGACAACTGTATATCAGACGAACCCAAAGAAGTGGGTAATTTTTACGACAAATTTATCGGTGTACGTCATCTTGAATGGGTTTTTGTTGATGTAAACAATGTTGCTCACGGTGGCGTAGGTCGCGGCAAGTGGGCGTTTAGCGCATCACCGTCAAACGACAAAAATTTGGGTCACATCTATCACAGGTCTACGACAATTACACCCCTATTATCTCAATGTTGAAAATAAAAGCTATTACAATTGAAAAAACACGTCATTCTAGTGTAAACATTTGATCAAAATGGTGGTGCCCGAAGAAAATTTGTGCAATGTGATTCGACAACACGGTCAAGAAAAAATAATGACTGAACTGATGCTAGCCTACGATCAAGAGATGAAACAACACCAAGAACTGGTGACAAAATTGGCCGAGCAACTATGCAACAGAGACAACGAATGTAGCGAATACGAAAAAAAACACAAAAAGTTACAAGATGATATACAAAGTGTGCAAAAACGGTTAAAATTGATGCATAAAGAAAATAAGTGTTTAAAGAAACGGTTGAAAAAATCGCTAAAGTTCGTGTCTTATCTGGATAATCAGTTAACCCTGATCAAATCTTCTGCAATTTTTTTCAAAGGTCACAATTTATAAATAAACGATTTTGAATAAAAATAATGTTTCATTTTAGCCAATAAAACAATTTATTACACAATAAAAGCAATTTATTACACAAATTAAAGAAATTACACAAAGAAGATTTATTACACAAAAAACAAATAACAATTCAAAAAATAAGTATGTTACATTATCAAGTTATTGTTTTTAATTACAAAAAATTACAAAATATCGCTAAACATTGCATACACGTAGTTGAAAATGAATTTCAAGAATACACAATTTGGAGGGGAGAAACCAACGCAGTTCACAATTTAATACAAAATAATAATATTTGTCAACAAAACAATAATATTTGTCAACAATTTGATCCGGTTTACAATTTTATAAACCCTACAAAACATGTCATTACATTGATCGGAATTAGAGTATATAACAAAAATCAGCTAAAACAAATAATTGAACGCGAACAACATCGTGTTATAAATTTTTACGATAATTATGATGTAATGTTTTTGAATGATTAAATTTCATTGATGTAATGTTTTTAAATTTCTTCAAAGATGGACCACAAATTATTATTGTTATTAATACCACTTTTAATCAGCATATTTTTCATCAGTCTATTACAATCTCGCAACAATTGAAGCAATGAACGCAAATCGCGATCCTGGCCCGTGACACAGTATATTTGAATTTTAAAATAAACTTGGTCTAGATACGGTTTCATTGTTGCGGTATCTTTTTTATTCAACTGTTTTGCCAATATCATAAACAAATCTTTTTGTGCAAAAACGGTGTTCATGATTTAAAAAAATATCAAATAAAATAAATTTAAGTTTTATTTATACATACAATTTTCACATACAAAATTAAACCTATTTTAATACAATAAAATTCAATTTAAAACAAACCTAGATTTTATACAATAAAATTCAATTAAAACAAAACTAGATTTTTACAAAACAAAAACTGATTTTATACAAATTTATACCAAAAATAACATAATTTATACAAAACCAAAATAGCAATAAACAAAAAATTTAACACAAATAAAATTTATACATTAATTTGACTTTCTTTTTTAATCAAATAATTCACTTGACGTACACATTTATCGTCCATCATGTAAAATTGTTTCAAGGCATCATAAACACACGTATTTTGACAATTTTTACACTGCAATTTTTTCACTACCAAATAACTAAACTTTTGTCTATGTAAATAACGATCCTTGCGAACTCGAGCACATAATGCATTAAACGATGGTAAAGTTTTAGCGTTCGGAAATTGATAAAATATTTTACGATACAAGTCAATAATTTTTTGCCGATTGCCCAGCGACGTTTCAAAGCATACATTGCGTTTATATTTATTGTATTGCACTTGTTGTTGATGTTCATCGTGTTCCTCAAAAGATAAAGACTGTTGCATCAATTTAACCAGGCACGATCCTTGAACAACAAAATACCGACCGCCGGATACAAATGCCGCATTTCCATCGATACCCTTCCATCGACGCAAAAAAATATCAACTTTATACATAATCTTTGGATCAATTTCGTGTCTAGGATTAAACGTTACCGGCTCCATTCTATTCATACATATTAATAATTACATCTCCTTTAGCACGATCGTAATCATCAATGTCCAAATCAAATTTAAACATACGCACCGTTGTAGAATTGTTTTCTTTTGTAAATATCACTCGTTCTACCTCTTTGACCACAATTATTGGCGATTGTCCCACACAATTCACAATATGTTTAACTTGATCGGCATTGGCAGTTATGCACACATGATAACCGCGTTCGATCACTTTTTTAACAAGCTCTTTGGAAAAATTCGTATAGTCCATCAAACACAATTTGTTTTTAGTCGAATCAAAACTTGACGATTTGTGGTAGATTGTAAAATTATAGTGTTCCATTTCTGGTTTATTATTGAAAAGTCTATTTCATAATGATGTTGAGTTCGTTTCAGCTTTTATTTATATAGTAATCTTTATCACTGTTATCTATTTTTATCATACTGGCTCTGTTATCTATATACCTCTATATAAATAGCTTACTGATCATTTAGAATTGTTTATTCAAACAAACATGACGTCTTTTTATTATTTTTTAATAAATACTGTTAATCCAAAATATTTAAACTGCGTGCTCGACTGCTTGGACGTTATATGTGCAAGATATGATGGAGAAAATTGTTATGTGTTGTGTTGGAAGGTGAAGAACCAAACAAATTTTGACTCGCTCACACTATCTCAGAAGCATGGTACGGTGAACAAGATAAAAAGCGGTTCAAATTTTAGACGCGCTATCGACTGGATCAACACGGCACCGGGGAATGTGTACAGATCGTGTATAAAAAATGACAACTTTACAATTTATTAGAATAATTTTTGTAAAAGACTGTATTATGTTAATTATGTTTAAATTTTGTGATAAATTTTTTTATATTGTATAAATATAATTATTGTATAAATTTTTATACTAAATAAATTTGTAATTTTATAACTTTGTTTTTGCTATAAACTATTCCAAACATATTTTGCACCAAGTTCTGGTGAGAATTGATGATTAAATCTAATGCTAGCTAGTGGTGTCGAACCGCCATATTCAAACAATGTTTTGTAAACTTTATCATGTTTATCCAACATTTCCTGCACCAATTCTTCTCTGTGTGGTAACACAACTTGTACAATTTCAAGTAAAATATTTTTGATACATCGTAATTCAAATTGCGTTTTGTCGTATTGCTGTTGAAGCTCGCGATAGGCGTCATCTAAACGATTGTATTTGTTGTTATAATTTTTTAATTGTACCAATATGTCCTCGTGCATGTCTTAATTTCTATAGATAAAATAATTTTTGCTCATAATTTAAGAAAATAATGGCAGATCCTCGGTTGATTGCACCATCTTTATACACACAACCATCCCCGCCGTTGTTTTGTGTTAGTCACACGGCATTAATTTGCACATTATGTTTAGTTTTATTAATTTTTGTACTCTTATTTTTGTGTCAGTCGGGTTGCAGCAATAGCGATACATGTGGGTGTGATAACGATGACAAAAGACCAATTGTCAGACCGCCACCCGCAGAAAACGATTTAGGTATTACACCACCTGCACCTCAGCCTACACCTACACCTACACCTCAGCCTACACCTGCACCTCAGCCTCAGCCTCAACCTGCACCTCAGCCTCAGCCTCAACCTGCACCTACACCTGCACCTACACCTCAGCCACAGCCAACACCTACCCCAGAACCTACACCTACACCAGCACCTCAACCACCCGCTGAACCCGCACCCACACCTACACCTCAACCTACACCTACACCTACACCTACACCTCAGCCTACACCAGAACCGCCTGTACCCGATCTGCCTGCAACGTCACCGCAATTGGCAAATTATCACGACTTTTTCAAATCTACACTAAGCACACAATTTGCACAAAAAGCGGAAAAAATTGTAAATCCTACACGTGCATTTGACAATACCACCGTTTTTGTCAACCTAAGACCGTGGACGAGCACCGCTGATTTTGGTACAATGTGTCACACTGTGATAGGTTACAGCGTGCGTTATAATACACCGGGCGATGCCATGTATCATGACGCCGCGTTGGCCGCAAATTTGGTGAACAGTTTGCGTTTGATAGGTAAAAATTTGCCCAACACACCGCCACATCAAAACGCCCCGTGGGGTCCGCCTGCTGATTGGTACCATTTCACGATAACCATGCCTGAGGTGTTTATGAATGTCACATGCGTACTCTCCGACACTGAATACTACAAAGAGTGTGCAAAATTGACAGCTCAATGGTTGGGTGCCTATTTACCCACTGCTACATCTTCCATGGGATGGACACGAGTTGCGGGCAACGCTATGCGTATGGGCGTGCCATACATATACACACAATTATTGCGCGGCAAAACATTAGATAACATTAAAACAGAGCCTTCCGTGCAGACAGTATTAGATATAATCAGTTTTCCGTATGTAAACGAAGGTAACGGATTGCACATAGATTCGATTTATATTGATCATCTAGACGTGCGTGCCTATGGATACCTGATAAATTCTTATTTCACATTCAATTATTATATACACTGTTTCGGCGACACGGTATTGAATCGAGAAGGGTTGACAAAAAGTATCGTTAATGTAGCTAGTCCCGAGGGAATTGTGAATCCGGCTGTAATGTCACGAAACGGCACACTTTACTCGCCCGTGATCGGTCATTTTGTAGATTATCCGCTGGCTGTGCATTCGGCCGACTACAGCAAGGTTCTTACAAAACTGTCGAATAAATATTACGGTTGCGTGGTGGGCACAACTACTCGTTTGGCGTATTATGAAGCGGATCCTACAAACAATACACAAGCGTCATTGTGGGCGATGAACCGTCGCATATGGAATCGCAGCAAACCCGTCATAAATTACACTAGACAGAGTGTGTTGTTTGAGTCGGGCGTTTTGAATCAAACTCCAAACGGTATGCTGCCTCTGCCGTCCACCACCACGTCAACGCAATCGTTCCGACCGGCGATCGGTGAAACGGCTATTGTAAAGACAGAAAATTGCGGCGCAATGTTGAGCTATAGCAAATTTTCAGAGCTGAACGATCTACAGTTCAAATCGTGCACATTGTACTATGAAGAGGGTATGTATCAACTCTATTATCAATTAGGGGTGCGTGATGGTACACTGACTATGAACGGTCGTGTTGTCGTACTGGCGAGAGACACAAACCAACCGACGTCCGAACCATCTTTTTCGGCGCAACGTGAAAATTACGGCAACGACAGCGACGGAACTACACACAACGGTGTTGTATGCAGACGAGTGCCTGTAGACGGTTTCAATGTGGCTTCGTTGACGACACGTATGCAGGGAGATGTCGAAATTGTGGAGCAAGTGATACATTTCGATGCTCTACACAATAATCGCGGCGTGTGCTCGTACAAATTAAACGTGGAAAACTATCACGACGAATTGCGCGTCTTTCAACTGTCATCTGAGACAATTTTTGTTCGCGTCGACAACGTTAGAGCTCTATTCATGTTCCCAAATTTATTGCTAATCGAGGATAACCGCGCTTCATTCAGCACAACAGACGAAAAAACCCGTCTCGGTGTGGACACGATCGAACAAATGTTGGATTTGGTGCAAGAAAGGAGAATTTTGTCGCCTGTAAATTGTAGACTCGAAGGCGCGGAATATGTACTCACGGATCCGATTCCATTTTTGCAATTCTGGTTCGATCTTGTTTGATAAGCTATGAATAAACAGATTATAGAATTAGCAAAAAAACATTTACAATGTAGCGAACGCGACAAACGAATCCGCAATTTGTTAATCGCCAACAGCGGTATGCGTTTTGAAAAAGATCTAAATCCGGTCACACTGCACCGGCTCGACACAGAAGAATTGGTGGTGAAAATATTAAAGTACCTAAATTATAAAATTCGTAAAAAGTTTAAAAACGACGATGAAAAAAAAGAGCCTGAAGCTATGGATTGGGATGAATACGAAACTGTTGAGAGAGCAGAATCAATGGAATACAATCAAAGTGGTAGAGAAAACTTAGAACTATTGAAGCCTATGCAACCCGCCAATAAAGAGCAATTTATCGATTTTGTGAAACAAATGGTGCGAGTTATTAATCAATGCTATGACAACACCGAATTAGACGCAAACAAAATTGAAGAAATTGTCAATTATTTGTTTGCGAAAGAAGTTCAAAACGATATGACTAAAAATTTTGACCCGAAAAAATTGGAAACGGTTTATACGGACAAATTGAACAAGTTGAGCTCAAACTATGAACAAAAGATCCAAAATTGTGAACAAGAAAAAGAAAAAATACGTGAAATGCACACCGAAAAGAGTAACAATTTAAAAATGCAAATTGAGGAATTAAAAATGCAAATTGAGGAATTGACTAAATATGCAGACCAAGAATTAAATAGACTCAAAGAACAAACAGATTTGGAGATAAGTAATTATAAAAAACAATTAGATGATTGCACGACCGAGTTAAATGATTGCAGAAATGAGCTGAGTAAAAACAAAACAGAATATCAAAATTATATAAAGAATTGCAAAAAATGGATAAACGAATGCAAAACAAATGCACAAACTGAAATAAACGAATCCAAAACTAAATATCAAAAAGAATTGGAGCAAAAGGTTGAGTTGTACATTAGACAGAAAGAGAATGAAATACACGACGATTTACAAAAAAAACACACACAAAAAATTGATGGATTAGTACAATTTTATGATTTTCAAATTAAAGAGCGTGATCAAAGTATAAAACAATTGAAGTATGAGCTTGAGGAAAAAGATAAACGTTTGGATCAATTAAACGAAGAAAACTCAAAAATTGGTGAAAATTTAAATGCTACAATAACCAATCTACAAAAAGAGTTGAGTGAAACAACCAAGAACTTAAATTCGGTGCGGGAGCAATGGTATTCATCTCACTTGGAATTAGTAGAGACAATAGAAGACGATTTTGACATTAGCAATAATCAGCAAACAAAAAAATTGAACATTGCCTTGTTGAACGAAATTCAATTTTTGAAATTGGGATACGAGCCCGTCATCAAGTTTGAAAAACGAGACGTTAAATTGCAAAGAGAAGTTAAAAAGCTGTCAAAGGAGCTCGCTAAAAAAGATTACGAATGTACACGTATAATTGAAACAAACAATGAACGATTTAATAGCCAATTACAAATGTGTAGACAAGATTGTGATGAAATGTTGCGAAAAAAAGATGATATTATTGACGAAATCAACAAAAATTTAACAAACCAAAGAGTAGTTATTACGCAAGATCACGAATGCTATATATACATAATTGATATTATAAAAACCGTCAACACGGTAACCGATACCCACCTTTTAGACGAAAGAACGAGTCGACTTTTAGACCCAAACGCTACAGAAATAACAAAACCAATTTTTAGTCTGATCAATTATATAATTAAATATATTTCAAATGAACGCGACAAATACAAACAAGAGGTCGACAAAGCAAAAACCGTTTCTACATTGCAAACAGTTTTTACCCAAGAAAATAATGACCAAAATGTAGTTTTTACCCAAGAAAATAATGCCCAAGAAAAAAATGAAAAAAGTACAAGAAGAACTATTTCTAGTGCTAATGTTAAAAAAAGTACAAAAAGAACTATTTCTGAAGAAAGTTATGATGTTGATGTTGTGCCTAAAAGATTGCAACTTAGTGAAGACTATGAGGGGTTGGATGATGACGAAGAAGAAGAATCGATTGTGCAAAATTAATTTTCTCCGTACACTCTTCTATATAAAGCTGCCATAATATTGGGCACGCACACAGGAATTGCACGCGTAAACGCACCAGATGTGAAGGAAAATTTTGTATGGTTTGGCGGACATACGCAATCCTCAATACTAAACGGTCCATCTTCTAAATTTATTGTCATGGTTCCTCCCGAACATATATACGGTCTCAATTGACCACTATCATCTATTACATCCCTATACAAACTGATACACAATAAGCCAACATCTGTATACACTGTAATAAGTCCTCGTTCAATGTCACAAGTTTCCGGGCGCACAACAAATGTGTTGCCGGGTCCACAAAATCCCGCATCGTTGCATCGCATCATACCCAAACAATTATCACGACATTGATCGTGTGACACGCACGGCACATTAATTTGTTCACAATCAAAAATATTGTTGCGATCAAACGGAGCAAGATTAACCATATGCTCAATATTTGTTCGTTTCTTTGTTGACAACATGATAAGAATTGTCATAATCACTAACAGTAGAACAATAATCATTGTATGGAAAAATTTTATTTAATACGCGAAACAAGTTTTCGCTCGCTGGACAATATTCTTACCAGTGGTGCAATTTTTACTAGCGGTAAAACGCAACACATGACAGATTACAAAGGACAAGGATCAAAAAATCGCCGATTGGCCAAAAATCCGCGAGTTTCCCTAGACATGCCAAATTTTGGTGACGTTTACGATGAGGTTGATGGTGTTTATTTTGGTTTGCATCCAAAAACGTCAAGCGTGCGAAACAAATTTTCGGAATGTGTGCTAATTTTTAGTTCGTCTTTGTTGAGACAATTTAATTTTTGCATAAACACAGAAGAAAATTTTGGTTTCATGATCGATGAAGATGGATTGGTAAACGAGAGTCAATTTAGCGGTGAACCCGGAATGTCGATCACTTCATTGGAAAACATTGATTTGATCGAATCCGAAGCTCAAGAGGTTGTTGTCACCAGCGATGTACCTATTATATACTTACGTCACGTTTTATTTAATAAAGATCCGCCCATCGTGTTGAGTAAAAAATTGCACCAAATGAAAATAGTTCAATTTAACATATCATAATAATTTTGTTTGCGTAAACATATTTTTATATGCAAACAAATTGTCGCTTATGATTTTGAAATTAAAAAATTTCTCTCGAAAACTCGACTTCATAAAAATTTAAAAATTTCTCTCGATACTCGACTTCATAAAAAATTGAAGATGAATTTTATTACCTTTTTTTTTTATCAAGACTAGTTTAATTTACACAAACAAAATTAAGTTTTGCACAATAATTAAATTTACACAAACAAAATTACGTTTTGCACAATATTTAAATTTACAGAAACAAATTTGCACAACAATATTTAAATTTACACTAACAAATTTACACAAACAAAATTACGTTTTGCACAATTTAAATTAAAGTCGAATTAGACCTGAAATTTATTAAGGAGAAAAATGAGCGACGATGTACATTTTTTTAGGTGTGAATATGACGATTTGCACAAATTCGAGTGGCCCGTTCTCCTAGTAGACAACTTAATCTGGCTGGATGTTAATTGTTTACGCAAACAAAATTTTGATTTACCCGAAAATTTGACTACACAAAAATTTGACAGCGGTTTGGAACATATTGTGTCGTTGGATCAAGAAAAGTTAAAAATTTATACACAACAAACATCTTTGACAGACTACAATTTTTGCAAGTATCAAACTTTGCACGCAGCTTTACACCACGACTATCACATGATTCTAGAGCAGTTCATGTTTCAACATCTCCCATACTATTTGTCTACACATCCCCTAAAACTTATATCTATTTTTGACATTGACGAATACTGGCAACAGCTCAAATGTATAGAAAACAAACGCAAATATTTTTTGTTTCGAATGAAAATTGTAACTGTGCAATTTGAGCATTGGAAAAGGGAAAAAAAATCAAATTCATTGTTTACCCCTGAAAAATGTAAAATTATTAATTCTCTCGTCGACAACATAAATTTGAACCTTGCCAATTTGCCCAATGACGGTCGACTCGATAAAATCTACGTACTCATCAATTTTAATCGTATGTTGCGTGGTTCAATAGGCATTTTAGAGTCTCTTTTAGATTGGAAATGATAAAAAAACACAAATAATTTTAATATATTTATTACACATAAAATAAAACTTAGAGATTACAAATTTATACAAGCAGATTACAAATTTAGAGATTACAAATTTATACAAGCAGATTACAAATTTATACAAGCCTAAATAAAGTTATACAACAAAAATTTATACACATTAAAAATTTACACACTTAAACTACATTATTTATACAAAATTAATAACTACTTTTTTTAAAATATTTATCCAATTGTTTTTTTGCTTTTGTATATTTATTTGTCAATTCATTTAATAATTGTTTTAAAGTCAGAACACGGCGTTGATAACTAATTAACTTTCCACGTAAAGTAACATTTTCTGACCTTTGTTGAGAAGATAATTTGGAGAGAAAATCTTGTTTCATTTGTGCAAAATTTTTTTGTATTATATCTTCAAAGGGAAACTCTTCGTTGCGAGCATATTTTTTTTTCAAAACATCGTCCAGTTCTTCACACATTTTTCTCTTTTTAATTATACGTTGGTCATATTTCCTTATGTGTAACCGTAGTTTTTGATATTGTCTGATAGCGTTTTCGTTTTGTATACTTTTCAACTCTTCTTCAGTCAACGGCGCATCTTCTAAATCTTCAATTCTTTCTTCAATCATTTCAATATCGTCAACGTTTTCTTCCGTCTCATCATTTTCTTCAGTCTCATTCTCAATGTCTTGTTCCTCCTCAGGTGTGGGCGAATATTGAATTGTAATTTTTTCTGCTTGCGTTTTATTCAGTTCTTGAAACTTTTCTAGTTCTTGGATCTTTTCTTGCAATTCTTTAACCAGCTTTTCCTTTTTTTCAATTGTTGTACGCAATTTGTCCAATTCAATATTTTTTTGTTTGAAAATATTTGAATTACGACATGTTTTGCACAATTTAATCTGCTCATCGTCATTCTTCGTATTCTTTTTAATATAGTCCAACTCTGCATGAACATCTTTGAGTTCATCGGTCAACCTTTCAACTTTTTCCTCATGACTTTGTTGTAATTCGCGTTCATTTTGTATCATTGTTTTAATCTGTTTTTTATGCTCTTCTTCCATAATTTTAATTTTGTTCTCATATTCCTGAATTTTGTCTTCCAAAGTCTTAATTTTGTTTGCACATTCTTCTTCCAAAGTCTTAATTTTGTTTGCACATTCCTCCTCCAATTTTTTTGCATATTCCTCTTCATTGTGTTCACTACTGGAATCCTGTTTTTTCTTTTCTAATTGTCTTTGCAATTTCTTCTTTTCTTGATCAAACTGTTTTTGCAATTTCTTCTTTTCTTCATCAAAATTATTTTGCATTTCCTTTGTTTGTTCATCAAATTGATTTTGCATCGATTTAATATGGTTTTCATAATCGTTAAGACATTTTTGTCGTATGTCAATCTTTTCAATTTTTTTTTGCAGCGATTCATTTTCAAGTTTCAATTTGTTGTTGTTCTGCGTCAAATTTTCAATATCTTTTTTCAACTGATCAATTTCGCTAACTTTTTGATTTTGTATAAATTGAATTTGAGCTAAATTGTCTTTATGTTGATTTTGTAGCCATTCAATTTGTTCCAACTGCTCTCTATTTTCTTTTTGTAAAAAGTTTATATCATTAAACAATTTGCACAAATCTTGCGTTTGTTGGGGTTTTAGCTGCTCGTGATCAGAAAAATTGTACAATTGTTCGTCGTAATTATTATAGATAATATCGGTCACCTGATGCATGTTGCCGCCGCCGCCGCCTCCCTCATTGCTGGAAATGCTGTTTACCGCATTCTCAATTAATTGATCAACGTTGAAATATTGTTCATCGGCCATTGTTCAAATAAAACTAAAGACGAGTTTGAAGGACCTGGGTTTATATAGCTATCGGGTAGGTCACCTTGATAACATTTATCGATTTTTATCGTATTAGTATTAAAAAACAAGATAAAGGTTATTAAGATAAAGAGTTATCAAACTAATGACCTAGATAAGCAACAACAGTATACTGCTGGACATAGGACTAACAGGACGCACACGAGGTAAAATGATTAGAAGATTAGATTAGAGATTAGATTAGATAAAATGATTAGAGTAATCCCGAGTGATTAGAGATAAAATGATTAGATTAGATAAAAAGATAAGATTAGATGAGACGGGATATCGAGCGTGTGGATCAAGAGTGGTTTCAGAAGATTAGATTAGATTAAAAGATAAGATTAAATTAAAAGATAAGATTAGATTAAAAGATAAGATTAGATTAGATTAAAAGATTAGATTAGATTAGATTAGATTAGATAAAAAGATTAGATAAAATAAAATGTAATTAAAATATTAATATTTTGGTTGAAGAATTGGTATTAGGGTACTATTCGAACACATGCACCGTTTTAAACTGAACACTATCCACGCAATAATTATAATAACTATAACGTACGCTATAAATTTCAATTCCCACCACCAATTTCCGAACAAATTCGAATACCAGTTTGCGTTTGTGTTATCGTCTGGCGTGTGTGCACTTATTGCAGTGTCTGCCTCCTCCTGTGTTACTAGGCGATTTAAATGGCTCGTGACGTCATTTAATGTATCATAATTTAGATCTTTAATAACGCGTTTACCCAAATCTTTTGTGTCGCGTGGCAACACGAATCCGCTAAAATTAAAGTTCACCACCTTGAACTGATCGATTTCGTAATCACTTGTCACGTGTTTGCTTGTCAAAGTCGAACGTGCCGTGCGCAACTTGCAATATTTTAGCATAGTCAAAATACCCATACCGCGCAAAATAATGTGTTTATCATATTTTCCTGTGCCACAATTAAATTCGGCGCGAACTCCCTTTTCGCCAACCATAAACAACCATCGGTTTACATTGTTTAAACTGTAGAATATTTCTGTGTGAAATTTGGTAGCATGCACCGGACATTTTTCCCAACTCAGACCTTTAAACAGTCGCACGTCGCAATCGCTCGAGTATTCAATTTTTTGCGATGTCACCGATCCGTAGCATAGAGTCAAGTTTTCAATGTGGGTGCATGTCGTAGTGTCGTCTATACGCACAAAATGTTTTTGTTCACCTCTCGATTCAAAGCCGATGTAGGCAGATTGTGGAGCTAGAAACTTACACACTGGCGGGTCGACACATTCGGGTATCGCCACCGGTTTGTACAAATCGTAGCGTGTTTTGTCTATACGCGGCACTTGTATTACAAACATTAATTGTCCGCGCGGATTTATAAAAACAAAACACGTGATCACTTGCATAACAGAATGCATATTTTCTATTTGTGGCTGCACCGCCCACACGCTCTCAGAGTCCCATCGCTTGTTGTCTACCTCGTCTAGTTCGGCCAATAGTGTTTTTGGGTCCATAATCAAACTGGACAAACGAGTGCTGTACATGGCCATTTGGATGCCGGTCACAATTTTATTATATGTAGTCTCAATCTCTTCTAAATTATCTTTTAGATACACCAATTGACGTTCTAAATATTGACAATTTAGTGTATTCTCCAAGTCGTGTCTAATACTTTGTAAATATTTGCCAATTTGCAGTGTTTCATTTGTTAACATTTTTATACGGTACTCGGTCGTATTTTCGTGATTGGCCAAATCATAGAGCAGGGCAGCGTCCTCATCGTCCATCACACCCATCGTGTACTTGTAGAAGCGCCCCATAAAATTGAATGCACCACCAAAAAGTCCGCGCTTTTTCCGTTTGTGATCTGGCAATCGTTTGTGTATCAACAAATACTCTATAGAATCGTGGGTTTCAAATAAATTTTGCAATTTTCTAGTTATGACATAATCTAGTTCGCGTTTGTAACCACCACCGTCGTTCCAGGAACAATTGGCCAAAACCCCACCTCTGTCCAGACTTACCATTAACGTGTTTGACACATTTTTCAATTCGACCAATCGATCCCGCAATATTGTATATTCAATATTTAAAATAAAACTCCAAGTGTTTACAACAAATCCTAAATTTGTTTGGTACTCATAATGAAACCCGGTATCTGTCAACGGATCAATTTTTATTACACTATCAATGTCTGCAGCAGCCAATCCCAAAGCTACCAAGAGTAACAATTGTTGTAACGTTTTGGTGTAAATTTTCATTTTGGTGTAATTATTTTAAAGTATTGATTTTATGTTATGAAATAATACCAACAGTTCACGTTCAATTTTTATTAGAAGAAAAAATTATACAAAATTAAAATTATACAATAAAAATTATATTAATATATACTAATTAATGTTACGCAATATATCTATAGTATCTAAATTATTACACAATATTTCATAACCCTCTTTAGTGCACAATTCGCCTATGGTTTCTAAACTCGTTTTAATATGACTCATATTCACATATCTAAATTTATTTTTGGTGTTAGTGTACATGTAAAAACATGACAATTTGCGTATATTCTTCATCACCACTGCAAACTTTTTCTTGTCCTCTTTGGTTCCAATTGTGATGCTCAGCGCCGGCGTAAATGTAGCCAACTCCTTTGAATTGTGCTCAACGGCCGCGCTCACTGGTTTCGGCGATTGTCTGGAATTGACAAAAAAACCTAAAACACCTCCTCGATACGTGCTACAGTACACGTGCAAACAAATTTTGTTTTCTTTTTTAGCAATCCCTTCAGTTTTTCTTTTAACTATTTTTGCTTTTTCGCATCTGTCTAATATGTTTTTTAGGCGCATTTTAATAGTATCATTTTCAACAGTCGACATCGCCTCTTCCAAAGCTTCCATAATATCTTCAATAGTGGGATTAACAGACATTTTGACACTTAGAAATACCAAATTAGACTAGCGATTTTAATCGTTTTATTTTTTAATATATACTCTTTTATCAGTAAAATTTAAACGTATTTAGATAGTGTTCAGTAAACGTATCTGATTAGATAGTGTTATCTCGTAAATTGTGTTATCTCGTAAATTGGTATTTCGTGTTATCTCGTAAATTGGTATTTCTAAAGTCTAAATTGGGGTATTTAGGGAGGTAAAAATAAAACAACATTATATACAAATATAAAAAAATTTATTGTGCCATTTCAATTATTGTAAAGCTTAAATCTAAAACTTAAAATTAGATTATATCAATAATAAAAGTTTATTATCAGTTTTAAAGATTAATAAATTGGTTTATTTATGCCCATATTTCAAACAATATAAATTTAAAATATACATTAATTTTTCACATAACCTAATTATTCTATACACATTTTATACAATATAATTTTACTATTTACACTATGTACAAACGTTAATCACATTTTAAAGTTCTCTTTGTCAAAAATTAACTATAGTTTTTATTTTAGCCAATTATAATCGACACCTAAAGCGCGCATTTCTAACCCTATACGACCACCGAAACATAGCGTTCCGTCCGCACATTTCCTAATCATATTTCAATATAAACTTGGTTTATATTAAAACACGATCAGGCCCTATCATCATTATTTGGCTAAAATAAAAACATACAATAAAATTAAATGTCGCATGTAAAATGTGAAATGTCTCATGTAACTTTAAAATGTGATTTCTTCAGTCAAAATTTTTGGACTAATACAAAAAACATTATTGGTAAAATTTGAACTTAAAAAAAAGATTATACACAAAATAAAAAGTAGAGTATACAAAAAAAGAAAAAATACTATTGAAAGTCAATCTTCCGGCTCGCTCTCGACATCATCAACACTTTCTCTCGATTTTATCTTTGATGGTTTAACCTGACTCACCACAAACGGTGCGCTTTCCAAGTTGTGTTCATCAAACACACTTTCAATTACAGCCTTATAATTACCATCCTGGATTTCGGAATTGGTCAAATATATAATTTTACTACGCTTCTTACAATTCGATCGGAACGAAATAGCTAATTTAGAATGCAATTTTTCTGCAACACTTTTTATGTCGCTACGGTTACTCATATCACAACTGAACATTATATTTTGTACACTGCTATCATTTTTACGCAAGTTTTTAAATTTAGTTTTTAAATAGCTCGTGGTACCATGATAAATACCTAAATTTCTGTCAGAGTTCAAAGTAACCAATATACCTCTGCGACGCGACGCCGTAATCTTCTTTCTGCTGACAACCTCTTCATCCTCTGAAAAATCGGACGGGGGCGCTTCTTGTTCCTCCAGATGGGCAATCGCTTCTTGTTCCTCCAGCTGGGTAATTAGAGTCTCGCTGATGAGAGCTTGGTCGCGGTTGTCCTCTTCCTCCAAACCGTGCTCTCTCATGTATTGCAAACTCGCGGCATATTCTTGTTCATCAGTTTTATCATTCAGTATAGCCTTGACACGTTCTTCCTGTTTCCACGGCGACAGCGGCGATATCGGGGAAAAAGGTAGTTCGGAAACATCGCTTGGTAGATAACTGGGTAAATACACTACATTCCCCAAATAGTTGGGTTCGAACATTTCGTCTCTATTGCTCGTCACATTAATACCGGCGTTCATCGCAAACCGATCCTGAAAGTCTTCCAAAGACGAATTGCGAGACTGTCTTTTTCTTGCCTTCTTGGCCTCTTCGCGCATACTGTCGGTAGACGATCTCGATCTTTTGCGATTTTCAAATTTTTCTTGCACTATATTCAATACATTATTCAAAATTTTAATCGCTTTCTTATATTTCTTCAGCACTATGTGTTTTGCCGCATTGTTCAGCATCACCCATAGAATCGTATCAATATCAGTATCATTGGGAATCTCATTTAAATCGTGATCCATCAAATATTTCATAGCATTCCTCACCCACTTGATATCAAACGGCTGCTCCACCATATTGATCGGCTCCATTCCGTACACTATTGAATATTGCACTTCGTTTATTTTATATAGGACTAGTTGACCACTTGGTGAACCTGTTTGTTCAGACTATGAAGTTGAATTCGAGCGAGGGTGTTATATACTAATTGATAAGATAGGTTATCTAGAACAAACAAGTTTTCGATCACGCCATATTAAATGAGGCCGAGATAAGACAGCTTATCAGCATAGCAACATTATACAGGGTCTTTTTTTTTCGAGTCGAAAAAATTTAAGCGCAACCGGAATTCCCGCTTTTTACTAGAAAACCGCGGTCCGCTCACAATTTAGCCGACAAAGTGTGCGGTGCACCCCAACGGAATTCATAGTTCGATTTTTTGTACTTTTTTCGACTCGAAAAAGACCCGATATTATAATCCTTTTATCAGTGGTGTACGTGACTGCACTATCTTGCACATGTCTCTTATCTATTTGACCTCGATGATATAGTATCTTAATCTTTTTGTTTACGACTTATATTGGGTATATAAACCCACTGCAGCGAACTCGTCTTCATTACAACAAGAAGTAACAGTACTAAAGGACAACCAGCCACCACCACCCAGCAATAAGTAAGTCTTTTATTTAATTAATTTGTTTTATTCAATTGTATTGTATTATATGAATATGAGTCTAGTCGCTAAGGCCAGTCTCTTCTAAGGCTAAGGCTACTGGCCAGTCTCTTCTAAGGCTAAGGCTACTGGCCAGTCTCTTCTAAGGCTAAGGCTAGTCTCTTCTAAGGCTAGTCTCTTCTAGGCTAGTCTCTTCTAGGCTAGTATCTTCTAAGGCTAAGGCTAGTCTCTTCTAGGCTAGTATCTTCTAAGGCTAAGGCTAGTCTCTGGCCAGTCTCTTCTAAGGCTAAGCTAGTCTCTTTTAAGAGGCTAAGCTAGTCGTCTAAGTCTTCTGAGGCTACTCTGGTCCTGTGCGTGCAGGGTCCTGTGCGTGCAGTATTCTGTAACATGTTTTTTCTTTTGCAGAAATGGAGAGAGGAGAATGCTACGTCTGTTTTAGTGTATTACACTCTGGTTATTTTTTGACGCCAGAGTCTTGCGATCATCCAATATGTATTCGATGCTGCACCCAATTGCATGGAATGTCTGACGAGGACGGGTTCAAGCCTCCTATCGCATGTTCGTTTTGCAAACAGCGTGTAAATAGATGGATCATTACAGACAAAAATGTGACTCTGGCGGTCAAGATGACTGTGCAACATTTGGATAACACCATGGCCGAGCTGATGCATACAAAGCATTTGGTGAATCTGAAGAAGTATTCTCGCGATGATACCGATGAGACTAGTGTTATGAGCACATTGAAAAGATATGACCACTATATTGTTACGATGACAAACGATTTGACTGATGAAACAAAATTGATGGAGACTAAAATTAAAGAAATGGAAACTCATTTGAAGAAAATACGCGAAATTAGAGAGGCACAAATTGTTGTACAACGCCAACGGAGGTCTGAATTGTGCGAAGCGATTGAAAACTGTCATAACGATTTTGCTTTACTTACTAGTGACACATCCAAGCAGCTAATTATAAAGGGGTTGAGCCAAAAATTAAATGCTGTTGAGCTTCAACTTATAGAAAAAGAAAAGGAGTTGCAGGAGCAAAAAAGGATAACTCGAGGCATTGAAAACACTGTGAGAAGTATGGTTGACGTTTTTGAACCCAAAAGGAAGAGGGCAAGAACTTCAACAGAAAACGAGGCTTCCACATCTGACCACGCTTCTACATCTGACCAGGCTTCTACATCTAACCAAACATCAAGTCGGGCTACATCTAACCAAACATCAAGTCGGGCTACATCTACTGCTACATCTAAACAGGCTGCTGCAGAGGAGGCTACATCTAACCAGGAGGCTTCATCTAACCAGGAGGTTTCCCAAGCTTCATCTAACCAGGTTTCTACAACAAATCAAGTTTCAGCAGATCAAAGTTCTACAGACCAGGTTATCGAGATAGACCAAGAAATAAGTGAAGATATGTTGAACGCACTAAACGGAATGCACGAAATTACTCCTAGATCAAATCAAATTGTACAAATTATAAGTAACGATATATTGCATGCGCTCAACGCATTGGACGAGCTCAGAGAATTGGAGGACGACTAAAAGTGATGATACTTATTAATTTTGGTGATGGTGTATACTGTGTTTACTAAATTTTTATAGTTGTATTTAGTTTTTAATTGTGTATAAATTGGTTAAGATGTATTTTTTTCTATAATGTATTAAACTTTTATATAAACAAAATAAATTGTTATTTTTTGCTGTTTGCAACTTTTTCTCAACACTACATTAAACTTTTCTCAACACTACATTAAACTTTTCTCAACAACATTAAACTTTTCTCAACACTACATTAAACTTTTCTCAACACTACATTATCAACACTACATTAATGAAACAACACTACATTAATGAAACGCTACTATTTTTTCTTTTTCGTATCGGAGAACCTGCCATAGGTATGGGGTCGACATCTGGTTCAGAAAATAAACTCACTCTTGTATTTTCACGGATTCTTCTGTTTGTTTGTTCATTTTTTAAAACACTGGTTTGATTATTTTGGTCATCTTTTAAAACACTGGGTTGATCATTTTTAATTTGTTCATTTTTTAAAACACTGGTTTGATTATTTTTAATTTGGCCATCCTGAGGCAATATAAAAAATACAAGAAATAAAACAAACATTAAAATTACAACACCAAATATAATATATTTCATAATAGTTTTGTCTTACAATGAATAGTAGGTACACATTTTTTTATAAATAGGACACATTACACAATAGGACACATTATAAATAGGACACATTTTTTTTTAAATTGTACAAGTCTAACAACATTTTACAAAAACTAATTACACTGGGTAGATGCAAAAGTTGAATTTCGTAAACAAAAGATTTTCCCTCAACTCTGGCGGCGGCAAAACGTTTGCGCAAATATTCACAGAATAAATATTTAAAATTGCTGTCAAATCTAATTCCAATCAGCATGTGACACTCGCTCACGGTAATCTCTGCATTGGCTTTGGTGTGATATGTACGTTTTCCACAGATGACACGTAAACAGTTGGCCGTTTGATATACGCCTATAGTTATACGTTTTTCGTTATTGCACACCACAAAATTGGTGAAGGCTTCGTCGAGCAGGGGACCCAACATTATATATGTACGTTCTCTAACGGGACCAATCAACGAATGAGAGATAACGTTTAGCTGGGCACGTTCAACAACTCTAGAATTTCATTCTCCTTTTTCATAATATTGCACAAATATTTTTCAATTCTTAGTTCAACAATTACGTCGGTTAAAAAAATGTTTGCAAAGGCGTTGGCGCGTTCGGGTAGACTGTAAGCATTTGACACGGTGTTGTCGCACACAGAGCCTCGTGTCGAGAGACGTGACGCCAATAGACCCACACCCAGTGCGGTGATGAAAATTTTGTTGCTATCCGAATTTGCTATCAACAATTTTAATGTTGTGCGTTCCGAGTCTGGCAGAGAGTAAAGAGAGTGCGGTGACAGTTTTAAAATGCGCAATACCTCATCGGCGCCCACCCACAAAACCATATCAGTAAACACTAGCGGCACTTCGGTTTCGTCAAAAATTCTGGTAAACGGACAAGACATGGTGCTCGAAGTCGGATCGGACATGTTGTTAAAAAATACTTACTAGTATTCAAAGGGAACTTTTTGATACCTGCACAGTCTTCAACAATTGTTCAAAATCATCAGTGTAATCGTTTAACCGTTTAACCTCTTTTTGAAGAGAATTTAACGACTCGGCAACGTCTTGCGTCAACACGAGCGGTGTCGGAGTCGGAGGTGGTGTTACAGGTGAGATTTCGATAGGCGGCACAGGATAGTTGGTGGTGTTCCATGTGTCTGCACCCCATTGAGCGACAGCACCGGCTGTATAGGCATTCAAGGTTGCGGCGACACTGTTCAAATCGGCTCGCAACGAATTGTTCAGAGTCGTCACGGTGTCTCTTACAGCATTGATAGAGTCTTGCAGAGGAGTCAACTCGTCGCGCACAGAAGTACCCAGAGCGGTTATTGCGTCCAATACGGGTGTTAAATCTACAGGGGTGCCGGTGTTCAATTTTTGCAATATATTTTGTAAAACTATAGCATTATTTTGCACACCCTGGTTTATTTGCTGAAGCACATCATTGTTTGGCGGAATAACCGGGGGACACACACCGCCACCTGAATTTCTTCCGGGCGGAATCATACACAGAGGGTTTGTGGGGCTGCATAGACTCGAATCTGCAATATACGTATTGATTGTATCAAACATGCGTTTGAACGAGGCCCAGTTGGATAATTTTGTTTTACCAAAATACACCGCAAAACCTACCTCTGTCGTGAACAATTTGTTGGCAGGATAAGTGGTCGCACCGCCGCTTAAATCTTGCCAAATTCTTGTTTCACTGCGCGGAAATTCATCAGCATGCGTTTTACTGTGTCCCAAAATATTGAGCAACTCAACTACACCCACATAAGGTTTATCACCAGCGGTGCCGCTAAAAAACACTGGCACGTCTGTACCGTCTACACGAGTCGAAAATATTAGCCTGCTGGACATGTTATATAAAATATCTTATCTTAAATTTGTGATTCTTTTTTATCATGTAAGATATTATTACAATGGCCTCAATTCCGGCAGATTCTAAGGCTTTCATTAAACCGTTTGAAGGTAATGACGTAACATGTTTAGTGTTAGACGCTGTAGCGTGGTTCGGCGCCGATGAAATCGTTTCCATACTCAAACAAACTATGAGTAGCGCAATGCGCATGTTACCCTTGTCGCAAAAAGCTCTATGGCGTCAACTAGAACCACGGGTAAACAGCGAAAAACAATTTATTACCGCTCTTGGTGTGAGAATGTTAATTGGTAGAGAAAAAAATGTTGAACCGCAATCTTGCTCATCCTACTACAACAACTGTATGGTGCAATGTCCGCCGCCCCGTTTCGAACTAAGTCCCTCTTTACATTCGCTCGGCAATATTTTTGTTAACGAAACAATTTACGATTCACGCGCTTATCCAATGTACGAAGAGGTAAACAGCAAAATAAACCGAATATATGACGCATTAACGCGCACCGACAGATTAGAATGAAGACGAGTTTCGACGACAAAATATTTTAATCGTTAACGAGTCATAGAAATTGTTTGCAATAAAAAAAAATGTTTGCAAAAAATTTGCACACGAAAATGACCTCTCACAACCTCATTATCACACAACCTCGACCTTTGAACAAAGTCAAAGATAACATGAAGATGAGTTTCAACCTAAATATTTTTAATTCTTCAAATGATTGTATAAAGATAAAATTATGCGCGCAATAAAAAAGTTTACGAATACAAAAATTTGTTACGTAAACAATTGATAGTATCTTCGTTTTATAATTTTTTTTTGTCTGAAACTCGTCTTTATCACCCGCGGTCACGATCTCATTAAAGTCGTTCGGAAAGTCATTCGTAGTAGAGATCTGGTTGGATACGGACTAACAGCTCCGATCCGACCTTTTCTCTACTCACAAAAATAATTTATGCAAAATAAAAAAAAGAATAGGGTACAAAAAATTTTATTTAATAAAAGACCTAAAAATATAGTTTATAAATTAACTTAGACCTAAAAATATACATTTTATAGTTTATTCACGATGCGTTCAAAATAACTGTTGCGAATTTCCTGTATTTTTCGAGGATTTTTCTCCATTTTCATGATTTTCTCCATTTTTTGGCGATATTCTAATTTAGTGTAGTGCAATTCATCTAGTTGATATTTCAACGATGTTTTGTTTGTACACAATGGAGACATACATTTTTTATACATTTTATTATGTGTCCGGCCGGTCCGACTCTCCCGAAGTGATCAGAGTTATATTAGATAAAATGAGCAGAGGAGTTATACTCAGACTCTAGATAAAATTATTATGTAAGTTATGATATGAGTTTTTTTAGTGGATTACGTAGAACCAATAAAGTTTACCCCAATCCCGATTCGTTTTTATTTGATCATACCCAATTGATACGAAACCAAGCGCCTTCCGGTTTTAGTCTCAACAATCCGTTGACCGTATCTGCACCGAATGGTCAACAGATTCCCGGATACAATGTGAACGGTTCGTTTGTGTCCACGGCCAATATAAACTATGTGTTGCGTAATAATGATGTGGTAGGTATGCGACAAATTTTTCCCACAGCGAACAATTCCCAAATGAACGGACTGGGTGGATTGAGGCGAGCCGACAACATTCCGGACAGCACTCTGCATTCATTAGAGTTGCGCAAACGCGAGATAAAAAATGCGCATCCCGAAACGGCGGTTCGTGATCGTAGCGGTGTCGAGAGAGCGTTAGCGCAAAATCCACGATTGGCCGATTATTTGCGCGGCGCCGGTTACGTCACATTGGTGGGGGTTGGAGTGTATTTAGTAATAAATGTTGCAGATTTGGTAGGCTCAATTGTTGACGCGTTAAACAGGACCGGTGGCAGTTGGTATTATCGCGGCAACAACGGAGCAACCAGTTTTGATCAAATCGAAGCGTGTATTTTGCGTTATAGATCGTGCGGTATGCCTTTTAGTGATATTCAAAATGATGTTTGCGTACTAGATCCATACGACCCGCTCAACGTTGACCCTCTTTTAAAATTTGACGAAGCCATAAGATTATGCGAAGGATACAATTACGAGACAGAAAAAAGCGTGTGCCGAGCGTCGGATCCAAATGCTGATGTGACGTCATTGCAATATTTGGACATAAGCGGATTGAGCACCAATCAAACCATACAGTGTGTGGAACCGTATGATTTTGGTGATTTGATTGGAGATCTCGGTCTAGACTGGCTGCTTGGCGATCGGGGCGCAATCACCACTAGTTCGAACAGCATCACCAGTGTTTCGGATAATTTTTTGACTATTGTGCTCGCAATCGGCGGTTTGTTAATATTTATTTTTTTCGCCTTTATTGTTTTCAAAGTTTTAATGAAAAAGAGAGAATAATTTTACCAGAATCCCCAATAATAACTACTATGCTCCATTTTTACGCTTATCGTCAATTATACAATTATTTAGACGTGTACAGTAGAGATGCTTTGGCGCGAACGTGCACGACATACATGAAATTTTCGTACGAATTGAAACATGTGTTTATAGATGAATTTGACGACGACGAAACAATTTTAAATTATGATTGTGTGTACGAAATTGTGGTAAATTTGTGTAGACAAAAAATATCCATTGAAAGCGTCAAAAAAATGAAAAATTTAGTAAAGCTCAGTGTTGTGGCGAGCAGTGTTGATCAAATTGTAGATTTTGTGCCAGTGTGTGTTCAAAATTTGTCTATAAAATGCGGTCATGGGGACATGAAAATATTGTTGCAATTTATGTATTCTCAGTTACATTATTTGGACACGCTTTCCGTATTCACTATGAGATGTCAACAAATCAAAAATTTTAATCTGCCTTTGAGCATAAAAAAATTGTATTTGAATACGCCTCTGTTGATTGACGATTTAAATTTAAGCCGGCTGTGTTATTTGACAACTGTATCGTTCAAAGGTCTACGCTGGGGTAACATTTCGTTGCCGTCCACTGTAAAGGATTTGACCGTACACGATTGTGCCCTTAGAGATACAAATTTTACTGAAAAATTGTCAAGTCTGCAAAAATTTATTGTTGAACAAAATTATTGTGAAATTAATGATGTATTGTTGCCTAACAGCATAGTTCACTTGAAACTGGAGAAATGTTGTATCACAGATTTTTCATTTTTAACCAATTTAACTAATTTGCGCGTGCTAAATGTGAGTAATAACCCACGCAGTAATTTGCATTGTGTTCAATTACCACAAACTATTCGAGTGTTGGTATGCGATTATTGTCGTTTGCGAAACTTTGAATTTTTGGATAAACTTAAAAATCTAAAAGAACATTACAAGAATAGAGCATACATAAACAATAGACCGATGAATCCCATGTTCCGTATATAAACCGAGACTACTCGGAATGGAGCGGAAGATGAGGCGAGACCCAGCACTTCGTATATAACATAAAGGTTGGGACAATTTTTTTATTACAATGATTTTCGTTGCTCTTGATGGTGTAGCATGCACAACAAAATCCTCTATTCTTGCACGTTTAAAACACGATTTAAAATATTGCGTTCACTTGATCGATTTCAAAATGCTCAGCGACCAATTGTGTTTAGGTGTTGGACCCGCTATAGATTCTATGATCTATCTAATGTTTCGCGATCATTACAATAATGTGGACAGAGAAAAACGCAATATTTTTGATCGTGAACCCGCATCTGCTATGTTGTATAGGTTAATATTTGCCAATTGTGACGACACAACTGTATATCGTTATTGTAAAATGGTAAAGTCGATGGGTGTGTACAAAAATTGGCGATCGTTAATACTGGTGCCGCGTCACGGACAAGAGGAAATTGTGGTGCAAATGATGAAGAAACGCAACAACGGTATAGATTGGATGAACGTTGAATATGTTAAAAGGCAAAAAAGAGTGTTTACCATCTGGGCAGAAGTAATGGACTACAATATTGTGTATATTGATTATGAAAAAAGTTTAGATAGACAACAAGATATGGTAGTAAAAATGGTGGAAGACATATTTTGTGAACAGCAACAACCTTTATGGAGACGTATAATAAACAAATTGTATAAAATAAAATAATTTTTTTAAATAAACCAACTTTTTATTACAACAACTTTTTATTACAACAATTTTTTATTACAAATAAACCAATTTTTATTACAACAATCTTTTATATTTAATACATTTTTTGTAAATTTAAATATATACACATAATATAAAATGTACAAAATTATTTTTAGAGATTAAATAAATATTATTTTTACAAACACAGCTCAATATTAAGTAGAATGGCCACTATAGAAGAAAACATATTATTAGCAAAAGCGTTTGCATACACTTATTTTGAATTGACAGACGAGGACAGTGATATACTAGACTATATTAAACAAAACAGTAATAAACTCATGGACTATATTTCACAAATGCGTTTACATAATATGATAGGCGAATCGTTTGATTTTAACCGTGTGCTGCCCCAGTTTCGTTTTGTTTGCGAACGTGACTATAAATTGGAAATTGTGAGACACAACGAAACTGGGGCGTATTTACGAAAAGGTGTGCCCGTTTATGCTACCAACCTATTTTCTTTAAACGAAGGAACGTTAACCGATTATATGATGAATACAATAATGAAAAATAATGATTGGAAGAATGATAACTGTGTAATAATAACCGCAACAATGTATTTGTGCGACGGTCGCGATGGGTTCATCGTGGGTTCTCCGTATATCGATTGGAAAGGTATGAAATTGTGTGCGGGAACTTCACAAAACAATTACACGCGTTTGTATTTGGTTGGTGAACGCATGACTAAAATTTTTGTTGAAAAACCACATGATGTGCCAATGGATTGTGAGATTAAAAACTATTACAAAGGCACAAGGTTGACAAAAAGAAAAAAACCGGCCGATGGAAAAAATTTTGTTGGAAATGACAAAGTTTTTGATATGATAGAAAACAATCTAAAATCAAATGTGGTGTTTGTGCAACGAGACTACATTTTTGACGCAATGCGATTTCCAGATTCTTTGTTAAACATACTAATGGACGAGTACGAGTGTAGTTCTAGTGTAATAAAACGAGTTCATAAATATGACAAATGTGAAATGGAAACGGACTCGGTGACGATTGAACGATACGGCATAAACAAATACAGAGTGTTCGAGAGCGAAATTAATCTGATACCACCAATTATAGAGTGTTATTTTGTACCTAGCGAAAAAATGTTGCAAATTCGCCACACTTTGAACGCGGCATATTTAATCGGTACAGGTATTGTCATTTTTGCCGATTATTCACTGTTTGGAGCGAGATGCGTGCTAGATTTTGAGCCTTCTCAAGATTTAGAGTATTATGTGAAAGATTTGCGCCACCACAACCCGTCCGATCTCATTTATCATCTAGGGGGCAATTATTATTTGCAACAAACTCAACTGGGTAGTAATGCCGCAAACGCATTTGTCATTGTGCGCTCTCTTAATTTAATAAGTGGTTCTCGTAAATTGTCTGAATTAAATTGTAATTGGGTTTTGAATACCGTTTTAAGTTTATTTGTAAGAAAGTATTAAATGGACACATTTCGTGGAGAAACCGGTGTGACACGCCGAATTGCGGGACTCGAACCCAACATGCTAATGACAATTTTGGTGGTTTTAGTTATCATAATTTTGTTGGTGTTATTATTCAACATGAGCAGCGGCAGCGACAGCAGTGGTTCGGGACCCGCAACCAACACTCGAGCGGGATTTTTCAACCCATTAAATAACACGCTTAGAAACAATCCGGTTGTTACAACGGCTACAACAACACGAGCGGTTTAATAAAAAAATAAAAAGACATGTTGTATATTGAATAAAAAAATAAAAAGACATGTTGCATATTGAATAAAAAAGACATGTTGTATATTGCTTGGTTTTATTTTACAAATTATCACAAAAAGTACAAATATTGTAAAGTATAACACAAATTATTATAACACTTCTAATAAAGGCGTTACGTTATCTTTGGCCGTGCTTACACTTTTATCATATTTTTCCAACAAATAAGTCGTGATGTCGTCTATATCGTGTGAGGTTAGCTTAAAAAATTCACCTTGCATTCGTTTCGAGTCGTACCTATTGTGTAGCTCGTTTTCAATTTGACATCCATTTCGTCCCACAGGCACAACAATAATATTGTATAAATTGTCGAGAGCGCGCGCTTTGTTCATTTCTTTTATTCGTTGCTCCGGATTAATTGTAGTGCCAATCTTGTAAATATTGTACTTGCGATAAATTTCGCTTGTGGCCAAATACACATACTCCACAGATGAGTGCACATTTTTATCGGCTACATATTGTTTAAATTGACTCAATGTTTCTTCTTTTAATGATATCACACGTTCACACAGCCATTGTCTAAATTGTTCAGCATACGGCTTTTTACTGTGCAATATTAAAGATACACCGCCGATTTAGGTATATAAATTGACGCATTCGAGTTTAATTTGTATTTTTTTACAATTTTTTCCCACAAATTTTTTTCTGTTGACGACAATTGTATACATATTTATTGGGAAATCCTAAAATTTTTGCAACATCTGTTGCTCTGTATAGAGTTTGATCCAAATCAATAATTGCACGCAATTTGTATTTTTTATCGCAAACATAAACGACAAAACTATCCATCGAAATAAAATACTGATATTCACATTTAATGTATATTTAATAAACCAAAAAAATTACAAATTCATTATATATATATAATTAAATTATCAACATTATATAATTTAAAATGTTTCATTAAACTCTTTAGAGATATCATAATCTACGGTGTCCTCGTCTATAACTATCGTTTGACTCAAATTGATTTCAATGTCGTCGTCGTCCGGCGAAGGGCTGTTTGGATGTTCAACTATAACGGGCACGATCCTGCTTGGTCCAGCCTCGATTCTGCTTGGTTCCGCCTCGCTTGGTCTCGCCACCTCCTCAATCACAGTAGTTTCTTCAGTGTGCGCTTCTTCAGTCAATTCCATGTTTTCGTTTTGTTTGAGTAAATTGAAAAAGTTTATATTGTGTTTACTTTTTATCATGTTTTCCAACAACTGTCCACTTTCTGCATACTCCTTCACCTCCTCTTCGGTGTATACTTTGGTGCCTCGACGAATAGGCTCACCCTCTAGAGACACCTCCCTGTCCAACTCGTCCAACACTGTTTGTACAGCACCTTTTATAAGTTCACACACTTGGACCGGATCTAGCAAAATCTCTTCGACCAAATCTTCATTATTTTTACATTTTTTCATAAGTTCGTCGCGCGTCATCACTTTCATGTGAGTTTTGCACGAATTTGTAAAAATAACACCTCTAAACAACGAATTTTCCCTCACCTTGTTCCACAATTGTACACCGTTGCTGCATTTCACATCCAAAAATTTGCTAGTTCCCTCAATCCAACTAAATTTACCTCGACCAGTGTTTCGACGACGATACACCTCCAATTGATCAGCGAGCACCTTTTGGCATCGGCTGATATACACATTGAGCGATCCGTTCCATTTGTAATAACCCACGACACGCTCTTCTTTGTCGGGACGGTTTTTCAGCTCGGGCATTATTCTACTCTTCAATTTAGACAATTTTTCACGTAAACAATCAGATTCGCGCGTTACATCATTTAACAAAAGATTTGCTTGAGCGTTCTGATAAAACACATCGTTAAGAGCCAAAAAGGAATGCTGTTTTAAAACGTTAAACGCGTTCTCTTTAAACAAATCCATTTGTCGTTTCTGATTGTTCATCTCTTGAAGATGCTCAATTTTCATAGACATCAATGCCTTTTCATAATCTTCTTTAGTGATCGCCATATTCACACAATATTTTATATAATACTAAATTTTATACAATACAACAAATTTTTATACAATATTTTAAATTTTATATACTATTTTACACTATATATATTTTTATACTACACAACATTAAAAAAGATGAGGCTAGGTGCTCGACACGACTTAGAATGCAGTTTTTCGATACCTGTTCCAGTTTTTATCAGTTTTTATCATGGAGGAATCAGTTTTTATCAGTAAGTATGGAGGATCTCCTGAATTTATCAACGTTTTTGTTTATCGCATTCATCATAATTAAAATTATCATTTTTCACGGTATAAAAAATTTGCAAAAACAAACATGGATATTGGATAGAGTGTGCGTCAAAGGCTTTTTTGGTAATGCGGTCGATCCGTTTGCGTGTGACTCGTATTACAAGTGTCCGGAAGGTTTAAAGTTCTATTGCGACATCGGCACCGAGTTTGATGGGGATCGTGGTGTGTGCGTGCCAATTACTGATAACGGATGTTCGGCAGTGGCGGAAAACAGATTAGTCAACTGATAAGAGGTATATAAACCCCTTACAATGGAGTCGAGTTCGAGTGTCTCACCAGCATCACATCGGACCTGTCGAGTTCTGGCACCGGAGCGCACACCAACAGAGAATGTAAGTAATTTTCGCCTCTAACTTTATTGTTCAACGCTTTAATTAATTCGGCGGGCACGTGTCCTCGTATTGCGCACAACGTTTTCGGGTATTCGCGGTTTTGCACAATTATTTTTTTTATATTTTGCGCACTGTGTAACTGTTGACCTCTTTTTATGCCCAACACATACCAAAATTCGTAATATTGGGTTTGGTGCGCGTTGAAACGATCATCATATCGGGTGTGTTTTGTAACAATTTTGACTACATTCAATTTGATGCCACAATTTAAAATATTGGGCAATAGTTGGGTTGAACGAAACATGGACATGACGTAAGTGTCACTGTCAACAGTTGTGTCGTTTGCAATTTCAATGAATGCGCAATTAATAGGTTTGTTAATGTCCAGTCCGCTAACCGGTTTCGTCTTGTCTGGCGGCGCTGGGTAATCGATTAATTTGTATACATAGTGTGTTGTAGATTGTAGAGTGTTTGGTGTTTGCACAATAAAAGTAGCGTCTTCGTTGGCATTTGCACGACCAATTTGAAACATTTATTTTATTTTCTTTTTTTAGAATGATGAACTTCGACAACACCTTTTCCTTTGACTACGAAAATACAATGGAGGTGGTTGAAACTGAAGACGTTTACAAAAAGCAATACAAGTTGAAGGAAAAATTGACGGAGCGCTATCATAAACTGGAGCAGAACGACATTCACTACAAGTGGTTAAATACATTTAAAACTACAACATTTCACATGTTTTTGTGTCACACTCAAATTGAATATATCAAGAATGAACGGTATCCCGCTGTGGTTTATGAAAACGAGTTTTATGACACTTATGGCAATGCGTACGAGGTGTTGATTAACGGGTGTAAATTTTACATTACCACCGAGTTGTTGTCAAAAATTAAAACTGATATTGAATCTCCGCGTGACATTGTCACCAAAATTGATTATGAACAATTCACACCGTTGTTGCAATGTGTAATGGCCGACGGTGCTACCCTGTTGCAGCACATGTGTGAAGCAATGTTTTACACAATGGTGGTCGGTATTCCCAACGAAGATGTGCAGTGTGTGTTGAAACGAATCAGTATGGATAAATGCGAAAAGATACGTACAAAATATAGTTGGCGTAGTGAAATGCGCAAAATTCGCAAGAAAAAGGAAAAGAATTGCGACGACGTGGAAGATGAGACGCTGCGCAAATTTCATAAATTGCTAAAGAATTCTGTGGAAGTGTCGTTTGACGCTTTCTACAAAAAGGGTAGAATACCTAATTTTATTGTAGACACAACTTTGAACCATGCAATGTATTCTGTGGAATTTATGTTGAATGTATTTAGTCTCAAGAAACGCATCACCACCTATGTGGATTGTGTGAGCAATTTGCGTTTAATGATCAAGGATATGATTGGCACTTTGTATAGATGTGATGCAGACGACTTTGAGAATGTGTGCGATGTAGTTGGTGATTACACTGATGTACAAAAGTTTATCGCCAAAAGCAAGTCTTATCCCAAAGGTGATGTAATTTTTTCTTTTAAACAGAAAGGCGATCCGCGATACGATTGTCGCATTAATTGTTTCAAAATGGACACTGTACATGTTTGGGTCAATGGGACTGTAAACAAAATGAAAAAACCGGACATTGATCTGCCGAGAATGTTGGATTTTGGCACCCATCACATAGTGTCGTTTGATCATATGCACAATTCGTTGTTGCGAAAAGCTCACGCAGAAACTGTTCGATTGGTGATGCGTTATATTATTTCGCGTCGCTGTTTAGATTTGTTAAAAAACGATATTGATAAGTTACCAAAATTGCATTATACTAAAATCGAATATTAATTTATAATTTTAGACTAAGTTTTTTGTCGAATATTAGTGAAATAGAATGATTTAGTAAATAAAATGATAAACTTACTTTAAAAACTGTTTTATTGATCCATGTTATGAAGACGAGTTTTGAACCAATTTTTTTTATTTCGATTTATACATTTTGCAAATTGTATACGTAAACAATAATTATTGTGCGAACAAAAATACAAATCGATTTTCAATTTCAAAAAAAATTGGTTCAAAACTCGACTTCATAAAAAATATAGGTATATAATCAAATACAATATAATACTCAATAAAATCAACACAATCTGTCACAAAGTCATATACACCGTTTTAAACCAAAGTTTTAATAACTACATAATTCGGCTATATATTGCACATTTTTCACGTATTTTTTGTTTTCATATTCTTCATGTCTACATTTTACACTATCTAGTAAACTCTTGATATTTTTTAGTACTGTGGACTTGTTGTTACTGTTGATCATTTCGGTAAAGCCCCACACCATTGTGTCGATCATTTTGCGTAAATTATCGTCGATATCGGGTATGTTTTGAACATAAAAGTACAAATCTTGAATTTGGTTCCATTGTACTTGGTCGTCGTACGCAAAAATGTCCATTTCTATCTTTTTTGACAATCAACACGTTTACTACAATTTTGATGAATGTCTACGACTAATGGTTATGCGCAATTTTGACAGAGTGGACAAAAAAATTTTGCCTTGCGATCGTCTGAAGATAATTGGTGCTAATGATCAAGTTTATTGCACCGACGGAACAAATATCGACGTGAGAGCCGTATTTTATGACGAGTGTTATATCACATTCGACGGTGTCGTTGAGCTGATGGAGAGCAATGTTTTTGGCGACAAAGAAAGCGTGGAAGAAATTTTGGTTGCGTGCACTATGAGAGTAATCAAGAGTAAAACACACCCTTGGTGTAAACGATACTTACAATTGTTGCAAATTCGTGTTGGCGCATCTTTTGATTTTTATTTTAAAGTTTTAGAACAGTACATGTTGGCAAATCAACCAAATGCCGAAAGTATTGGACCTATTATTAATAAATTGATTAATGTAGCCGAACAATGTAAACAATGTATAGACTATAATATGTTGAAAGAAGCTTATCGATCGTTTGATAAAGCAAGCGCACTAATGATTCAAAATTTAAAGAAATTGTAAAGTTTTATGTAAACTAAAAATGATAAAAATTGTGTTATATGTATAAAAAATTGATAAAAATTGTGTTATATGTATAAAAAATTGTGTTATGTATAAAAAATTAAAGTAAAAACTGTTGTATAATTGTTGTTTTATTCAAATAAGAAGCCATGGATGTTTGATAATTTCGTCGTATGTGCTCAACCTTTTATCAATGTCAAGACACAACATTTTTTGTACGAAATCGTTGGCATTGTTTGACACGTGGTTGATTCTCGGCAACGGTTTTGTGTACAGCGGCAACATTTCGTCCGGTTCGATACTGTTCACCTCCTCCCCATCGTTATCGTTCAAATCGAAAGGATAGTGTGTTGATAAAATTTCATAGGCAACAACTCCCACCGCCCACCAATCAAACGACACGTCGCACACACTTTTAACAATTTTCTCTGGGGAAAAATATACAACGGTGCCGTCGTAGCACGATGGTGCTCCAATTGTCGACACTAGACCAAAATCACACAAATACACACGTTTTTTAGAACGATCATAGAGCAGGTTCTCCAATTTGATGTCGTTGTGTATTAAATAGTGTTTGTGTAAATCGTTGAGCGCATTCACCAATGTAATTATTATACGTCGACACGCGTTCTCGTCTAAAGGTATTTTTTTCTTGTTACGTTTAATCAAATCAAACAAATCGCCATCTTTGATGTAGTCCATTAAATAAAAAACGTCCCCATTTTCAGTGTACACAAAATTTTGAATGTTCACATAGTGTGGATTGTCTTTCATCATAACGGCCACCGCAAACTCGAGCGGATTAAATATGCGTTTTTCCAATAACTTGCACACGTATTTTGTCGGATCGTTTCTTTTTTTGCATAAATACACATTCTCATAAGACGAGTCCTCATTCTTGTTTAATTTTTCTAGAATTTGGATATTTTTCAAATCTTGCACAACACGCGCTATGGATCTACTAGGATTCATGAAAGATGCGGGTTTCAAAGCGAGCGCTCGAGACATAGTATCTCGAATGAAATGGAACAGCAGCTTAAAAAAGAAATTTGCACAATTAAATAGCGACGATGAAACTATTGAGATCACGTTGGACGAAATGGTGGAATTGTTAGAAAGTTTACACCATTTAATTATACGAATCAATAAAGAATACGTAAAAAAACTTGAAGCAGAAAAACTTGAGGAAGAAGACGTCGTCGTGAAACAACCAAGGGACACCATAACAATCCTACCCAATAATGGTGTACCGGTTATCACACAAAATGTTGTTTGTGGCGACAATATTAATATGGCAACACCTAAAACTTCTCCAAATTTAACGCAAACTTCCACAACACAGACTCCAAATTTAACGCAAACTTCCACACAGACTTCAAAAGCTTCCACACAGACAAATTCAGCGCCAGATCAAACATCGCCAAATGTAATAACGTTTGATGACGACGAAATGGTCAAAATATCAAATGTTTAGGTAAATAAAATATATTGTGTATTACAAAATGGTTTTATTATTTTTTACACCAAATACTGACACTATTTTTTATCAAAATTATACACTAACGTTTTTATCAAATTATACATTTATCAAAATTATACACTAATAAATTTAATAAGCGGGTCCGGTGAACAGAGGCACGTCGGGCGCGAATTCCTTGATTTTGAACAACAGCGAAACCTCGATCATGATTTCTTCGATTTCGGACGATGTGGTGCCCACGTAGACCAGAGGACGGTAGAAGTATGGCCACAGGACGTCGTCAAAGAACGTTTCAAAGTTGTCATTGTACACGGATTGAAGGCAAGTGAGCGGGAAAGCAACACCCTGTTTGGATAGACAGATGCGCTCGACATTGTTGGGACCAATGTAGTAGGGATCTTGCTGACGAATCACATCATGAGCCACGTAATCGGGGTGGGCGCCGAGAGCGTATTGCATAGTGAATTTGTAGCAACGGTTAGGATGCATGGGACGTACCTGGAGTTCGAACCACAGATCCATAATTTCTTGATCGGTGGTGATGGGGAATTCTTCAGAGATAAAGCGAGTCCAGGTCTCACGAAGGAATTCTTTTCCGCTCCAGTTACACACAAGTTTCATTGTGTCTGGATGAACTCGTCTAATCTCTTTGAACAGAGTAATGCGAACATTTTTTCCCGGTCCTCTGAACGGATCCTCGGTTACCATGTACTGGTCAGCGATATCTATGATAGGCTCGTATTCTGCATCACGAATTCTGTCTTTTTTGCGACGAACATCGTTCAGCACCGAACCCAAACTCTTGAGATGGTGGTTGTCGATGACGCAAGTGGTGCCGTCGTGGCGGCTGTACCTCAGAGTTTTGTTGTATCCCAT